TTTAGACAAATCCAGGTTCTTGTAATTTCTAAACCTAACCCACTTGATTACAGGTATGAATATCTTGCTGTCCTTGAACAGTCTATCGGGTGTATTAGGCATTGAAGTGTTATGATACTTACCTGCGTGAGTCTTTTTCTTGAATTTAGGAAAGCCTATATCCCCACCCTTCTTCAAGGATTTATACCAATTCTTGAACGCCCGTTCTAGTTCTATTTTAGCATAGTTTAGGCATTGGCTATCTACTTCTTTCATCCAAGGGTAGAAGTCTTTGAGCGAACTCCAATTCGGACTGAAATTCTTAACCCCATAATCACGATACAAGGTAATCTTCGTATTTAACATAGCATTATAGGCTACACGTTCAGCACCGATGCACTTATTAAAGAACACCGCTTGTGCTTTCGTAGGGTTTAGTCTTAACTCTATGCCTTTTGTAACTACCATAAAACAAAAATCCTGTCGCTAATTACGGTAACGACAGGATAACACCCTTGCGGGTATTTTTGAAACTCAACTGTATTGTCGGAACCGTAATTTCCTGCCATAAATATACATAAACCTTTCAAGAAATACAAGTAGATTTTAATAAACTTTTATGCACCATAGTCTAGTAAGCGAACGTGTGTAAAAGGTATTTGGACAGGTCTTCGTTTTCGGCAACATTCTCTTTATGCAGAATGCCCTTTTTACACAGGACCCGATAGGTGTTGAACGACAGGCTGTGGCGTTCTTCAAAAAGCCTGCTTGCCTTTTCAAAACTGCTTTCGCCCCTGTGGACCTTGTTCTTACGCAGGGACGGGTTGTTAATCACCGTGGGCAGCTTGCCGTCCACGTAGTTTTTGAACATTCCACGCAGACCCCTCCAGGCGTTTTCTACACGGGAGCGGGACCAACCCTTTTCCTTGTAGAACTTGTTATAGATATGGGACTCTGTGAGAATGCCACGGGACCGCTGCCGTGCAAGCGACAAGTGCTTCACAGGCTCACGGTCAAGCCTGCCCTCGCAGAAATCCTTGAATATCTGCAAGGCATCGCCACGCAGGGCACGGATATACGGGAGCATAGCTTTCGGGTAGTCGTGACCTTCTTCGGTCCCGTCGGAAAGTTTCTTGCTGTAATCTTCCAGGATATACCCGCAGGTCACGTCGGAAATGTCAATCGGGTCGTCGTCGGGTTGACGCTCCGTAGATTCGGAAATATCCCGCATTGTTTGAATAGGCGTGAGGGCGTTGTCGTCGGAACACGCAGGATTGATAGCCTTTCTAGCCCACGCTTTGCTTTTCTTTGCAGCGGGCTTCTTGACCTTTTCAATCTTAATAAGGCACGGACCCCTTGTCGCCTTTTTCACCAGGGCAGAAACGTCTTGCAGCTTGTTACGAAGCCAGGTTTCAAACGTAGCCTTGCTAGGGTGGTCGGGGTCGTAGGTCACGCAGGCTTGACAGAAAAGTAGCTGTGCTTGCAGCAGCAAGTCGTCAGCCAGGTCGGGGCATTGGTAGGCGTATTTGTCAACAACGCTAGAAATTACCCCTGCATATTTGTAATACAGTTCTTCGGTCGGTTTCAAGGGTCGGGGTTCCTCGGTTTAACAGGTTCGGTTTGGGTTGTAGCCTAAATATAACAAATTACCAACATAATGGCAACAGTTTCGTGGCATAAAAATTATTTACGTTCGGGGTCTTCGTTACCGAAAGCAGCAGCCTGGTTACGCAGGATTTCAAAGGCTTCTTCGGGAGTTACCTGGCGATAGCTCAACCCACCCACTTTCACCATTCCACGGAACGGTCGGCTGTCCTGCTTGTAATCCTGCAAGGTCCAGGGATTGTGCCCCGTCTTCGGGGGTTCCTGCGTGATTTCCTGGAACAGTTCCCACTGCATAGGGCAGGACGTTCTAAACCTAACCTTGTGGTCCGTAACAAGCGTGTAGTGGATAGTAACCTGGTCCTGCTGCGGTTCAATACGAACGTCCATAATATCTAGCGTATGTTCGGCAAACATACCCCTGGTTTCTTTTCGGGCTATGTATTCGGCAATCTTGTCTAGGGTCGTGTATTGTGCGAACAGCGTATCACGCAGGTTATTGATAAATGCTTCGTCGGGGATAGGCATACGGGGTTCCTTTTAGATACGGCTGAAACTACCGCTAATAAGCGTGTCCTTGCGGTTGGCGATAACGTTGTGAATGTGGTGCCACCTGGCGAGAGCCTTTGTGTAGGCTTCACGGACGGTCTTGTTATATTCGCCAACGGAATAAATTTCTTCGGAAGTCCGCTGCTCCGTAGAACCGTTGCGGACCCAGGTAATGACGATTTTGAATGCGGGGGAATTGGACATAGTAACCTCGTTAGATAGCCCAGGTAGGGAGTTGCTTTCCGTTCTTGAACACTTCCACGTTGCGGACGGACCACATAGATTCGTAAGTCTTGAGTGTGCTGCGGACACTGCTAATGTGCTTATACTTGAACACTGTGGGTTCTTCGTGGAAGAAGTTCACACGGACTTCGTAGCATTCTTTCCTGTTGCGGGGCTTGTGTTCCTGGGACATATAGATAGTCAGTCCGTCAACACCGTTGGCAATCTGTTCGTCGGTGTATTCCCGCCAATCCCATTTAGTGCAGTTGGTATTTTCAATGATATAGTCAAAGGACTTCTTTGTGAGAACCTTGCGGTTATCCACCTTGAACCCGTTGTTACGCAGGTCACGGATAAACTGCTTCTTTGTCGGGTAGTCCCTTTCAATGTGCTGTAAAGCACCCGTATCATCTTTGACAGAAGCCTTGAAAATCATTGTTATACCTCGGTGGTTGTGGGTGGTTGTTTTCCTTACACCCTAAATATAACAATTTACCAGGTAGCTGTCAATAGGAAAATTAAAAATTTTAATAAAAATAAAGCGGGCGGGTCGTTGCAATCAACCCGCCCTACCACAATCGCCACTCTACTCTTTTCGTTGGGACCTACGTCAGTCATAGGTCGGTCCCGTAGGGAACTTCCCTCGCAAGAGTCCTACAAGTCGCTTTATTAGCCACGGCTGCGGTTCCCGTGAAGCCCCTGGGTCCGACAGGGCTTTATCGGAGCGTTTTTAGTTAGGATTACGCACAACCCCCCAGGTCCGTTTAGCCACCTGTTTGGCGATAGCAGCACCCGCTAGAATCGGACTAGCAGCCTTATGGGGGAACAACCTACTACGGGCTTCGGTTTCTATTACCCCATTCAGCAGCACACACCCCTTGCAAGGGGTATGCCATTTATGGTGGAAGCACCAACTTCTCGGCAGGCATAACGTTTGCAACCGCTACACAAGCCTATCCACCCAAGTGCTGTAATTCTAATATAGCAAGATAGCGTCAAACTCCGATATTCCCGAACAGGTAGAACGGACCTGTAAGTTGTCGGAGGCGTTGGTTCGCCACGTCGTAGTATTCCTTGCACAGTTCGGTCCCGATAAACTTTCGGGCTTCCAACACGGCTGCTTCTGCCGTGGTCCCGCTTCCAATGCAGGGGTCAAACACTATATCCCCGTGGTTTGAACTAGCCCGTATGAGCCGTCTAAACAGGTCCAGGGGCTTTTCCGTCGGGTGACGCTTGCTAGACTCGCAGGGGTGTCGCCATACGGGGGATTGGCAGAACTCATTGAACGTTGCGTTGGACTTACGCATAAACACGCAGCATTCCACGGACGATAGCCAAAGGTGCTGCCCGTTCATAGGCGAGGGGTTCGTCTTTTCCCAAATACAGAGCCTTGTAGAAAGCCCCTTGTCAACGCCCGCCTTACGCAGCATAGACACCTGTTCGGTTCCACAGAAAATATAAATGCTCCCCTTACAGATACGGATTACCTCGTCCATAAACTTGTCAAGCGGGAACGTTAGAACGTCGGCAGCTTCCTTGTTAATGTGACGCAGCCCGCCTTCTTCACGGTCGGAACATTCGTCGTAGGGAATATCCGTCAAGACCATATCCACGCAGTTGTCTTCTAGCCTTGCCATATATTCCAGGCAATCCATATTATAGAGTTTGTTCAATTCCACTTTTATACTTTTCCTTTTCGCTCAAAGTTTCAAGCATAGTAATCGGCAGGGTAGCTAACGCTGCAAGTGCCCAGGACACTTCCTCTTTCGTGATTTCGCCCGACTCAACCATTTTACGTGCTGCGTCCATAGGGGTGCGTGTTTTCACAACAGCATTCAACTTTTTCCAAAATTGCAGAATATCCATAAATCCTTAAAATAAAAAGTAGCGGGGCAACACGCCCCACTACTACAAATATAGACAGATAACGACCTTTTTAGGTTGCGTCTGCTGCGGGTTCGGCTACGGGTTCGGCAGCAGGCTTTTCAGCGTAGTTGTTGCCGTATTTGGCAGGACGCTTTGTCGCCACAGCGTCTTCGTGTTCTTCCCATTTCGCCCTTACACGTTCTGTGAGTTCCTTCGCCATTTCGGGGTTGTCTTCACACAGCTTAATAAGTTCGTCACGGGTAAATTCTTCGCCAAATTCGTCGTCAAAGTTAGCCTTGCGTTCGGGGTCTTCGGTAGCCCAACCGATAATCCAATCCACGGAAAGATTAGCGTTGCCTTCCTGGGATTTCTTGTCTTCTCTGCATTCCGCAGTCCAACCGTTCTTTTCAAGCCACGCTTTAAGGTTGGGGAGGGATTTCTTCTTTGCCGTAGCACTCCAAGCGATAGCGTTAGCAGCCTTTGTGAGCAGCTTGCCGTCATCGCCACGCAGGTCAAACAGGTAGTCAATGTTTGACCCTATATTATCAATGCCGTAGTCAAAGTAGGCGGTATAGACGATTTCACGGAACGGACGGGGTGTCTTTGACTTCGTTGTAACAGCCTTGACGACCACGCCTACCTTTGTGCCCTCACGCTCAATAAATGCGAGCCTGGACAGCTTCAAGCGGGTATGGCAGTAGAACTCCATAGCGTCACCGTTGCCCGTCTTTTTCTTCGGGGCGAACGCACCCACGGCACCGAAGTTGCAGCGGGTCTGCGACACGATAATTAGCGTGAGTTTCTTGCGTTCCAACGCCTTGTGCTTGTTACGGAAAAAGTCCTGGGACAAGAACTTTGCGATTTGGGCACCGTAGTCACCGTCGTCCTTGACTTCTTCACCCTTTGCCTGCTGCTTTGCACGTTTGGCTTCCTTTTCCTTTTTGGTCTTGTCTGCAAGACCGTCCAGGGAGTCCACCGCATAGATACCATACATATCTTCGGGCATCCAATTCAGCATATTCGTAAGTTTACCGTCCATTTCTTCAACGGTTTCGGAGTCTTCAAATTTAAGATTTCCAATCTTACGAACTTCGGGGTGAATGTTCACACCATACAGGCGTTCGGTCTTGAACGTATCGCCCGTTTCGGAGTCGTCCGACTCCCAAACAAGTTTAGCTTTCGGACCGCCCATAGCCCAATAGGTTGACGCAATCATTTCATTCTTGATAAAGGTCTTACCCGCAGAGCTATCGCCCCAAATTTGGATAATGGCACCGAACGGCAAACCATAGACACCTTTATCGCCACCAATGAGCAGGTCAAGCAAATCGCTGCCCATACGCACACGGGGTTCTTCCACAACCACGTTTTCTTTCTTTTTAGCCATAGTAATATCCTGGTTAAAAAGGGGCGTTAGCGTGAGCCAACGCCCCCTGTTTGTTTACGGGTTATTTTACTTCTTGCGAGCCATCAAGCGTTTGCACTTGTCGCACTTGGACCAAATGGCTTCGGGACAACGGCTGCACAAAGGCATTTTTTCACAGTCGGTTCCGAACTCATAACCATTCGGGCATTCGCCTTCGTCCACGTCACGCTTCGGCACAGACCTCGGAGCGGGCTTTGCGGGCTGTTCTTCGGGCTGTTCGTCGTCAAACGGCATAGTCGGTGCAGGTGCTTCGGAACGGGTCGTTTCTTTGGACGAATCCTGGTCCACGGCAGTCTTGCGGGAGTTGCGACGGGCTGCGGTGTAGGGGTCCGTATTGAAATCGGCTTCGTCAAGGGTAGCGTCTTTCGGTTCGTTATCCTTGAAGCGGGCAGGGGCTTCGTCCTGTGCAGGGCGACGACGTGCGGGTGCCTCGTCTTCTTCCTGGACGGGGCGACGACGAGCAGGGGCTTCGTCCTGCGGTTCTTCGGCAGCAGGACGACGACGTGCCTGTGCGGGCTGTTCGTCTTCTTCAACTTCTGCGTGGCGACGACGATTGGTCGGCTGTTCGTCACCCATATCGTCGGACGGGTTGTTATCACGGAAACGTGCAGGTGTAGCCTGCCCTTCGTCGCCTTCGTCGGGCTGATTTTCATAGCCCTCTTCAACGTCGTCGGGGTCGCCATAAAGAGCAGCTTTAAGTTGGTCGTAGGTCTTAATCACCATCATAGCGTCAAGCGACGGGCACTTTGCGAGAACGTCCGCAGCGATTTCTTCCTTACGTTCGTTGAACTCAAAGTTAGCAGCTTTCTTGAATTTCTTGCCGTTGCCCATAGTGTCTTCGTTCACGTTGAACGACACGACACGACCTTCTTCAATGGACGTGTCGGCAAAGTTCACAACGCCCTTGCCACGCATACAGGCGGTGGCACGGTCCTGCAAGTCCTTTGAGAAGACAGCGTGGGACACTTCAAAAATCTTCGGGTCTTCGCCCTTGTCGTAAAATTCGTCGGTGAGTTCCTGGACAACGTAAATGCACTTGCGACGGGCAAAGAGCTTGCGGGCTTCGTCCTTTGTGCGTTCGTCCTTCCAAAGTTCGTCGGCACGTTCGCAAATCGGGCACGGCTTACCGAAGTTTTTCTTCGGGCAAATGTAGTCACCGTTCCCAGGTCCGATACGGGTATGCACCATAAGGTCAAGCACGTAATCCAGGTCGCCAACCATAACCTTTGCGGGGTTCGGGTTGCCGTTACGCAGAAATTCGGGTTCGTCCTTTGTGCGGACAACTTCGGGGTGGTTCTTTGTTGCAATCTTCCACGGAAGAATGTTAATGTCGTGGTAAGTGCCAGGGTCGCCCATTTTGAAAAATTTGAGTTTGGTGGACCCATAGTTCATAAATCCTTGACGGGTTACACCACCGTTGGATTCACGGGTATCTGTTTGCTGTTGGGTGCGACGACCCAGGGACATACGGCTGCGGTCATATCCTGCCATATTGAACTCCTATTTGTTTAGTTTGCGTTTTGCGTTTTTGTTTCTGTTCACTATTCACATAACCCTTTGGAGCGGAGAACCCCGCAGGGTTGATAATTCAATATAGCAACATAGCGACAAAATTGCTATATGTCATACTGAAAACTTTGAGTTACCTGCCGTTCAAATGCCTACGGATAGAGTTCGTGGATTCGTCGCTCGCCCAATCTTCGGCTACGCCTTTGGAACTCAACACGTTAGACTTTGACAGCATCATACGGACGGCACATTCAATCATAGACTTCTTTTGGTCCAAAGCCTTTACCTTGCCGTCCAACTTCTTAAATTCCTTTGTCTTTTCAACGATTACCTTACGCTGCTCCACCAGGCGGGAGTCGGACGCAACCAGGGCGGTGACTTCGGGGATAGTTAGCTTAACCTTGTTCTTTTCAGCGTCCTTACGGATTTCAAGTTCAACTTCGCCCTCCATTCGTTTGAGGGTGTCCGCTGCGTCGTCACGTTCCGCAAGGGCATCCACAGCCAGGTCGCTGTAATAGGCATACAAGGACGACTGCATAGCCACTGCGGGCTGCAAATCCATAAAGTCAATTTCCAAGTCGGGGTCAACCGTATTTATGGAAAAGTTGTAGTTCCCGTTCATAAGGGTTCCTTTTGTTTAAGGGTTAATCGGGTTAAAAATAATGGACGTGACAGGGCTTGAACCTGTAACCGTCGGGTTATGAGTCCGATGCACTAACCATTGTGCTACACGTCCATTTCAGCCTAGCTACTTCAAGGACCTGTAAGCAGCCAGGACAATGCCAGGAAATCCCGTGTCATAGGTGTTAATGGCAAATTCTTCCATAACACGGCAAATGCGGTCGCTGCTCTTTTTAAGCAGGATAGCAGAGCAGTAACCCAGGACGGCACGACGGATAGTTTCAGCGTCAATGTTGCCCTTGAGTTCCCGCAGGGACTTGTTAATTTCATTCCAGGACGGCTTGCTGTCGCAAAGGGCACGGCAAAGGTCCAGGGTATTCGGGTCGTCTTCAAGACCACCCTCCAGGATTTTCAACTGTGCTTCAACGTCGTTTGGGCTTGCCATAACCTTTTCAAGTGCAACCAGGGCAGCACGGGGCGAGCCGTCGGCAGATTCAATGATAGCCGTAAGAACTTTGTCGTCAACTTCAAACTTTTCCGCTTCGGCAGTCCGCAGGACCAACTTGCCCAACTGTCGGGCGTTGAGCGGTTCTAGCTTCCATTGGGTGCTGCGGGTGGCGAGAGCCTTACCCTCGTCGCCTTTAAGCAACTGCTGTAAGTTCGTCGTGCAGAAGAAGAAATAGACGTGGGCGGGCATATCCTCGGTAGGCTTCAAGAACGCACGTTTAGCATCTGCGGTCATACCGTGGGCTTCGTCAATGATATAGACCACGGACCTGCCTTTAAGGGGCAGGGAACGCATTTGGTCCCTAATGTCACGGACGGTATCAATACCACGGTTGTCGGACGTATTGATTTCGTGAATGCTGAAATCGGGGTCAGCGTGAAGCAGCTCCGTAGCGATAATGCGGGCGATTGTGGTCTTGCCTGCACCGCTAGACCCGTAGATAATGTGGCAGTGCGACACACGCTTCGGGTCCTGTGCGAAATGGGTTTGAATGGCATTGATTACCTCGGTGTTGCCTACCATATCGGCAAACGTCTTCGGGCGATACACTTGATAAAGTGACATATTACAGATTCCCCAGGGAAATGTTGTATTTAGTGGTTAAGAGTTTTTCCAGGTCGTCCTTGAGCGAAAGGACTTCGCCCATATTCGGGTCGTGACCCGTAAAGGTGCGGAGCATAGAAGACGCATAGTCTTCAAGGTTGGAGTTCGCAAGTTCCTGTTCCTTTTCTTCAAGCTGTTCTTCCAGGTCTTCAACACGGGAAGCCAGGGTAGCATTGTCATCTTCAAGGTTGTCAATGCGGTCTTCGTATTCAGCTACGAGCCTGTCAATGCCTTCCTTGATTTCGTCAGCCTGGTCCGTGTATTTTTCCGCAAGCCTGTCAACGTTGTCCTTGATTTCTTGCAGGTCGGTGTCTGTTTGCATAGGTTATTTCCTCGTTTTTGGGTTAAACAGTGATACGGGCACACGCCTTACGTGTGGACGGGTTCGGCACCCGTGTATTTTTGCAGCAGGCGTTCCACCTCGTTTTTGAAATCAAGAACGTCGTTCTGCAACGGCACGGTCCCCGTATATTTTTTGAGAAGTTCATAGCAGAACGATTCTGTCGTAATGTTATCCAGGACCGAAGCGGTGTCAGTCGGGAGCCTGTCAAGGTTGTCAAGGGCTTCGGTAACTACCGCTTGAATATCGCCCAGGTATTTCTTTGCAACTTCAAAGTTATTCATAGGTTGGTTTCCTTAATAGGTATATAGTCGTATGGTGTCAAATTCCGATATTGCCGTAAATGTAGAACGGTCCTGTTAGTTGCTTCAATCGGGCATTTGCCTTGTCAAAGTATTCCTTATTGGTTTCAAACCCGATAAACTTACGCTTTTCCATTACAGCAGCTACAGCAGTTGTCCCGCTGCCCATACAGTTATCCAAAACTGTATCACCTGGGTTTGAGTAAGTGCGGACTAAATAACGTATAAGGTCTTCGGGTTTTTGTGTCGGGTGTAGAAACTGATGGGAGCTATCAAACGTCAAAAGTTGTCTAGGATAGTTCGTCATTGTTTGGATATGGTCTGCGTCTTTCTCGGACCTGTTAGGTCTAAACGCATTCGCCTTATTCCCACCGTTATTTACTTTATTGCACGGGATAGTCCCTTGTGGGTTGTAAATCATTTTAACCGCACTATTAGGGGCGATATTACCTTTGGAAAATACTGATATAGTTTCAATGTTCTTTAAGGGCATATAGGGGGCTTGTGCAAAATTCCCTTGTTTTGATTTGTTCCAATACCAATCGTATTTATAAAGTTTACGATTACTCAAACGTAGGTCAGATGAAAATGGCTCACTACCAAATAATACTATAGCAGCCGTATCTTTACAAATACGTTCATACTGATTCCATAATTTATCAAAGGGTATCACGCTATCCCAGGCACAAGCGGTCGTGCCATAAGGTAAATCACAAATAATGCAGTCAATACTTTCGTCGGGTATTTCTTTCATACCCTCCAAGCAGTCCATATTGTAAATGCGGTTCAAATCCATACACTAAACTCCAATGTTCCCGTAGATACAGAACGGACCCGTCAAATCACGCAGACGCTTGTTCGCCTTGTCAAAGTAATCCTTGTCGGTTTCAAACCCGATAAACTTACGCTTCTCTAAAACTGCTGCAACCGCAGTCGTTCCGCTACCCATACAGTTATCCAAAATGGTATCACCTGGATTTGAGTAAGTGCGGACAAGATAACGGATTAGCTCAACAGGTTTCTGTGTCGGGTGGAAACGTTGGTCCAGGTCGCTCTTGTATTCCTTTGAGTAACTTTGGCAGTGCGGGATTCTCGCACATACTACGCTAATCGGGTAGCGGGTCCCGTCTTCCTGCGGACGGGTCCTGTGCATAGACCCATAGATATTGTTCCCGATAAACTCATTGTCCTTAAAGGTCTTTCGCTGCGTGAGAAATTCCTTTTTATCCACAAGCCATTTCTGCGGGTTGAACGTAGGCTTACCCGATTTGGAAAACACAATAATGTTTTCGTGAAGTTTAAGGTGCTTACTGTTTTTGCTGAAACCCGAAGCAGGCTTGTTTTTGAGCCAACACAGTTCTTCCCTAAATTGGGAAATGTTGCTGCTAATGAGCATACTTGTAAACGGTTGCGAGCCGAACAAAATAATCGGGGCGGTATCTTTACAGATACGGTTGTATTGCTCCCACAGCGGTTCAAACGGAATAACAGAATCCCAGGCACAGGAGGTCGTGCCATAAGGTAAATCACAAATGACACAATCCACCGTCCCGTCGGGAATTTCTTTCATTCCAACCAGGCAGTCTTCGTTATAAATTCTGTTCAATTCCATATCAATGTGCAGCCTCAAACTTCGCCTGCCAATTTTCGGGCATACCCTCGGTCCGCAAGGCACCCACTTCGGTCATTTTAGCCCAGGACCCGTCAACGTAAGACGCATCGGCTTCAATGACAAGCGGGACGCAAATCCACGGAAATTCTTCACTTACACGCTTCACACCGTTGCCATAGACAATCTTCGCCACCTTGTCTTCTTCGCCCTCTTTAACGAGAGCAATAATAGCGTCGTGAATTTGTCCGATAATGCAGGAAAGCAAGCCCTGGGACTTGAAGTCCTGCAAGTCGTATGTCAATGCTCGCAGCAAGATATGGAACGCAGAACCTTGAATGCAGCAGTTCGTAGCCTGGGTGTAACCCATAGGTCCCCAACAGCGGAAACCCGTGTAGGACTGCACATAGCCCATCTTTTGATAACGGTCCCATTCAGTCCTACGCCACGCATTATAGACCTTGAAGCGTTGGTTCCAAAATATATCGTCGCCTTTCTTGACGTGTGCTTCCCACTTTTCGTAGGTCGTAATCTTGTGGTCCTTTGCCAAATGTTCCTTTGTGTAGGCGGGCATATTGTTCCACATATTGCGGGCACACGACTTGTAGGACGCACCATAGAACGACGAGAACACATAGCCCGATTTGATAGACGAGCGTTCTTCCTTTGTAAGTTCTTCGGGCGTTCGGATATACATATCGCAAGCAGTGTCACGGTGCATATCCGAGGCGGGGTTCTGCAAGTAGTGAATCATCTGCGGGTCGTGGTGATAGCTTGCAGACACCATAACTTCCAGGGACTTGTAGTCCATTTCCATAAAGCGGTAGCCCTTTGGAGCCACGAACAGCGTTCGCAGGATTTTCTTCATTTCCTTATCACGCTTTGGAATGTTTTGAAAATTCGGGCTGTCAGCCGACGAACGGTAGGTTCGGGGACCCGCATCGTCTTCACCGCCCGCACCCGTTGACAGATTAAAGAACGGACGGATTAGGTAGGCTTGCTTTTCTTCGTCCCATACGGCTTCACGTCTGTAGCCGTCCAGGAAGTCCATAATCTTTGCCCAACGACGCATTCCCAAAATGGACTTGCAGAACGGGGTTCCCAACTTTTCCAGGGTGTCGCCCGTAGCGTCTTCCTTGCCCGAAGGCGGTTTCAGCTTGCAAATCTTGTAAAGGACTTCGGCAATTTGTTTGTTAGAGAGCGGGTTGAAAGTTTCGCCAGGGTGCAGCTTGCACCACTGCTTCGCTTCGTCGGACGCTTTGACGGCTTCTTCGGATTCCTTGAACTTGTCTTCAAGTTCCTTTTGCAAGTCGTTAATCCTGCCATAGTCAATCGGCAAACCCTCGGACTGCACACGGGCGAGAGCGTCCATACCTTTCATAAAGAAGCGGAACGATTTTTCAAGACCAACCATTTGTGCGGACTGAATGTCACGCAGCGGGAGCGTATAAATGGAGTCAAGACCGCAATAGTAGATAATGTCGCCTTTGGGGACACCCACGCCCTTTTTGAGCAGGTTAAATGCGTTGCAGCTCTTTGTGTCTTCCCCGTCCATAATCGTAGAAATGAAATGGTCCGCTTTGTTGTCGTAGCCGATAACGCCCAATTCACAGTAGGTGTGGAATTTCAGCCCAACCTTTTGGGAGTTGTCTAGGACGTGGGCACCCAGGCAAGTGTCCCAGGACCAATTATCAATCCAATCGGTGCGGGAGTTATGCAGACCCGCCCTAAACCTGGTCCAACAGGCTTCATAGTCAGCCTTGTGTGCAACCAACCCGATTTTCTTGTGGTGCGTGAGTTTATACCAGGCATTCACCAGGCGTTCGTTATCACCGTCCCACCAAATACCGATAGCGTGATACTCACCGTCCTTACGATAGCCGACGGACGCAGCCTTGATTTCGTGACCTGCACGGTGGGGTTTCAAGCCCGTGGTTTCGTAGTCAATGGAAACGTCGTGATAGCCTTCGGGAGCCTTGTCAAGTTGGTCTGTTTCAGCCCATTCAATGATTTCTTCAATCCAATCGGCTGCGGTGTCTGCGTCACCCGTGGTGCGAACGTCCGTCGGGATTTTCGGCAGCGGTGTATCTTTGATTTGATAGGCTAGACGGATATGCTGCGAAAAATACATATACGGGCAACCGTCGTCACGCTGCCAGGTCAAAAATTCGGGTGAGTAAGTCGGGCAAATCCAACAGTTATAGAAGCGGTCGGGAATGCGTTTACCGTAAAGGTCCGATGGCTTCGTGTTGCCGATACGTCCGCTCATACGGTCCCAAATAAGTGCCTGGATAGCTGCGGGACCCATAGGAATGATTACGTTCGGCTTCAATTCGTTAATGAGCCTGTTCAAGCGTTCCTTGCAACAGTCGGGCTTCGGGTCCTTGTCGTTTTGGCACGGGCACGGGATTACATAACCAATCCAGGCGGATTCCAGGAAATCCCTGGGCAGTCCACGCCTACCCTGCAAGTCCCAAAGATAATCATACATTTTATGTAGGAACACCGTGTCGTGGTCGTTGCCTTCCTTTCCACGGGGGTGGTCGCACAGGAACAGAACCTTGTCCTTACCCTTACCTGCAAACGGTAAATCCTTGCCCGATTGGTCTAATCCGCAGGCTAGACAGCCTGTAAGTTTCGGCTTCGCTGACATTGCTTGAATGGCAGCAGGAATTTTGAAAAAGCCCATAAATCTTTATTCCGTAAACGTTAAACTTCTGTAATATAGATATAGCACAAGAGCGACTAAAAGATAGAAATGCCGAAGCTATAAAGCCTCGGCATTCCTTTCTTACGAGGACACAACAAACTATTTGGTAGCGGTCGCACCCTGGACGAACTGCATAAATTCGCCCGATTGGAAAACAAGGGACAAGGACGGGGGAGCCGTCGGGTCCATATCCATATAGCAAAGGGTGAAGTCCATAACCTTGTTGGACGCTTCCAACAAGAACGAAGTGTTCACCCAAACTTCGGTGTCCTGCGGGTCTTCTTCAAGTTCGGTTTCCCACGGGATTGTTTCGGACGCTTCACCGCCTGTCTTTTCGGCATACAGTTCAAGTTCGTCCTTACGGAACGTCAAACGCACCATACGGGCATTCTTCTTGTCAACCCCCGAAGCAAGGATAGCCACACGGGACACGGCTTCTGCGATATTGTTCGGCAGACGACCCTTGACGAGAACCTTTGCTTTTTCAAATGCGGTCGGGAACGTAGAAAGACCGTCAAACGGGTAGGCTACGTGGTCCTTACGCTTTGCAGAAAACACGGTGCCGTCGGCATACTTGAGGTGCAACCAGGCATCGCTTACGCAGTAGCCCGTCGGGGTGCCAACCTTGAAAGCGTTGTTGAACGTCGTATCGTCAACCCAAAACGGGTCCATACGTTCGGACAACTTGTTAATGCAGACACGCACGGAGTCGGTTTCATAGACTGCGGAGCCTTCGCCATAGTCATTCACTGCAACGCCACGGATATTTTCAGCGTTACCCGAAAGATTACAGATATTCACAGCGTCAATGAACGCTTCGGGGAGGGGCTTGTATTCAAGCGACACCACGTTAAGGTCACGAATAAGGTTCATTACTTTGGACGAATCCTGGAGGGTCATAGCAGCCTTTGTGCGACCCGCCTTGATTTTAACCTTTGAGTCCACGACTTCAAGCGACAGAGTAACGTCGGACATACGGGAAACAAGGTTAAAGAAGTCCGCACCCTTTACAGAGAACGAAACGTTCTGCGTGTCGCACGGGGCAGACACAGCGATTTCGCTGTTGTAGGAACTGACCGACGCACCCGTGAAAAGAAGGAGGTCCGTGCCGTCAATCATAGTGTTGCCTGTTTCAACACCAGGCATTACCTTTTTGAGAGATTCAATGAGTTTAGCTTTTTCAATTTGGATTGCCATTGTAGGTTTCCTTTATGTTGTTGTGTTCACGATAGATATATAGTTATATAGCAACATACTATCGGTTAGAAGTGGTCCCAAGCCTCGGTGTCCACGCTGAAGCCCTCAACAATTACGGGGGCTGCTTCGTGGGCATAGGGCAGGGCACGGACCGTGTTGTATTCGTAAAATTCTTCTGCGTCACGCAGTTTCAGTTCTTGCAGCAGTTCGGGATTTTGGAGTTCTTCTTCGGAGTATTCGCCCTTGTGAAGTTCCGCAATATCCTTGTCGTCGTAGTCGTCTGCAATACACTTGATACAGAGCTGCCTTTCATACACTGCAACAGTGACCTGGACTTCTTCGGTAAACTCACGGTCAAACAGGAACTTGCGGTAATCATCCCTGGCGACCCAGGACTTAATCCACCCCACCGTAAGTTCGTTCTTGCCCGTTTCTGCCACAAGCTGCATCCTGCACGACGACAAGAGGTCATTTGCGGTAAGCCATTTTTCCAGGTCTTTAAGGGTGTATTCCTTGTCCCTGGTCCTGGTGACTTCCGTTGTGCCAATCATAGCCTTTTCAAGCCCGTGCAGAATGCAAATGTTGTCACCCTCAAATTCGTCACGGCAGGTCGCTTCGTCAAATCGTTCCTTGACGAGTGCCCCGCAGTGGTCCAAATTGTATTCGGTATTCTGTTCCATATTATCCTCGGTTTTGTCGGTTAATTATCTACGGGGGCGACCGCCACGGCTACCCGTGCGTCTTCCCGTCCGTCTTGCGGGCATACTGTCTTCGTCTTCGCTGCCGTCCCATTGTTCTTCCTGGCTCATATCCACACGGGACAACAGTTCGCATTCCATATAAGGTCTGCCGATAGCCAAACAGGTGGTGCAGACAACAGAATCCTGGACGGGGGCACCGTCACGGGTCGTATTGCAGGCAAGGCGGGTAATGCCACGCTTCTTTTCTGTGGGCGTGTGGTTAATCGTAATCATTTTGGTTACGTGAGCCACCTTTCGTATATCTTCGGACACCTGGTTTTCGGCTGCGTCCTGTTCGCCACCCACGGTAGCACGTCCCGTTTGAGAAACGGTTGCGAGCATACACTTACGTGTGCTTGCAAGACCACGGAGGGCTTTCCAACAGCGGTTAATCTTTTCACGTTCGTCGCTGCCAGGTCCCAGGTCCATAATGTCTGCGTAGTCCACGCAGATAACTTCGGGTGCCCAACCGTTATAGACTTCCATATCCTTGAGTTCGGCTTCAAGACCCTTTACGGACAGGGTGCCCGTCGGGAACGTTCGCAGTTCAAACTTGTCGTTACGGGTAATCTTACGGAACGCAGCCTGGGCTTTCTCAATGCCCTCAATGCTTGCGTCCACCCTATGCGACGGTTCGCTAACGTCTGCAAGTTGTGCGTTGCCCTCGTCGTCATAGACCATAACGGGATAATGCAATTCTTCGCCATAGCGGGACGAACCCGTAAGCATTTGCCAAAATCTACGGACAACCTGCTTTTCGGACATTTCTAGCGAAACGTAAAGGACGTGCTTTCCCTGCAACGCAGCCTGGACCGCAATAGTCATAAGCCACCAGGTCTTACCGCTTTTCGGTGGACCGATAACGGCTACGAAGTCTTCCTGGATAAAGGGACCGATAACGCTGCCCAGGACACCAGGCATTGTAAAGATTTCTTCTTCCTCGTTGACGAAAGCGTTGGCGATTGTGGCAGCGTCCCTAAACAGGTTCACGACCTGTGCCTGTCGCACGTCGGGCTTCGTAAATTCCGCAATAGCGTGATACCCGCTAGATACATCCCCGTTTTGAACTGCTCGGTTCAACTTTTCCGTTAGCAGGACCAGGGTGCGTTTCTGCAAATACTTGATAGCGTTGTCTGTAGCCAGGGCTTCGTTTGTCGGCAACCATTCGTCGGACGCAGTGTCAAGAAAAGCCTTGACCATTTCCCCGTCGGCTTCTTTGAGTTCCGTATAACGGTTGGCATAAATGTCACTAATTGCCGTCTTCGGTGCTTCGCCATAGCGGTCATAGAAAGTCAAGACCCACGACGAAACAATCTTGCCCATATTGCTTTCAAACAGGATAGGGTCACACGACTTTCGGCATTTAGCCAAAAGGGGCGTGGACATAATCATATTCGCTAAAAGCCTACGTTCTTCGCTAATATCTACTTTTTGGCGTTGGAGCATTTAAAACTTATCCTCGTAAGATATATATAGTCCGTTAGCGACCAAACCTGGCACCCTTGCGTTCCAGGATTTCTGTCAGCAAGTCGGTGGAAGCGGTTTCCTTTCCGTCCAAAACGCCATCAAGCATTTTCGCCCTAGCGTCCAGGACTTCAATGGCTTCCATATCCACGGTTCCAGGTGCTACAAGATAGTAAGAAGTGACGGAGTTATGCTGCCCCGACCTGTGCAGACGGTCTTCTGCCTGCCTGTGGAAGTTCGGGGTGTGCGAAAATTCAGCGAAAGCCACATCGGAGCAGACTTCCTGGAAGCCGTCAATGCCGACACCGCCCGCCTGGATATTGGCGACGATTACACGGCACTTCGGGTCGTTAATGAACTTCTTACGGGCTTCTTCACGTTCCGTGGCGGTCATACCGCCATAGATAATCGCAGGGCTGTAATCCTTGAGCGTGTCATAGAGGACTTCCACGACGGAGCGGTGCCACGCAAACAGCAGCAACTTCTTGTCCGATTCCAGGAAGTCTTCAATCCACTGCAACATAGACTTCTCTTTGAGTGCGTAGGCGGTTCGGAGCAGGTGGGCGACCTTGTTGCGGGCGTTCTCACGCTCGCCCTTGATAGTTTCACCCGAAAATGCGATACGTTCCTCTTCGTAGTAATCGTCCATAGCGGATTGGTCCACTTCAAGCGGGACGACTTCCATAACTTTGGGCGGGAGGTCTTTCATTACTTCGTTCTTCGTCCTGCGGAGCATACAGCGGACAAGCAGTTCGTGGAGTTCTTCCACGTTGGACGCACCGTTGAACTTTACCCTGCCATAGCTGTCGGTCTGCGGGTCACAATACCTGTTCTTGAACATATAGAAGTTCTTGAACATAGACGGTTCCACGATAGAAAGCAGCGTCCAAAACTGCATAGGCTTTGACATAGCGGGCGTTCCGCTCATACCGATACAGTGCGGGATAATCTTTGAGAGTTCCTTGAAAGCGATAGCTCTTTGAGAATCGGGGTTTCCGATAGCCTGCACTTCGTCGCCTACAAGCAGACGGAACCCAACCTGGGCGAGCGGACCATCGCACACGTAGAACACGTTGGTTTCACCGTTGCGTTCGGTGGACTCAAAGTGCCCCGCCCAATCCGAAAGCACGTCCCAATTTATGATATAGCTCTTATACTTTGACAGCGGGTGCGGGGTCTTACCGCTCAACACTTCAACGTCGGGGTAGTGCTTCTTTGTAGCCCCTACCCATTTCCTATACGCTTCCTGCCACTGCAACTTCGTAGGGGCGTTCACCACATAGAGAGCGGGATAGGCATTCGCATAGACCATCCAGGACAACGCTTCTACGGTCTTACCGCAGTTGTGGACGACTGTATGGTTCGCAACAAAGTTCCCAAAATTCAGCACCTTTACGTCGTAGGTCATTCGCATTCCTGCGGACGTGATAGACACGACTTTCGCCATAGCGGACTTGCCGTCCCTTTCAACCTGGACGTATGCGTTCAAGGTGTCCTTGATTTCGGTCCAACCGCTATCCGTAAGCACCTTATGGTCGGGCGTGGCAATAATGTAGGTATCGTCTTCAAGGGTAGCGTGGACGCAGCGTTTGATACCGCTTTGGATAACGTCCACGACTTCGCCCATACCCAACGTATGCCCGTCTGCCAACAAACACTGAATATCCCAATCGCACGTCCCCTTTGTCCTGGCGAAAGCACGATACAGGGATTCCAGGGAAGTCTTGCGGGTCTTCCCGTTATTTCGGACGGTCACGGTCATATCGCCACAGACGCAGCCCATTTCGTCGCCCAGGGCAAGGCGACCGTGACGGAGCTGTGCGAACTTCAAGAAATCAATTTGGTAAGAACGCAGCCCAGGAATAAGGGTCCCTTCGGGGTCCAACTTCGTAGCGTCAATTTTTGCCTGCTGCTTGATACGGGGGTCAACCCTCTTTTCATTCGGGTCCTTTTCTTTCGGGGGTTTTGTCCAACCCGAAGCCTCCATCCAGGTCTTCGTCCCAATGTCCCAGGGCACTTCCCATTTTTGAGTTGCAGCGTTGTATTGACGTTTGGGCAACTTGCGAACACCTTCAAGAACTTTCCTCCAGGCATCCTTGTTATGCGTGAACCAGGACAACGCCACAATGGATTTGTCAACTTTCGTAAATTCGGCTTCGTATCGCACACCCGCAATAGGTTCAATGGGCGTGGGGGCACGGCTCAATCTGTCCGACAAGCCAATAAGGTCATAACTCATATCTTAACCATTCCTATAATCGGGGATTGTTACGTTACGGTTCGTTCGGCACCACTGCACGAAACGGAACCACCTTTCATTTCCAGGATAGATAAACGTCAATGGAAGCACCTTGCCGTTGGCAGACGCATTCCATTCTTTCACAAGCGTTACCGCCATACCTACGTCGGCAAGACGGACCCTGTTATCCACCACGGACATAAGCATATCACGGTTGGCGTAATACCAATCCACGAATTTTTTAACGCCATTCCAATAGGTAGCCATAGACGTGGACGGCATACCCCGCAGGTATTCCGAATCCTTGATAGCCTGTTCCGCAGCGGTTACAGCCAACTTCGGGAGTGCGGATTTGATAGCGGTGTCCTTGTTCATTTCCCACAGGACCTCGCAAAACGGACTCCATTCCGTGCCCGCCTTTGTCTGCGAGCAAAGGAACGAAGCCAGGGACTTGCGGGGTATCTTCCCGTTCTCAATGGGCGGGAACCAATACCCGCCATTCTTGTGGGCGTTTTCCACGTAGTCCAGGCATTTTTCAATAGTGTCTAGGGCAGACGGAATGTCGGTAAACTTTTCTTTCAAGAGAGCGGGACCGCCCCCTTTCTGTTCGGTCTTCGCCAACCATTTCTTGTCCCACTTGTGGGAGTTCACGAAAAATCCCGTCGCAAGCCAAACGACTTCACGGCAGGTCGTGTCCCAAACATTACTGCTCAACTTCGTTGCAGACAGGAACGAATAGGACTGCGTGAGTTCGTGAAGCCTGCTCAAATCGGCATCGGACATACTGTCCTTATGGGCGACCAGGTGCAGGTTAAATCCACGCTTGGGGGCTTCTGCTTTTGGCTTCGGCTTGGGCTGCTTCGGTCGGTCCTCACGGATTGTTGCGTGGGTTCGGACAACAGAAAAACGGGGGGCAGCGAACTGTTCCGTGAACAGGTCTTGTGCTTCCAGGCGAACTTCAAGAATATCCTTGCCACGGACGACGACACGGGCAGAAACGCCCTCGTTTTTCAGCCATTCGTTCAACTTGGGCAAAAGTGTGTTAGCTGTTTCTGCCATCACGCACCCTTTAACGTCTTCCACTTTTGCAGCATTTGTTCAAACGTGCCCAACGGTATCGGGCAGGTCTTGATAAAGATATTCCCCAATTTCTTCTGTGACAAATCCGCTTCGGACAATGCAGGAGCTATCGGGAGCATTTTGCCACGATAGAGCGGGTCAAACCATACAGCGGACGGCTTCCACTTGCGTCGCTGCATTTCACGGATTACCTTGCCGTGATACCAAACCAATGAACCCCAGGGGAGTGCATAGAACCAGGTCCTCACATTCGTGGGGCTACGCCACTGCGACGAGCGGATTTTACAAATGTCCCTGTGCAGGGCTGTCAGCAGCCTGTCGGGTAGTTCGGGTAAAAGATTAGGGTGCCAAAGTTGCATTAGTCGTGTCCTTGTCTTGTAAATTTTTTATGACGCTAACGATTTCGTCAATAGAATCACAGCCGTCAAAAGAGCCGTCCTGGACAGTAATAAAGAAATCGGATTCCACGTCGCATTCCAAAAACAGCCTATCTACGTTGTCAAAGCAGGTAACGCTAGACAGGCGTTCGGAATTTTCCAGGCATTCCCGTGTGGTGCCGTATTGGTTTTCAAACCAATCTAGCACCCATTCTTTGATATTGGTCGTGTTGGTTAAGTCTTTCATAGCTCACTACTACATATATAGCAAGATACCGCCAAACTTGCACTAATGGTCGGTTTCGGTTTCCTTGACAAGCCAATAGGTTCCGTAACGCTTGCCCGTTCGGGGGTCCTTGTCGGTCCTGCATTCAATATGCAGACCCAACTTCTTCAAGTTGAAAATTTGGGCACTCAAACGGAAGCAACCGAACATTTCCAGGGCATCAAGCGGTGTAATCGTGTGCCCGCCCTCAAGCCATTCCTTGATAGAGAGCATTTGCGACTTCTGCGACGACTTGTCAATCTGCCAGGACGGTTGAACGCCACTTTGGTCTGCTGTGGGCTTGACCTGCAAATTGAGCAGCAGGGCATCGGGTGTAATCGGGGTCCAATCCTTAACTACAAGGTCGGACTTGCCCTTGAACTTGATATAGATTTTCTTCGGGAGTTTACCCTCGTAGGCTTCTATGAGTTCCTGCGGAACGATAAACGGTTCTGTCATTGTGCTATCCTCGGTTTAGGGTTATTACGACATAGGTGCAAACAGAGTAGTCGCTTTGCCGTCCGTCCACACGGTCGGGTGTGTCAAGAACTTCGTAGCCTTGAACACTACGGGTGAATTGTCGTCAAAGCGTTCCATAAGTTTAAGAAGTGCCAAAGCGTCCATTTTGACACCCGTGTAGTTGTCAAATGCGTAGTCCGACGGGACCGCCTGCACACCCAGGTATTCCGTGCCATACGTGAGCATTACAGGGCAGAACCCCTTTGTCGTATGCTTCACGATTACGGACAAGCGTTTCAGTTCGTCACGGAGCGACTTTACGTTCACTTTAAGGACCGTGGTGAATTTGTCCTGGGTATCAACGATATGGTGGAAATCGGGGTAGGTCCCGCCAACGAACGCACCATACACAGAGAACTGCTTACCCTCAAAACTGTAATGCCCTACGTGCAACATAAGGTTACAGTCAGTGCCTAGCAGGGACATAGCCTTGAACGCCTTGCACGGAATGGCACGACGGAATGTAGGTTCCTGGACTAGACTTGTGTAAATGAGTGCGTGGCGGTCCGTCGCAGCGAACCCGTGATTTACGTCGCTGCTTTCAAACAGAATGCTGTTCAATGCCGTGTATTGGGTGTCTTCAATGCACAGGGGCGAAATGTATTTGTGGATATACTTAATGTCATATTCCGTCATAGTTACCCACCCCTCGTCCGTATCAATGGGGATAACTAGCGTCGGGCAGTCCTTACCAGGAACGCCCGCAATCTTACCGCAGGTCAAGCAGTTGTCCTTGAACACCAGGGCTGTGCCCTCACGTTCCACCAGGAACACACCGCTGCTGCGGGGAGCCTTTGCGAGCATATTTTCCAAAGTTGGGTATTCAACAGCCAGGTCAATTTCCCCACTTCCACGAAGCCCTTTCAACGAAAGGTCAGCGTAGCATTCCGTATCGGTCACACGGATAAAGCCGTCCCCGTTCTTATAGTAGATACGGACAAACTTTAAAATTTGGACGGTTGTCCTCTTCGGGACAATGCAGTTCACGGCAGAAATGAACCGTGCGAGCAGGTCACGGGAAATGCTAAACGACGCTTCGGCTGTCTTTGATTTCAATGCAAGATTAAAAGCCATACTATAACCCGTAGGAAAGTTTTACTTGTTGCAGTTTATTCTTAAATTCGTCGGTGGTCCAATCGTGCTTACCGCAGAAGTCCTCGCCCCGTCCCCAGGCAACGCACTTGTCGTCCCACAGGTGAGCAACAAAGTAGCCCACTCCCGACGTAAAGACACGTAAGCACGGGTGCTTCTTTTTCGCTGCACCCTTGATAGTGCAATCGGGGAATACTTCCTTGCAGATAGAAACAAACTCTTTGGCTTCCATAATCACCCCTGGGTTAAATCATATCCAATTCTTTCATAACGCTGCGGGCTTCGTCGGGCGTAAGGTCGCCAGGGTCACGGGGGTTCCCTTTAGCGTCAAGCCCAAATTCCGCAGCACACACTTCAACGGAGCAGCCACAGGCTGAAATATCCCTGGCGTATTCACGGGCGTGTTCCTGGGCTTCGGGTTCGGGGTCAAACAGGAACACCACTTCTTTCCACATAGAAATCAAGTTCACCTGTTCACGGGTAAGGGAAGTCCCGAACGTTGCGACGGAGCCTGGACCCATACGCCATTGGTCAAACACGCCTTCCACGACCACGATACGGTCCTTGTTTCGGGCAAGTTCGGCACCATACAGCAGGTGCTTATGGTGGACCACGGCTTTATCCACGGGGCAGCACTTGTAGCGTAAATCCTGCATTCCCGTATAGTCACGCCCCTGGAACGTGCAAAGGTTCCCCCAAACGTCGTAAACGGGGATTATGACACGGAAACGAAAGTCAATCCCTTGCCAATATCCAATATCGGTAGTCCCCAGGATTCCGTGATAGAACTCCAATTCTTCGGGGTCAAACTTTCGGACTTCGCTCAAATAGCGACGGTGGCATTCCTTTAACGGCTCGCCTGGAAGCGTGATACTCTTTACGTTAGACTTGTGCGTTTGTTCCGCTTGCAGAAACGGATTGATACCCTTTGAATACTTCTGTATAAGCTGCCGTGCCGTGTCCATAGGGATATGGGCAGCAAGCGACACAGCCTTTACAGGGTGCCCGCCTTTACAACGCCAACATTGGTAATTTCCCTTGCTAATGGAAAATCCACCGTGGTTACTGTGGTCGTCGCAGAAAGGACATTGAATGTTAATGTTCCCTGGGGCAACGTTCTTTCCGCTGTCCCAACACGGAACATTCAAGTCCATAAATAGCTGCTTCCAATCTACCATTAAACGTCAACCTTAATGCTGTCAAGATACTGCTGAATGATAGCGTGAACACGCTGACGGGATATGCCCTCGTTAATGGCAATCTGCGAATAAGACATACCCTTTTCGTGCATTTCGTAGAACTTCTTTCCACGCAGGTCACGGTCTTCGGTAATCTTGCCCTTTACAGGACGGAAGCCCTGGTGCAAATGGGCACGGGCAAAATAGGCACATTGGGCATAAGTTTTGCCCTTCGGGATTTTGTTGTTCTTGACGGCTTCAATCTGTGTAGCCGTCCAATTCTTGTATGGAGTCAACATATAGCACCTCTCATTTATAAAACAATTCTTGTATCATTGTTACAGCATATAGAGCGAATACGGATATTGCAATCATCGTGACGAGAATACACACGACGACAAAAGATATGGTCCCTAACGCTCTTAATCCACGCCAAAACATCTGTCAATACCTATATAGCAACAAAGCTGCTATTCTTCGTCTTCCCGCAGCAATTCCAGGTGAGTAGTCGTCGTGGGCGGTTGCATAGCCATAAACGCTTCTGCCTTTGATTCCGTCGTGAAAAGACGATACTTCGGCTTGTATGCAGGGTTCACGAAAGTGCAAATAACCAAAAACTTAATCACTGCAATTCCCTCCCACAAATGGGACAGAACAAGATACTATCGCTAGAAATCTGCAAGTCTTCATTGAGTGGTGACGCTTTAAGGACATAGCCCTTTTCGCTGTCACGGACCACCTGGAACGTGCTGTCGTCCCCGAAGTCTTCGCCCCCGATACCAACTTCAAGCAGACCGCAGTTGCAATGCGGGCACTTGTTGGGTATCATAGCCTTTGCCTTTTCGGTCAGCTTCAATCCCAGGGGGTTCTTACCAATGTCAGCCCTGGCACGGTAGTTACGCTCAAGCTGCATAGCGTCGTTGGCTAGGTCGTAAAGGTGAGAATGGATTACCTGGAAGTCAAGGTAGCAGGAATGGACCACATCAAGTTTTTCCTTGTATTCGGGGTGTTCCTTAATAAGTTCTTCCAGGAACTTGCCACAGTCCAATTCGTTCGCCTTACGGACAAGGGGCTTCAAACTCTTTGCGTAGTCGTGGAAATCCTTGAAGTTCATTCTTCCTCCACTTCTGCGAACAGGACGGAGTTGAACGGGGTATTCGTGCCCTTAATCCAAATAAGCGTGTAGCTGTTATTGACTTGAATATCGGTCAATTCGTAGATTTCGCCCACGGTGAGTTCGCCCTTGTCGTCGCCCCACCACCCCGAATTTTTGTCGTTTCGTATGCACTTGATTTTACGGGGTTCGTGGTTATCAATGTCAAGTTCACCGAACATAAGGGAACGCCTGGATTCCTTGCTTTCGGGATTATCCTTGTGGCTTCCGAAAGACGGGGGGACATTGATAGCCAGGTGCGTAATTCTTACAAGGTATAGTTCGTTGTCATTTCCTTTTTCAAACTCACCGCAAAGCGTCACGTCGGACGTAAAGCCGTTCAATACAAGCGTCTTCAAAGTCTGCCCGCAGAGGTAGCGGTGCGAATCCACATTCACCACCGCCACAAGCCCGTGTTCCTTGTCGGGACGGATAGTTGCAACGCTACCAACCTTGTAAACCAGGTTGGCTGCGGTAGCCGACGGCTTTTCGTTTGTCGGGAGCAGTGAAGCGGGACGCATATCTTCGGGCAACTCCAAAAAGTCCGCAATAACCCGTTCCGAAACACGATACTTGCGACCGTCGTTCGTGAAATTCACGGGGATTTCCACGACGGTAATGTTTCTAGGCTTCTGCGGGCTAAACGGGTCCGCAGGGTTGTCACTGTCGGTCTTTTCCAGGAAACCTTGAACTTCCTTAAAGTCCGTGTGGGAGTTCATAAGGTAGTTCAAGCAGGCTGTAAATTCCTTTGCAGCCTTGACCCAATCTTCGTTTTCAAGGGCTTCACCGTTCGCATACTTGTCAGCGTTCATTTTAATGGTGTCAGCCACGTAGTAAAGTTTGTTCTTGATTTCTTCTCTTGTCATAGGATTAACCCCCGAAAACAGTTTCAATGTAACCGTCCAGGGCGAAAGCACCCAGGAGGACAAGGGCACCTGCGATTCCCTGTGCCCAATAGACGACCTTTGCAACCCTAGCCTTGTGGCGGTTGTAAGCAGTCCAGGAAGAATATCCGTTAGGAATGTATTCGTTGAAATGGAAATTGTTAGCCATTGTGGTTGTCCTCCAGGTTAAATCTTTTCGTGTTCAATGCGGTAGATTTCGGCTTCCACCTTTTCCATATAGGTGTCCGTGACTTCGCCAACGGTTACGTCCTTAATGCCCGTAAACGCAGCTTCAAGAGCAGTCTTGCATAAGGCTGCGACTTCGGCAGACTTGAAAGCGTAGGTTGCGTGATACCTGCTGCAAAAACCGCCATTGTAGCAGAACTTTGCGTCAGCGAACTTCTTTGCGATACGCCCCACTTTGGAAGCGTAATTGATAATGTAGGTGACGCTAACCGTGAACGGGTAGGTCTGCAAGGTTTGGTAGTCGGCAGTAATCATTTTGGAAGCCTCGGTTAAAGTGGTTGTCTTTCCTTTACAACCTAAATATAACAAAATACCTGCGGGGTGTCAACAGGTATTGTTAAAAATGATATGTTAAATTTAGTTTACACTACTTCAAAATCACGGGGCTTGTTCCGTATCGGGAAGTCGTGTTCACGGATTAGGTCCACGTAGGTCTGCAAGGACTCACGGTAGTCCTGGTGTTGGTCGGAGTCGCCACCTACTTTGCCGTTGAGCAAAGTTTCGTTAGTCATAGCAACGCACAAATGCAGGTGTTCGCATTCAAGACCGAGGAATTGGTCTTCGCTGCCCCACTTGTTGAAGCGTGGCTCAAACAGGAACCCGTGGTTGTATGCCATTACGTCCTGTATCGCACCCACACGCATACAGAACCCGCAGGAATAGAACGGGTTACATAACGTTCCTGTGTCCACGACTGTGGCACCGCTCAAAGGGACGAAAATCTTTTGGTGCCGTGCGTCGTGTTCGCAGGAATACAGCATACAGTCAATGCTGTATGTCCGCATAAGGTTTAGGACCTTTTCGGGGTTGTATTCCGTCGGGTAGCGGTCCCCGTCAAAGAACTCAACGTAGTCGTTGTAATCGGGCGAAAATTCCCGTAGGATAAACTGCAAGCCCGTGTTACGGTTCATACCCCTATGACCTGCCGACGGCATAAGGACATAGTGACAGCCCAGGGCTTCGCATTCCTTAATGTCTTCGGCAGTCGGAGCGTCAAACACGAACACGGTATGGTCGTCGTGCGGGAACTTACGGATATTTTCCGTTTGGTTATGGGATAGAATTACACGGTAGAGCATAGGCTAGTATTCCATAACGAACACGGAACCCTTCAAGTATGTAAATGTTAATTTGGCTCTTGCCAATATACGCACCTGTTCATTATTGAACGGGGAAGACGACGGACCTGCATTATGGGGCTGACCCATATTGTAGAAGATAGGCTTAATATGGTTATCATCCGACCTAGTTTCTTCACCCCAACGCCTCATATAAGTTCCGTTATTTCCCGAATAATTCACAAAATAAATATCGGGTCGGGCACCTAAAGAATCACAATCCAACGTAGGTGCGTTAATATGCTGTGACACAGGTGAAGCCTGCACACCGTATGCCTTTGATGGGGTCCCAATAGTATAAGAATCTGCACCTGGCAATTTAACGCAATACAGGTTGATTTCATAGACAGTCCCTTCTACCAGGCTTCCAATGTCTATATATAACGTCTGTCGTGGATTGACATACCAATTAACGGGTGCTTCCTGTCCGCTATACCCGTCTTCATAGTTACTAATGGCATACCAAAAGAACCAATCCAGGGTAGATACCACACCTTTTTCAAAAGAAAATCCAGGATAACCGCTATACCAATCGGGACAAGCAGACTCACCACCCGAAGCGTATCTTGACATATCCTGCTTTGGGGATAGAAACGCAGAAAAACCTGGCTTCACAATAGACAGGGTGTCTATGCTGTTAGAATCGCCAACAATATAGCGGTGAGTAGTAATTATGCCACGGGTGTCAAAGTCCACCAATGCAGCCCTGCCACCGCCACCACCGCCACCGACACCCGTATTTTCTTTTGTGATAGTGCCGTCTTTATGAATAATAATCTTCCTGCCCTCGGACGCATTGCTAAACGTTGTATCATAAGAACTACCGTGGTCCCTATGATATACCGACGTAGATTGATGGTGTCTTACAAAAAGAGAAGCACGGGTGCCTAGACGATAGGATTCCGCAAACCTGTCAAACAAGCCGTATTGAACCGTGTCCGCTTCGTCTATACTATATCCCAAGTCGCCACTACAACCACCGCCCATCCAATCGGCTACGAACACGCCTGGTGATTGTGACTCCGTAAGCTCGTCGTCAAACCCATAACCACTTAACTGCTCTTGAGTATAAATCTTTACGGCACCATTACGCTTCACAATAATTGGTCCCGTGGTTGAAGTCTTGTAAGAACCAATGCGAATAACTCCACTATACTGCACAGAGGACGTAATAGTGATAGGTGCCTTTGAAGTGCTATGAAAATTGATACCGCCCGAAACACCATTCACATTATAGGGGTATTGCGAATAAATGTCAGCAGCCCCGTCAGTTTTAGACGTAGTAAACTCACCGTTAGTAATAAAGTCGGTCAAGTCCACAATACCATTATTTGACGGGGTTATAAACGTAGAGGCGAACTCCAACGCCACCGTATTAGGTATTTTTGCAGCAATAAACACGCTCACGGGTGCTTTTGCTAGGAACGAATAGGATGCAGGGTCAGTCCCATCACTATTACTTGCGATAAGTTTACCAACTTCCACAACTGTATAAGTAGGGTGCTGCTCCATATACTTGTCAAACATTTCCTGTGTAATGACAAAATCGTAATGAATAGATTCAGCCAACCTGTTCGCATTGATAGGCTTAAAGATGTCGTTCGCCCGATAGTCTGTATGGATTTCCTGGTTCGGATTATTCTTCATAAAGGCAACCTCTTTTCCTTAAAAATAACTTTTTATCCCTACAATGCTTCGGTCGCAGCGATAATTTTAGCCCTAAAATCGTAAACGGAGTTCACGAACTTTTCAATCTTGTCGGCATAGTCCTTGAAGATTTCAAATCGGAACGGGGAATACTGCCCGTTGTTTTCGGGCAACTGCCCAATGAACTGCGGGGTGGAAATATGGAACTCCGACAAGTCGTCCTGCAAGTTCTTCAAGCGTTCACCGTTATCACCGCAAAGACCCGCCAAATTGTAAGCTAAAAGATACAATTCGTGGATAATATCCATAAGCGACCACTTTTCGGGGTCCACGTATTTAGCACACTTCGGAATAGGATTACGCATTGTGATATAGTGGTATTCGTCACCACTAGGGCTTACAGCGTCCACAGACAGGAACGAACCCAGGCTAGGACTTCCCGACAACTTTGACACCGATATGCTTTCGCACGGGAACACATAGAACGTATAAGAGTCGTTTGACCCGTAGGACTTCGTTGTGCTTTCCAACGCTTCGTGAACAATCGCCATTTGCATAGAGCGGGTCTGCGACACGTAGCTAGAATGATAGAACAGGATATGCCCAGGGTTGGCGATTTCGTAATACAGGCTTGAACCCGATTTGACCTTTGCGTATTTTGCGACAAATTCAAGGTAGGGCATTTCCTTGTAATGCCAGGACTGCATAGAAAGTAAATCGCCATAGACACCGAAGCACGGGAACTTCGTTTCTCGCCCGTGGTCTATTGAATAGCCGATAATGTCAGCAAGTTCTTCGTTGACGCTAGTTGCCGATTCATTGAACGAACGGTAATAGGTCACGAACGTAGTAGGTGCCTGGGCTTCTTCGGCAGACGCAGGAACCTTGCCGTCGGGGAAGAAGATATTGCCCAGGTAAACAGATTCGTTCTTTACTAGAACTTTCGCAAGGTTTAGCTGTGCGGACTTGTGCTTGTAAAGGGATTCGGAAACGGGACCCAATTCTTTCGGCTGTGCCGTGGCTGCGTCAAGGGCTGCGTATTGCTCCATAAGGATAGCGTCGTCGTTTACGTTATCGCCACCCTGGTAGCCGACGGTCATAGGTTCACGGGTATCGTTCCCCTGGTCGTCCTTTGCAGGCGTGTCTTTTACGGGAGTAGCCACATTCAGCCCTGCCGTGACATTTGTCATATTCGCAATAATGTAGCCCGCCACGCAGTTGAACTCTATGCTACGGTTTCGGACTTGATAATTCGTAGAATCATTAGACGGGAACATAACGAACCCGATACCGTCCGTAGTGTATGCGACGTTCACGCTGTCACCCTCGGCAACGGTCTGCCCGCCCGAAGACGTTTGTATGACCTGCCCGCTCTTTTTGTTCACCTTGTAAGCGACAAACGGGACACCCAAATTACGGTTCCAATCGTCGTTTACACCGCTTACAGGGTTAAACGACGGAGCAGCCATATACACTTCGTCGTCGTTCAAGCTGCCGTCCTTACCGCTGATTACGTGGGCAGCTTCGTTGAACGCAGACATAATAGCGTCATACATTTTTTCATACGCATTGTCCGTGGGTTCAAGGACGTTGTTGTTTTCAAACTCAACGACCATTTGTCGCCATATAGCAGTCATTTGGTTTTCTACTATGTCAGCGAACCCGCTGTCAAGCCTCCACCTGTCGTAGTTCTTACCGCTAGGGTGGACATTGTTCACGTCCATTTGCAACAGCCAAAACTGCGTAATCGTGGACGGTTCAACACCGTAAGCCTGGAAGCCTTCCAGGATATAGTTGAGCAGCATATTGTAGGCGGTTTCGTAAAGCTGCTGCCATTGGTCCATAAGTGCCACGAACGTTTCCGTGAAAATCGGGGCAAAGATTTCGGACACGCTAGGCTTGTCACTATCACCGTCCGAAACTTCAACGTTCGTTCCGTTAAGCGACATTTTGTCGGTATCTAGCTGTGCGAACGTGTGACCCACACGCAACGGCTTTGCAGACCCCTCGCCATACGAACGCCTGGGGTAGAAAGCGTTAATCGCAGGTAGATATTCATTAGTGTAGGAACTGCCCCAATACTGCAAGGCACGTTCAAGCATATACATTGTATTGGGCAGGTAATACGGGGTGCCGTCAAGATACCAGGTGTCGGGGTTTTGATAGTCAAACTTGCCGATATACGAAGCCTGCCTTACGACCATTTTCGGGTCGGGAACAGGTAACGGGAGCGGTGTAAATCCCCGTCCTGGCGGGTTGTTATTAAGGTCTATTTGGTGGACGGTCCCGTTGCTCTTTGACGGGATTGGCAGCTTATACCAATACGCACAGGTGACGTTCGGAACAATGCTGTCAAGCAGCGGGAGCGGTGTAATCTTGAAATACAGGGCACCCCAATACTGCTGTATCATTCCCAGGTAGGATTCCAGGCAAAGCAGCCCGTCGGTCATAGAAATAAGGGCTAGGATTGTCTGCTTAATGGTAGCCTTTACGCCCGAAAGCAAATCGCCCGCAAGACTGCCTGTCTGCGTGGCAAGAATGCCCATAGCGTCGTAAAGTGCCCAATAGTTAGCTTCGCCCATATAGCGACGCAGGATAGGCGTGTCCTGGACGATTTCCCAGGCTTCCTTTGCGAAATCCAGGGTGAACGTCCCCGTGAAATCTGCACCCAGGTCGTTAATTTTCCCAAGCAGTTCCGCATACATTTCTTCAATCTGCTTCAAGCGGTCCAACCAATCGTTCAACCACTTGTCAATCTGCTTCAATGAAGACTTCTTACCCTTAATGAGCGGACCCATTAGCATATGGAGCGTGTCATACGCATTACGGGCACCCAGGACGGCTGCGGAAACATACGGGTTGTTGTCCTCGGCTGCAATAGCTACGTTGTCGTCCATTATGCTGTCGGACGGCTTTTCCTTGAACAACGAACCGATTTTGGAAAAAAGGTTCATAGGCTATTTCTTCTTGTTGTCGGGAAGTGCAGGGGCGTTCATATTGACACGGTTCAAGATGCCCTTTGCCATAAGGTAGTTAATGTAGGCGAGCAGGTGCTTGCACGGAGCAGCTACCTGCTTCGGGTTATTGATTTTCTTGTTGACGTGACCCGTTCCAGGATAGGTGGACCCGATTTTTGCAAGCGGGTCCTGGACGTAGTATTGGAACGCAGGACAAGAGCAGATAATGTAAGACACGGGGCTTTGGAAATTGACCTTGCCCGTTTCGTCCTTCTGCAATTCCACTTCCATAGTGTATAAGCCGTTGGACCCCGTGGCGGTCCCTTTAAGCAGGACGTAATGACCGTTATGCTTTGCGGAACTGTGACGGACCTTTGGCGTTACCTTTGGGGAAAACACCTTTGAATAGTTGTCGGCTAGATTTTTGAGCGTAACCATTTTGCATACCTCGGTAATTTAAGCGGACTGCACCCAACCGCTATCGGTGTAGTAAAAACCGTTCTTTGACACGGTGTAGGACATTACGGTAGCGTCCTGGGTATGAGCCACGATAGGGGCATCCGTGGACGGTTTACTGTAAAAGAAACTGTCGGCTGCGACGTTCACGGTCCCCCCTTCGGGCATAGGACTAGGCGACGGCACGGGGGTATCTTCTTCAATTTCATTCAAGAGCATAGCGACGTTGCTCTTGAACGTTTCAAAACCCGCTTCGGCACCAGGGGCGTTGCACCACATCGCAGGACATAGCTTACCCGTGATTTGGTTGTGCATAATGATATTGCTTACCTTGATACCAAATTCGTCGCAAAGCCACGCAGTAAGCTGCACGGCTTTCATATAGGTTTCGTCGTTGAAATACCACCCGTCGTCCATAGGGTCACAGCATTTACGCCCCGTCTTGCAGGAACAGATTTCCACGTTAATGGTGTTAGCGTGACCCGCCACACCTGCGTGGCTCATAGAGAGCGGACCCTTGTAGGTTGAGGGACCCCAACCAGGGACTTCACAGGCGTTCTTTTTACCCACACGGGACCCACAGCTATACGTGCAGAAATGGGTCTTCGGGTTCACCATTTCCCAAATAGCAGATTTACCCACAAGATAGTGAGCGTTTGAGCCACGCTCCGCATACGACTTGTAGGCTGCGAGCATACCCGCAGGACCGTCGCTGTTACTTGAAAAACCCGAAGTGAAATGAATGACAATATAGGCGGGAGCATTCCTGCCCCACCTTGTAATGTTAGCCCATAGCTTGTGGGCAGACGATATGGACGGTTTACTTACAGCCATACCTTAAATATACATTATTTGTAGAAAACTAGGTGCTTTCCGTGTCTTTCAAAAAGTCGTCAATCCAACCCTTTTGGGCATTTTCCCACAGGGTCATAGCGAATTGAGAAGCCAGGTCGTTATACAATATGGATTTAACCATACAGGTCATAGCCCCTGGGGACATATTCCCAATGGCTCCCGCAGTAAGGGCACCCATCAGTTTATGGGCTACATTTTCAGCCATAAAGTAGCCCACGATTACGGGAACCAGGTTCCCGTCTTCCCTGCGGGTTTCTACAAGTTCATTGAAGCAGTCGGACAGGTCGTGGGTCTTTTCTGCCAGGGACTTGATTACGGGTGTCAACGTAAGTTCTTTCAAAGTCTTGTCATTTAGCAAGGATTCTTTGAGTTGGTCGTAAGCTGCTTTCCAATTTTCTTTAAGTTCTTCGTCAATCATAGAGTAACCGCCTTTGGCTTGTCCTGCCAAAATTTGTCAATTATTCCCAACTTCGCATACCGCTTGATAGCCTGTTCCGCAGACGTAATGTTGCTGTAATGCGTCGGCACGTCCAATAGAAGCTGTTGCAGCGTGTAGTCGGGGTGCTTCTGTGCTTCAAGTTTAAGTGCATCTATGGTTCGGGTGAACGTCGTAGAACGCTTACCAATCTTGCTTCCCGCAGGTGCCTGGTTCTCACCTATACGCTCAAAACAATCCTTCCAATAATCCAGGTCGGCAGGGAACAGGTAAATCCCGCTGTTAGCCCCAACGTAAACGTCCTTTTCAAACGGGTCGTAGCCCCTGGCAAAACGGGCATACTGTTCGTCAACGACAATAAGCCCCAACCCCAATTCTTCCAGGATTACCTTCTTCGGGGAGTAATACCAATCTTTCAAGACGCTAACGGGGACAGCGATATAGGAAGCCGTGGCTACGTTACGCCAACGGCTCGCCTGGGCGAACACCTTGTAATTCAGTTCCGTCTTCGCTTCAATCGTGAAGACCCGCTCCCCGTTCTCATAGACCAAATCGCAGGACACCCCCGAAATACCCACTTCTTCGTGAAGCGTGTAGTTCGGGAACAGGTTTGACTTCTTCAAGATTTCACAAAGTCCAACTTCGCTAAAAGTCTTTTTCAATTTGCAACTCCGTTCGTTATGCTTAAAGCTGTCAAACGCTTCCTTAAATTCGGCTATGGGCATCATCATTGACATTTGACGACCTTTGCTGTCTTGCCCGCCAACAGTGCGTCAAAGATAGGGAATACGTCGTTTGCACACAGACCGCCCAGGTGCTTCATTTGGCTTTTCAAGCAGCGGATAATCGTGTCTTTGCCCTCATCGCAGACAAGGTAAATGTTCTTTGCGTAGTATTCACCGTTCTTAACGCCCACTTCAAAAATGCGGGTGTTCATTTGGGTGCGTTCCAGGAAATCCACCAACCGTGGGAACGAAAGCCCCTGGCACATTCCGCATTCATTCATACATTCCAAAAAGCCTTCAAAGTTCATAGTTTTTACATTCCTTTTCCCATTCTTCTTCGCTGCGTTTAATCCACCCATAGAACTCTTTGTCCCACAGCACTTTCATAGCTAAACGCCAGGGGTGCGTAATGAGCGACAAAGTTCTGTAAGCGATATACACCAGGCGGTCTTTCCAAAATTCGGGTTCCCACGACGACAAGGCGTATGTAGAAATATCCCAATCCGTCGGGTCCGACGTTCTGCAATACGGGCAGTAGAACGGACCCTCTTCGTCGCCCAGGACAAATTCGCTAGAACCCGTCCACAGGCACTTTCGGCAACGGACGGGGTAGTAGCTTTTCCAATGGTGCTTTTGGACTAGCTTCATTTCTTGCCCTTGAATTTCTTCGTCTTTGATTCGGTCGGGGCAGCGACGGGGACAGCTTGAAATTCCTTACGCATAAATTCCGTCACACGGGCGTAAGCCTTGTCGTTGCTTTCCTGCGGGAAGCCCCGATATTCGGTTCGGGCGGGATAGACCGTGGTCGTGCCGTCGTCTTCTTCACAGAGGACGATAGCCCAACCGAAAATATGCAAAAATGAGTTCACGAAATGGAACAAGCCCGTTTCACGAAATTCCGACCAACTTTTCTTTTCGTAAGCCATTACTTACCTTCCTTTTGTTCAACATACTGTTTAAGTGCTGCCAGGGCTGCACCGTCACCGTTGTCACGGTCATACAGGCGTGGGTCAAACGATTCTGCGTCCTGGGGCAACTTCACCTTGATTACACGACCCTTGACGTAATCGGCATAGTCGTAGCCGTCAAGCAGTCCGTGTGCTTCTTCCAGGGCGAGCGGTCCTGGCGTGTAATGCAGCAACCCCATTCCAAGCGGGTGTGAGCAGTTGTAGAGGGCACACAGGACCTCGTAGCGGTCAAGCCCCATATCCTTAAAGTTAATAAGTCCCATAGCGGTTTCCTTACGTTTCTGTTGTTCTTTCATACGATATTCAAAGGGGTAGATAGCCTTGCAGACGACCTCGTTTTCAAAGTTCTTCTGCCAATAGCGTTCCTTGAAAAACCATTTCTTTCGGACGGCACAGCGGGCAGCGGAGCAATACATAGCTTCGTGTGATAGCCACAAGTTGTCTTTCAAGCGGTCGTTGCACCACTTAACGAAATCCTTGTAGGAAATATGCAGGTTGCTGTCAAGCACGTATTTATACATTCTTGTCCTCCACGTTAATAGGCGGTAGCTCCATAGACTTTTCGTCCATAAGGCACTTGACCCCGTAATCCCCAAGACGGAGTTCGGCATAGGCGTTCACTTCGGCTTTAGCCCTGGCTACGATTTTAGCCATATCCTCACGGAACCTGTCGTGGGCATACCGAATGTTTGCAGGTGTATTTTCACGGAAGCACTGCATACTATGGAGCAATTCTTTCATTTGCGTTCTACCCATAGGCTTGCCCGATTCAAGTGCCTGCTCAATTTCGGCTTCAAATCGCTTAATGCCGTCACGGAAATCGTTGAATTTCTCGTCAATGTGCTGCCCATATTCGTAGGCGAGGTTTTCCATTTCAACGGGGGACGTGGGTTTACCGTGAATGCGGGTAATAGTGCAGGGCACTCCACTATCTACGTGACCCGCAGTGAGAAATTCTGCCCATTGGATAGGGGTCATTTCCACTTCAACAATAGCAGGGTTCTTTCCGTGGACGTGTCTATCGGTCGGGGTGCCACCCCAATTTGTCACAGATGCTTGACTAATGCGAATATACACGGGGGAGTCAGTCTTGATTTCGGAGCCGAACATAGGCTGCGGGGCACCGCATTGAAGTCGCCCCCAGGTAATAACTCCCATATAGTCCTTTTCATAGGTCTTGTCGTTCATAGGTGTTCCTCGGTTTAGCGTTCAAACATTTTGTTCCAGGCAGGGTGCATTTCATACTTCGCCTTGAACTGCGATTTGGTAAGGTTCGGAACATTCAACCAATAGGTGCAGTTCCGTTCGTGCAAATACTTCGGAATGAAATCATATCCCCCGCTAGGGGAAATGGTCTTCACGTCAAAAAACTTCGTCTTATTGTGACGAACAGCAAGGAAGGGTTCCCCCAAATCGGAGAGAACCACAATTTCCTTATGGGCGGGAGCCGTTTCAATCGGCTCCCAAACTTTCTTGCGGGATTTAGCCATTAGTAACCCCCATTTGCTTATACAGGTAGGAATAAATCGTTTCTTCAACAGCAAAATGGTCGCCCAAGATACGGGTAGCAACACACTTCTTACCCGACGTAGTTTCATAAACAGAAACGTAGTAGAGGCAAGAAATACCGCCCTTGCCCTTTTTTGTCGTGAACGTCCTGCCGTCAATCGTGAACTCAAAAATTCCGTTGGCATCGTCACGGGTCGTCATAACGATATTCTTGTGGAACCAATCGTTAAATTCGTTTCTATTCATTATGCTATCCTCGGTTGAAGTGGTTGTCTTCTCTTTACGTCTATAATATAACAAATTACCTGCTGTTTGTCAACAGGTAATTTAAAAATTTTTTAAAATTATTTACGCAGGGCTGCGTATTCGTCGGGATAGGCTTTCTGTATTGCTTCTTCGGTAATCGTGTAGGTCTTAATCCCGTCGGCAGCATATACCTCGTTCAAGCGGGTCGCTGCGTCGGGATAAAGTTTCATAAGCACGTCTAGCTTCGTGTCGGGGTCTTCGCCATAGAGAGTAGCCAACCGCATAACGCCACACTTCATTTGCAGGTCGTAAAGTTCCGCACGGGTGAGTTTCTTCGGCTTCTGTTCTTTGGGGACGACCACGGCAGTTTCGTCGTGGGAGCCATCAGCAGCGTCAAGATGGACGCTTGACACCTGTTCAGCGGTAATAACGGGCTTGCCCGTTTTTTCCACGACCTGCTTTGCTTCTTCCACGTTCTCAACCACGGGAAGTTCCTGGGGTTCTGCGGGCTTCACTTCAAGCACGGTATCGTGGTCTTCAAGGAACCCCACGGATTCGGCAGCGTCCACGGTTTCGGGTTCTGCGGGCTTCGCCTTAATTTGCAGGTCAATGTGGTCCACGGTATTGGTGGCAACCGCTTGAACGTCCACAGTAAGCGTCCCGTCTTCGGACAGGTCCTTGATTTCCTTGCTGACAACCTGCATTTCGGGGTGAACCAGGGTGGTTACGGTTTCTGCCGTTTCCAGGACGCTTTCCTTGACATCTTCGGGAATGTCTGCGACGCTTGCGGGTTCCTTTGGCGGGTAGTTCTCATAAGACGGTGCCAGGGCTTCCAGGCATTCGGCTTCGTTCTTGATTAGCCCGCTAGGTATCGGGTCAAGAACGCCCAATGGTTTTTCAGCAGCTTGTGGTTCCCTGTCCACCAACTTGACATTCTTAAAGAAGTTCAAGGCATCCCCGACCACGCCACGATGCGACATCGGACCAAACAGGTGTTCGGGTTCTTCCTGCGGTTCGGCTATCGGCTGTGCAATCGGTGGACCTGGGGGAATAGGGGTCTGCACACAGTCGGGACCCGCCAACAGGCAATCGCAGGTGTCCTGTTCCTGTTGGGACGGTTCCACCTTTTCAGCCTGCTTTTCGCAAACTTCGTCGTCGGAGCCGAGGACATTGTTCAAGGCTTCCATAAGTTCTTCAAACGTAGTGCCCGTGAACGGCTTATAAAGCACCATAATGTTGGTGAGTTCCAACATACCGTTATCGGCTTTCTTTTCGTCGTAGCAAAGCCCGAAGACGGGATATTCCCTGTGTTTGACCTTGCTGCCGTCTTCGGCAACCGTGCCCTTAACGTCAGCCTTGTAGTTGGCACGGGCAAAGTAGCGAAGGTTTTTGGATTGGTTCTTCGTAATGAGCATAGTCTTAAACTCCAATGTTGCCGTAAATGTAGAACGGACCCGTGAGTGCTTTCAAGCGGGCGTTCGCTTTTTCGTAGTAGGTCTTGTCCGTTTCAAAACCTATAAACTTTCGCTTTTCCATAACCGCAGCGATAGCGGTTGTCCCGCTACCCATACAGTTGTCCAGGATAACTTCGCCTGGATTCGTGAACGTGCGTATAAGGTATCGGAGCAGTTCAACGGGCTTCTGCGTCGGGTGCAGGACCGTGGATTCGTGTTCACGCTGAATAGCGATAATGCTTCGGGGCAGCTTCTTACCGTCGGGCACGGTCGCTTCAACACGCTTAACACTGTCGTAGGTCCTGCCCTCGTAATCACGCCCGAAGTCCTTTTTGGGCGGGTCGCTCAAATTCAAATGTGCCCCGTAGCAGTTGTTGGTCTGCTTATGGGGTCCGCTTCCACGGGAGTGGTTAAGCGGACCGTCTTCATACTGCGGGTTGTAGGTCGGCAGGGACTTGTAGAACACGGCAATATCTTCGTGGCAACGCATAGGCATACGGTTGGCATTGAGAAAGCCCGTCACCCTGCACTTGTCCCATACCAGGTTGTAACGCCACAGCTTTTCGTTTGAGAGCATAAGTTTGGCGGTGAACATTCCCTGGCAAAATAACAGGATAGCCCCATTATCCTTGATTACACGTTCATACTGTGCCCACAGCGGTTCAAAAGGAATAATCCTATCCCATTGGGCGTTCGGGTTATTCTTATGCAGAACTTCGTAGGGCAAGTCACAAATAATAGCGTCAATGCTGCCGTCGGGGATTTCTTTCATACCCTCAAGGCAGTCCATATTGTAAATTCGGTTTAGGTCCATATTACAAATATAGCAGTTTAGCGGTTAATCGTGATACGGGACAGCGAACCACCACTTTACGGGAACTTGCAGGCAACGCCCGATATGCGGGGAAAAGACACTGAATCGCTGCGAGAAAAAATCATAGTAGCCCGTGCAGGGTTCGGAGCAGCCCTCAATGATTACCAGGTAAGACAGGGGCTTCGGGTCCATACTGCTAGGGCGAACGTCCTTAAACTTGTGCCAGGTTCCGAACATAGGCTAGTCCTTGTTTACGACCACCACGGGGGTAGCACTAATGAACGACGGGTTACGCCCGTAGCTATACTGCATAATCAAATTCTTACGGCATTTTTTGACTTTCAAATAGACATTCAACCAAATATGGAACCATTCAACAGGCGTGTGACGCACGGACATAGTTTTGTCCGTATCGGGGATAGGGATAGCACCCACGGTAAGGGGTCGCCCCGCCATATTCGGGTTGTTGCTGTATGACTGCGTGAGAGCCATCATAGCGTTGGCATAGCGTTCACGCAATTCATACATAGCCAATTTGTGCTTGAAGTCGGATTCGGCTTTGCACCGTTCAAAGCGGTCCACCTGGTCTTTAAGGACCGATGCCTGGTCTAGCAGCTTCCCTGCAAGTTCCAGGTGCGTGTCCAGGACTTGAATAAATTCTTTCGGTATAGGCATAGTGACCCCATTTAAGCGTCTTCTTCATTGATAATCGTAATGGATTCAATACGTTCAACGTCACGCTGTTGGAAAATCTTTTCAAAGAGTTTAGCCCTGTTTTCAGCCATACATTCCACCGTGTAGGCTTCACGCTTCACGCTTGCAGGGCGGTTTTGCGTGGCTGCTAACTTGTGGCAATCAATAAGGACATAAGTATAGTATTTCACTACAGCCTCCTGTTATTTGATTAAAAGCACGTTATAGGCGTTCAAGCCCGAAGTAGTTTGATACGGGACACGCATACGGAAATCCCCACGAATCCCGTTAGCATAGCCGTCGTCGGGGTTGAATTGAATAAGGCAGTAGCCCCCGTCGCACGGGTCCACGGTCCCCGTCAAGAACCACATATCACGCCCGTAGTTTTTGTTTATGCCCCACTTACTGTCTTCAATGAAACAGTATTCGTGATAGCCCCCTACACGGTCCAGGAACGCTTTGGCGTTCTGTAAATAGCTGTCACGGATATTGTCGGTAGGGTTGGAATTAGCCTTACCCTGCGTGGCACCCATATAGCGGGCAGCGTCAATGAAATCGTCAATGGTCGGCAACCGCCAACCGTTCGGCAGTTCGCTCAAAATGCGTTTAATAGCCGTGGTCGTATAGTAGTAAACCCTGTCGGCAAAATCCACGACATAAACGCCCCGACCAAAGTCGTCAATGCTCAAACGCTTTGCCGTCCAGGTCTTGCCGTTAATCGCCACGGTTTCGGGGTTGAAATCCTTTACAGGCGTGACGGGGTTACTATAAAGGGTATAGGCATACCCGATAAAGTCGGACATACCCATATTCCTTACGAGGTTACAGTCTAGTGCCATAGAGCCACCGCCTAGTCAAAGAAACCAACTTCTGCCATAGCGTCCGTGACCAACTTCACCTGGTAGGCGTAGTTGTAGCCGTCCAGGTTCACGGTCTTGTGACGGTTTCCCTGGGCGATATGGACCAGGAGGCACGGGCTTTTCGTGAAGTAGAAGTTCCAATGGTCAATAGCACCGTTCGGACGCTGTTCAACCCAATGTTCGGGCTTCCAACCCATAGTGTGCATAAGGTCTGCGACGAACACGACAATGGGCAGGTTCGGGTCCAGGAAGTTTTGGGTGATGCCGTTGGCGATTTCTGCGATTTCCTTGTTCATAGTCATTGTGCTATCCTCGGTTAGATATGGTTTTCCTTGACGAAAGTGCTGTTAGAGTAAATGGACGAAGCGATTGTATTCACTGCGGTCAAGAGCGTGTCCTTGTCGTCAAGCTGTGCAGGGACCTTGAAATCCAGGATAGCCGTTCCGTTGACGGGACAATCGCTCAAATCAACGGGAACACCGTTAGCCCGAAAGGAATGTGCAGTGAAACTCCAAACGCCTGCAAAAATGTCATAGCTTGCATCAATGTAGAAAGCTGCGTTACGCTTCGTCGCCTTTGCGAACCACTGCTTGACCTGCTTTCCATTACGGGTATATTTGAGAATTGTTTCTACTGCCATTGGGCTATCCTCGGTTATTGGTTGTCTTTCTGCGTATAATATAACAAAATACCTGTCGTTCGTCAACAGGTATTGTTAAAATAATATGTTATATTTTTATTACATACAGCAAATGTCTTGCCGTGTGAGCGGGCGACCGCAGACGGGGCAGGCTACGCCCTCAAGGTCGCTGTATGCGTCGTCCAGGTAGTCGTTGCAGTCCGAAATATCCTCTACGGCACCCCTGTAATTATGGATTGAGCGTGAAAGTGCCGAAAGTTCCCTGTCGGACCACTTGCACGGCTTCGGGGCTTTCAGCTTCGCAATCTTCCCCAGGGCGGTATCGGCAACGTCCAGGGTTTCAGTGACTTCTTCGTAGTTACGGATAGACTGCACTAGCGGACGCAGGCGACCTCCCCATTTGCACGGCTTCGGTTCCTGCAAGTCTTCCAGGGCGTTCAAAGCGGACCTGCACCGACGATAGCGGGTCACGACGGAACCATACTGCGTGATAGAATCCGAAAGGGCTACAAGTTCCTTTTCCGTATGCTTCGGGGGCTGCGGGAACACCAGGGCACCCAACTTGTCAAGGGCGGGCGTTACACGGGCGAGAACACGGCAGGTCCCGACGTAGTTGTTGCAGATTTCAAGTTCCTTTTCCAATCCCTTGATTACTGCGGACTTGTCCCCGTTCTCAAGCCATTCGGGGATTTCGGGATAGTTCTTGGTAGCCTTGTAATCGTCAATAGTGCGTTTGAGTGCTTCCAACTTGCGGGTGAGTTCGTCAATCTTCGGCTGCGTAGCCTTTGCCTTTTCGTAAAGGTCTTCGGCTTTTTCCACCCAACTGAATGACCCCACGGACTTTTCAAGACCCTCAACCGTTTCCTGTGCGGTGTTCACCAGGTCCGACGTGTCGGCAACCTTACGCTTTGCAAGCGTAAGAATATCGTCAACGCATTCAAGCCCCGCAAGTTCGTTCAAGTATTTGGACGCTTCGCCTGGGGTAGCTGCGAGCAGGAACGGTGCGTCAAACTGCTTCTGCACGGAAGCGTCTGCCAGGTTGAACAGCTTCGTGACGGCTTCGGGCACGTCGGTTCGGAGTGCTTCGTAAACCGTGTCGTCCACAATGTAGCCGTTAAAGGTGTTGGACCGCTTGCGTTCTACTACGTGACCGTCCACCACTATCGTCACGGACGTATATTCGTCGTCCTTGAACTTAATAGTGCTGCTTTCCTTTGTCGTCGGTTTCTTGCTAGGCTTCGCCTGCTTCTGTGCCCAATACGAAACGAAATCGTGCGGGGCTTCGTTGAACAGGACCCAATAGAACGCACGTAGCACGGCTGTCTTACCGTGGTTAGAACCACCCTGTAAAACGGTGGAACGCCCCAGGTCCAATTCAAGGTCCTTGTGGCATTGGAAATTGTGCAATTTAATCTTTGTTATCATAATAATATATAGTCGTGTAGCGTTATTATCGCTGTGAGCCCAACTGCATAAATTCGTGAAGTTTCCGTTGGCAGTCTTCACACAGGTTATAGTTCACGTAGGAATGTGCGTATTCTTCGTGGCAGTTGGACCAATCCGTATTCGCCACGACCTTTACGGAACCGCCCATATCCAGGGTGTTGTTGTATCGGGCGGGCTTGCTGTGACAGCGGGAGCATTCACCGTTCATAAAGACCCCTATTGGTTGCTAATGCAAAGGAACAGCATTCCTGCTGCCCCTAGAATGAACGCTAGTCCATACTGCAAGATTTTGAAAATCACTTAATGAGTTCCTTCGGCAAAAGGCGTTCCCTGGTTTCGGGGTAGCGACAAATCAAGTAGCCACGGAGCATAGCATAATAGACCTTGTAAAGACCCTGTGCAGGACCGTAAATATGCGTATCAATTTGGAAGAACGCACTCAAGAACGGTAGCAGTGGATTGTCTGCGTAACGCTTGACGGGTAAATCCTTTGTATATTCGTCCATACACGGGAACATCACCATCGGGCGTTCCGTTATAGCGACAACGCATAGGGCGGTTTTCTTATAGGCGTAGGTAAACTTCGTTACGCTTTTCAGTTTCTCAACGTTTTCAGTCAAGCCCAAACTCTTTGTAAGGCTGCGGGCGAAGTCTGCCAAGAAATTGAACTGTTCTTCGGAACAGTCCATAAGGCTTTCAAGAATGCCCTGGGGCTTTTTATTACGCAAGCGTTCAAGCAGGCACTTGCCCAACTCCGTGACCTTGTAACCCCACGGGTCCGTGTCTTTCTTTACGGGCTGTGCCTTGTCTTCAATATCCTTGCGACGCTTTACGCTCTTTTCAAGAGCCTTGCGACGGTCTGCAACCCTTTCAAAGACAGCCTTGTATTTAGGCTTTTCGGCTTTTACGGGTTTCTGTTTTTTGGTAGCCATTTCGTTTCCTCGGTTTTTGTGAAAAGTTGTATGAATAAGTTTGTCCGTTGTCGGACAAGCAGCCTGCCGTAACGTCCAGGCATTGAAAGGTCCGTGAAACTTCGTCGTCCACCTGGGGTTCTACAAGTTTACGGAGTTCCGTTTCGGACAAGGTGCTGCTGTTCGCAGACACCTTAACCGTCACGGTGTAAGTCTTTTCAAAGACCAATTTAGCCATTAAGCCATTCCTCTTCGGGGATAACCTTGATACGTTTTGTAACTTCGGATATGAACACGTCGTCACCTAGATTTTGGCTCTTAACAAAGGTGGCGTGTTCCACAGCGGATTTCTTTGTCCCGAACGTTGCGGTGAAGTTTTCGTGTGAAACCTTGTCATACCAGGTTACGTTATATTCAATAACTACGTTTTCCATTTTTGTTTTCCTTTTCTTAAAGTGGCAAGGATAAAATAACAAAAATGGTTTTAAAACGAATACTCTTTGTCTGCGTCAATATCGGTTCCCGCCACGTCGCCAACCATAAGGACTTGAACGCCTATCTTGTCCACAAGCGTAGCGATTACCTGCCCAAGTTCCTTACGGGGCTTGACTTCTTCACCGTCACGCAAATGCCCGAACGGTTCGTCAAGCAGCAGGAACGGTCGCTTGCCTGCAAGACGCAAGCAGCCGACACGCAGGGCGAAGCTAACGGAGTCAACTAGACCGCCACCCGAAGAATCCAACGGGTCCAACTTCGCACCGCCCTTGCAAATACGGAACTCCGTGTCAACCTTGCCACGCTTCGGGACAAAGTTCACGGCAAATTCGTAACCAGGGAAAAGCAGGTCCAGGCAATTCTGCACGGACCTTTGAACAGCGTCTTTAAGTTGGTCCTGCGTCTTTGACGCAACGTCCTGCAAGAGAGCCAGGGCTTTCTTTTGGTTGCTGCAATCAGCCTGCAAGCCTTCCAACTTCTTTCGGTTGTCTGCAAGCGACTTTTCGGCAAGGTCAAGTTGGGCACGACCCGACACGACTTTCTTGTGAAAATCTTCCAGGGTCAGCGACATTACACACCCGCTTCGGTAAGAAGTTTGTCGGCAGCTTCAAGGTATTCTTCCTGGGCTGCACGGTTGTCTTCAAGTTCCTGCTCAATCTTTTCCTGCAACGCTTCGGCTTCTGCAAGGGAAGAAACGTTGTAGTCACGCTGCCAGGTTTCTTCAATAGCCTTTTTCTTGCCCTCGGCTTCGGAGCGTTGATTTTTGAGTTTGTCAATACGGGCTTTGACGTTTTCAATATCTACTGTTGCCATTTTTCGGTTTTCCTTTTTGGTTCTAATTGTTATATAGTCCGTGGGCTACTTTTTTTCTTCGGGGACATAGGAATCAATAATGTCCTGTGTAGCCTTGCGAACTTCCTTGTCCTTTTCTTTCAAAATCGCAGCCTGCACGTTTGCGATAAAGTCAAGGTGTGGGACTTCAAAATCCTGCAAGCCTTCCAGGTAGGTTTCAAGTTCCTGGCGGGATTCACGCTTCGGGTCGGGGTGGACCTTTCCGAACTTTTTGAGCGGGACTTCCTTTACGGACAAATCGGACGTGTCAAGAATGTAGCAGCGGGGCTTGTAGTCTTCCATATCCGAAGCCTGGATATTCAAGCAGCCACAGGTCACGACGGACGCATTCTTGAAGTTCTTGATATAGCCGTGGTGATAGTCACCCGTAAGAATAAGCTGTGCGTTGGAACGCTCCAACAGTTCCTCGGCAATCACGCCAATGTCCGTGATAGGCTTGCCGTCCTTGTTATGCGGGCGAGCGTCGTTGTCGGGGAAGACAAGTTCGTGGACACACCAAATATCGCAATCGGGTATCTTTTCGGGTTCGGTCCCGAAAGGATATGCCTGGATTTCGGTCTTGATACTTTCGCCCTTAACGGTGTCAACGCAGGACGTGGAACGCAATTCCGTGACGTTGCTCAAAGAGAAAATCCCACCGATTGTGGACTTGCTGACATTCTCATATTGGTGGTGCAGTTCGTCGTGGTTCCCGATTAGGACACGCACGGGCGTGTTGCCAAAGCCCTGCAACAGACGCAAAGCCTGGTTCGTCGCTTCGGTTGAAGTGCGGGCACGGTGGAACAGGTCGCCCAAAATCCACACTTCGTCGCAGTGTTCCTGTTCAACGATAGGGTAAAGCTGCTCAACAGACTGTCGCTGTTCTTCAAGCCAATTATCGGGGTCAACACGGCACGACGGGGCATCGCCACGCAAGTGCCAATCAGCCGTTAGTAAACACTTCATTAACGCAATTCCTTCTTGTAGAAATCGTCTTCACTGTCCATAACGTCCACAGGCGAAACGAAGTAACCGCTACCCCTGGGAATGTTGCCGTCCGTGACCTGTTCGGATTTTTCCTTTTCAGCCTTGAACGCCTCTGCCAACTTTTTAGTGGAGCAGAACCATTCTTTCTTAAAAAGGTCGTTACCGCTGCGGGCACCGCTGTTTTTGGTAATCTTGTAAATCGTCTTCATAAGGGTTTTCCTTTATCCTGCATTGAAACTAGACAGGATAACTATTGCTTCTTTGTCGGTTTCCAGGTCGGTGTAGCCAACCGCTGAAATTTCTTCAACTTTCTGCCAACGACCAATTTCAAAGTCGTAGTCGTATTGGACACGCTCGCTTCTGCCCTTGTAGTCCCCGTCCTGGGTTTCCTTGTCAAACACCTTGTCTTCCAAGAGTTGTTCCAACTTCTGCCTGTTGGCACAAGCGATAACGGCAGCGTCGTAGGTGTCGTAATCTACGTGATTGAGTTTAACTAGATATAATCGCATAGTAAACAAAAAGCCCCGCCCATTTCCCGCACTTTAGACAACCACGACCGAGGATTGGGAAAAATTGGGCGGGGCAAAATTCCTTAAAGGTTATTCAACCGTTTGCTAATCCGTGTTAGAGCTATCTTTGCACACATCAAGGCGTTCTTATATCCTTCGTCGGTAAGGATTTCATAAGCCTGGTAGTTGTGCCCGTCTAGGTGGGTCCTAAACTTGCCGTCACGGACGCAGGTTGAAGATAAGGGGTATGCCAACTTTACAGGTATGACACAACCAATCTTCCCGTCTTCATTAAATTTAGCAAATAATCCGTCAACGCACAAGGTATTGTGTTCGCCATTGTCGTATATTCCGACGTTTTCCACGAAAACAATGCCGTCCGATATGCTGTTGTTAAGGTGGAAAGCCTTCTTGCAAAGCTGCTCACGCAGTTCACGGACCCTGCTTTCCCAGGTCGGTTCAATGCAGGTAGCACTTACAATGACCTGCTGAAGTTCATTGACTATCTTTGAAGCGGTTGCAAGCGTGTAACGCTTGCCCTGGAACTTACGCAAGACTTTCGGGAGTTCCACAGAAAGATACTGTTCGCACGTAGGCTGTTTAGGCTTGTTCGGAGCCTTCCTACCTTTTATTAGTCTAGCCCGCATTCAACAGACCCTCCAGGATTGTGCAAAAGATAATGGTAACAAGCATACAGCCGAAAATGATAGAGAGCAGCAGGTAGTTTTCCGCATTCTTTACGGCTTTCGTGTAAGCCTGGTGCGTGGAACGCAGAAGAACACGCAGGTCGTTGACCTGCTGCTTCGCTGCTTCAAGTTCCGTCGGTGCGTCCGTGCTATTCAAGTAACACTCAACTTCCATAACGGTAAGTTCGGTATTCTCAACAAAATCGTCCATTCGTGGTTGTAACTCCTACACTACCTATATAGTCGTATAGCGTCAAATTTCAACGTTGGAGTCAACCGAAAGACCTGCGAACGCCTTGCTGACCTTTTCTGCAAGCGACCACAGGACGGACATTTCGGCACCGTCGTATTTGTCAATCATATAGGATTCAAGGCAGACGGTGTTCGGGTAGTCGTCCTTGAGCTGTCCCGCTGCCTTTGCGACCTGGAACGCTTCCTTGCGGTCCGCATAGCGGTAGGTCCCGTCCGCAGCCTTGATTACGAATCCGAAGCATTCGGGAAGACCCTTGATGATAATTCCCTTTTCCCTGCGGTCGTCCATAAGGTATTCACGGGCGGTGTTGTGGCTGTTAGCCACCGAAAACGGGTGCTTGAAGTCGGGATAGAAGCCGACGAACGGGCAAATTACTTTCTCCATACACGTAATCCTCGGTTGAATGGTTGAACGTAAGAATAATATAACTAATTACCCTACCGCAGTCAACAGGCGTTGTTAAAATTTTTGTTTACATTTTACTTACGCTATTGCTAAACATTGGATATTTTGTTATATTACGGGTATGACAAAACCACAGACCGATATTTCGGGAATGCTCGCTATGCTTCCCGAAGACAAGCAGAAACTTTACATTAACACGCTCTATGCGGTAGCCAGGACAGCGATTGAAGACCGCTGCGGTGCCCTGCGTGTTATGGACCTAGAAATCCTGCAATCGCTTGAAGACGAAAGCAACGCCCGATTTGAAGAATGGATTTTTCAGTGACCGCTAAAATAAGTTATATTTCCTATTAAACAACTAGAAGGACACTATTATGTCAAAATTAAAAATTAGACTTCACGAAACACGCAAAGCATTCAAGAATGAGGGGGACGCACTCATTCAGCGTATTACAAGCCTTATACCCGTCCACGAACCGTGGGATAGCCAAACACAGCAGCGGATAAAAGGGTGGATGGACACCGCTATGTTTAATGCGTTAGGCGAATCCTACAAGTATCTAGGCGGGCACGTTGGCGACGAAGACGAATTACGATACGACCTTGACGTGGAATATAATGACTGCAAGGTGACGCTTCGTGCCTTTGGTGGGAACTATGCAACCTATATGGACGTGTTTGTTTACTATGAAGGTGGCAAGAACGGCTATGGGACTGCCTATGGTCCCGAAAATGGCTTGGAAACTCTTGACAACTTGAAAGAAGTCATTGACGACTTGTGTGAAAAAGCCAAAGCAGACGCAGACGCATAAGGACCCGAAATATGCCTAAACTGAAAATACGCCTACACGAATCCCACGGCTCTATGAAAGTTTGGGCTGTCACGTTTGACAGCGAAGACCAGGCTAACGAAGAAGACTACTATCTTCGTGACGGTTGGGGCAGCGAATTGAATACAGCCGTATCGGGCAACACCCTTTATGTGGACGGCAGCAAAGCCGAACAAATCTTAAAGGAATGGTTCCCTGGAAAAGAAATCCAGGTCGTAGCTGCTCCGAGGGACGTGGAACAAATGCTTCTCGGCAATTTCACAGAAACCCTGGGAGAAAGCAAAAAGAAAGAAGACGCTGCGTGGGAACCGCCCGCACCCGTCAAAATCAAGACACTCAAAAAAGACGACCTGTTCACCTTGAAGCCGATTGAGAACCCGAAGGAATCCCAGGTGTGGTGCTTCCAGGGTTACGACCGAACTGACAGGACCTATTGGGCTATCCGTTGGGACAACATCAGCGTAAGCCGTGAGTTTAAGGGCGACAAGGACGTTTACACGGAATTTAACTTCTAATGCAGACACTATACGTTCCGAAATATGGCATACACTATCGGGTGAACCCGAAGAACCCCTGCGAATTGCAGTGGTCCAAAAAGCCGTTCGGTCCTATGACTGCGTGGCAGAAAGCCTACACGTTCAAGCGACCAATCCGTGCTTTGGACATTGACGACGACACGGAACAGGGTGTGGTTGTTTTGAATGACAGTTCCACCTACGTCGGTTCGGGCGTTCGTGTTTGGGGCAAGAAGTTCTATACTGCGGGTTCCCGCATTTACAGCCTATACGCAATAGGGGAAAGCAAAATGACACGAAAGCTGACAATCAAGGTCCACGAAAGCACCGCTGAAAATATACCCGACGCACTTAAAAACAAGCTCCGCAACGTTATTGGCTATGAATACGGTAACGGCAAATGCGTAGCGTTTGATTTTGAGCCGACGCACGAACACAATATCGTTTTCCTTTACAACGATAACGGGACCATATTGGATTACGTCAATTTCGGGGACAATTACGACGCTGCAAAGTATCTTTACGATATGACCGCCAGGGACATTAAGGCGGGCAGAAAAGTTAGCAACCACCTGTAAGGGGGCGAGTTTATGTCAAGTATGAAAATCAAAGTCCACAACATTTCCGAAGACAAGGGCGACGTAGATTTGGACGCTATGATGTCGGAGTTCAAGCAGGTTCTCGGCAACGACTACAAGCTGCGTGGTTACACGCAGAACACCAAATATGAGCAGCAGCTTGTAATTGAAGTAAAGGGTGTCGGTGAATTTTTCTGTGGCTACGCATTAGTTTACAACGGTGGCAGCTTCAAGGTCCGCACCTGGGACGCTGACACCAACTTTGACTTGAACTGCGATATGTCGCTTTTCAAGAAACTTCAAACAATCTTCTACAAGTATTGCGGGGGCTAATCCTTGAACATTGAAGACTATCCAAAACCGATAACCATTGACGGACTAGCTCCGTTGCACCGCAAGCGACACACAGCGGGGACAAAAGAACTTTGCTGTATTTGCCACGAACGCAAGACATATCGCTACATTGGGGGTAAGCCCGTATGCAGCTATTGTTCTAGCACGGAACAAGCGGAAAGAATGGGACCAAATTGGAGCAGCAGGATTATTCGTAAAGAGGACCAGGTGTATGCTAACAATTAGAGTTCACGAAAGCACAAACAAAATCCCTACGGACTCCGAAATAGCGTCCGTATTGGAAAAGCGTTGGGGCTTTCGGGAAGACTGTCAAGATTTTATAAAATACACCCAATCCGTAATACGTGGATTTACTTTTCCGTTAAGCGTGTGGAGGGGCGTTTACGTTCCCCCTGGAAAAACCTTGCGACTTGATAACACCGTCGGGACGCATTGGACCTATAATTACGATATGTTTACGTCCAATAAATCGCCCGAATGGTTTACAGCGGGTAAACTGAATGTAATCCTATATGGTCACGTCCGTCAAGAACAAGTTAATTGGAACCAAACCATATTAGACATAGCCTCGGACTACGACCCAAAGCGGGGGTATGCTTCGCCTACGGGAGCAGAATACGAAATAGAACTGAAAAAGGGCGAAATCCCCGACGACCTTGAAATATGGGAAGACACCCGTTCTAATTAAAGGACTAAACAAATGCCACGCAACCTTGACGACATAAATTTTCTCAAAGACAGGCATTCCCTTAATGTGATTACCCGTCTAGCCGACACGCAGGTGTATGTCGCCTTGAAGCATAGTATTACGATTGTGGGCTACAACGCAGAAGTTTACCTGCCCGTGATTTCCGAGGGCACGGAAAACTTCCCGATTGTGGACCGTGGGGATAGTTCCATTTACAGCGGTATGCCCCTGGAGGGTGCCTACAACCAGGAAGACAGGACGGGTTCCGTGTATAACGAAAAGGACCACGAATACCGTTACAAGACCGAACCCGATTTTATCGCCCGCATAGCATTCCTGGACCCGCAGGAACAGCCTGTAATCCGTGGTGAAGAAATGTTCCTGGACGAAGAAAACACGGCATACACGCTCAAAAATACAAGCGGTCATAGGGACTACTGCCCAGGTGATATTGTCTTACATTCCAAGTTGCTTGTGCATTATGGGGACGAAGACTTGTCGTATTTTGTCAAGAACATTAGGACGCTCCGCAACCCGAACGCCAAAAAAGAGAGCGAAGAATCGCTCATTTACCTGGACCTTGTGTTGCACGTGTAAACAGGAATTGTTATTTTAATTGAGTATAACCAAAACCCTTTAATGAGGATTACTTCTATGATACGGGACTTAATACCTGGCAAAGCAAGGAACAACTCCGATTCCTACCTGGAAGACATTATCACCGACGCTGCCGAAAAGGTAGATATGGCTTACAGCGGTCTTCGTGATATTCTTGACGAAGACGCAAGCGACAGCATTGTAGGAACCATTGACCGCCTTAACGACGGACCCGAAAAAGAAGAAATGCTGAAGCAGTTGGACCGTATTAACGGCATTTGCGACGAACTTAACGACGCAAACAACGCTATAGGGGCTATTTCCGAGGAAATAGGTAGCACCTACGCCTATGAGAATACCATTGAAGCGTGGAAGGACATTGTGTTGGCAGCACTCCCTGGTAATTGCTCCGCTGCGTTTGCTGCTGACGTTGAAGATGCGTTGGCAAAGTTCACAAGCGTTTACTAATAAGCGAGGATTCAAGTATGAGTTTGAAAATCAATCTTCATAACAAGAAACGTGAAGCCGTTTCCACTGCTGACAAGCCGTGGCTTGGCAAGCGTGCTAAAACCCGTGACGGTCGTGAAATGTGGTCTAGGGACCCGCAGTATGCAACCGCTGTGATTCGTCCGCTTTGGGATTACTTTGACACGAACCCGTCCGAACTAGAAAAATATGGCTTGAAAGTTTATTGGAACGGACCATCGGGCGATATTCAAGTTGACAAAAATGGAAAACCGCTCGCAACTGTTTGGTATGACAAGGATATGGGCTTGATTACTGTAGAACAAGCCACTGCGGTTAAGCCATACAATTTCTATCCCGATGAAGACCCGCAGAACCTCATTGACTTCATTAAAGATTTAGCAAGCGGTAAGGGTTGGCACGAATCCAAACAAAGCGAAGCCTATTACATAGATATGTATTCTAGTAGTGGCTATTCTATGGGTAGAGTGACAGGCAACACCATAAAAGACGTTGTTACGCAGGCTGCGGAACAAATGGATTGGCTTTCTACTGCGGAAATAAGAAGAATGGTTAAGAAATCTAGTGAAACAAAAGGTGAAGCCTATTACTCCCAGGGCAACCGTGACGGTCGCAAGTATGCCCCGATGAAGACCCAGGAATCGTTCCCGAACCGTGCAGCGTTCCTGTCTTACAAGAAAGGCTACAACGAAGCCCTTGACGGCATTTACGAAGAAACGGGCGACCCCGACTTTGACAAGGAAGTTAAGGACCTTAAATCAAAGCCTGGTATGGACAGCCTTGTTTCCGCTTTGGACGGCTTGACCGACGAACAGCTTGCCTTGCTTGAAAAGGGCTTTGGCGACGGTGAATATGCCGAAAAAATGAACACTGCCGTAATGGATATTAAGGCAAAGGACCTGCACCCGACGCAGAACGAAATTGACGTTGGCAAGTCCCTGTCTTACCAAATCAGCGGTAAGAACCCCGACCAGGTTAAGCAAATCCTTGATGGCGGTCCTGTCACCATTAACTTGCCGTTGGTAGTCTATGACTACAACGGAACGTATTACATAGTGGACGGGCACCACCGTTGGTCCCAGGTGTTCCTGCTCAACCCGAACTGCCAAATCAACAGTATTGTTTTCAAAAATTCCGCAGGCGACACCGCACAGGACCCCGCAGATATGCTGCGTGACTTCCAGGGTGCTATCGCTATCGCAAACGACGGTGAAGTTCCGCAAAGCACCGTCAAGCCTGGAATGAATATGTTTGATTGGTCGTCCGACCAACTCCGTGACTACCTGGAAGAAAATATCCAGGACGGTATGATTTCCGCTTACCAGGATTTCTACAACTCCGAAATTGACAAGAAAGACATTGAAAATTCTGTTGTCAGTAACGCAGGCTTGATGAAGAAATCCAATAAGCCTATCAATAACGCCCCTAGCCGTGCCGTTATGCCACAGACCGACACGGGCGTTGACAAGACGGGCGTTGCGGGTCTTGAAATCGCAAAGAAGGGTATGACCGACCTTTAATGGAGCGTGTAATATGAACCAACTTGAACAACTTGAAGTTTATCTTAAACACCTGGGTCGTCCCTATGTGATTAAGAACGCTGACCCGAAAGCATTCAACAAAATCCCCTATACCGACGAAAACGGAAAGGACAACGAAGTTGAATACACAAAGGTCGTCACGATTGACAGCCCCGAATCCGTAAAGGACTATTACCCGAAGATAGACCTGTGGTATATCCCGTCTTTGGATAAATTCGTAGAACACGGAAGTGCTACGGATGGTGAAACCAACGAACTGCAAGCAGACACCGCAAGGGACATCCTGGACTATATCGGGTATGTCTATTGGGAAATGGAAGACCTGGGCGACCAACTTGACAATTCCCCAAAAAACACCGAAAAACGTTTAAACAATTCCAAAAAGGAAAGCAGTATGAAAACCTACGAATGCTCTATGCAGAAGAAAATTGAAAGCCTCGCCAAAAAGCGTTCCGAAAAGCGAACCGTGACGAAAAGCTACGACGTTTACAAATACGACGAACTTTCCGACGACGCAAAGGCAAAGGTCAAGGATTTGTTCTTGCAGTGGCGTGGCGAAGACGGTGACATTTTCAAGGAAGACTGCGAAAACAGCCTTGCGGAAATGTTCCCGAACTCCGATTTGAAAGTGCAGTATTCCTTGACCTATTCCCAGGGTGACGGCTTCAACACCTACGGCACCTTGAGCATCAAGGACCTGCTCAACGCAGATTTCAGCAAATACCCGCTCAACGATTCGGGCATTACCGCACCTGCAAACAAGGACGCTATCCTTGCTGCTTGCGACAAGGCTGACGTTTACGACATTGACCTTGAAGAAAACCGTCGCTACGGCTATTCTTTGGCTGACCGCCTGGAAGTCGTCCCGAACAACGACGAAGACCTCACCGACGAAGACACCGCCCTGTTGAGCGACCTTGAAACCTTTGCCCGTGAAGTAATGGAAGCAATCAATAGCAAGTTTGAAAAGAACGGCTATGACTACTTCTACGAAATGAGCGAAGAAGAAGTCCGTGATATGGCAGACGCAAACGACTACGAATTTACCGAAGACGGTGAATTAGCCTAACAGGTAAGAAATGCCACACAAAGCGTTCCTTAAAAAGAAGTCGCTACTTGACAGGTTCAAGGACGACCACGAACGGACGGGCTACATACAGTCTGCCCGTGCGAAGCATACCTGGAACAATCCGCTTACCAGGCGTAAGCGGACAAAGGAACTCAACGGGTGGATTAAGTCGTTCGCAGGCAAGAACCATATACGCAAGCTGTCCAGGTTCAACGCACAGCAAGCGGGGCGGTATGAATCCTTACAGGTAGCTCACCCCGACGTGGAGTTTGACTGCCTGCGTTATGCCAACACGCTTGAACTGCCGAACGGTGTATGCGTGAAAGTCTATCCGACAATCCGCTGCCCCCGTAGGTGTGCGTTTGTTTTCCGTGTAATGGGCTTCGGTGAAGTGGACCCCGACTTGAACAAGAATGCGGGAAAACTTAACTATGCCATACACGGGTATTACCCCGTATATGGTCTTGAACGCCAACCGTCCGAGGAATTTGACATTTACTGCGACGACGTTAGCGAACTACAAAAATGGTCCGACTGCAACGGTTGGGGTATGGGTGTAGGTCCGTCGGCTTCTTCTATGGAAGTTGCCAGGGAAGTCGCAAAGGGCAAAGAAACTATGAAGAACGAAAAGGCTATACCTATAAACTTCAATCTGTGCTACACGTTTGACCTTGACGACGAACTTGCTAAAAAGTTTACAGACGGTGCCAAAGGCAATAACAAAATATCTGTCCAACAGAACGACGGATATACCGACGTTTTCTTTGATAAACTAGATGACCTCGTTGATTTCCTGGACGAAGTTGCAGTTGGGGCAGATAGTGACAAGGTTGACAATTCGTTCCGTTATGCAGTCTTGAATTGCAAACGCAGCAGGATTGACCCTGCCGACTTACAGCCGTGTGCCGACAAGTATGGCGTAAAAACAAAGATTGAAAAGTCTATGAACCAAAACGGTTTACCCGAATACGAAGTCACGCTGTATAAGGACTTTGACGACGTGTCCGCAACGCTTGTGGACTTTGGATTTTAACGGAGGCTATCTATGGCTAAAATTACTGAACGATTTGACCCGTCGCAATATGACTATTTCAAGGCAAGCTACACGCTTGACGGCACCAACCGTGTAAAGAACACCAACGGTATCGTTGACGCACAGGGAACGCTTGAAATGGCACAGCGACACGGTGCAACCAACCTTAATTTGGTAGGTGTCAAGGACGGCACCGAAACCGATATTCCGTTGAGCGACGTAGGTATTTCCGAAAGCAAGGACGAAGCTATGTCCTTGAAAGGTTTCCTTGAAACCCTGGAAGAAAAACTTGTAAAGCAGTTTGACCTTGACGAAGAAGAAGTGAAGAATTACCTGGACACTCACACCCAGGAAATGCAGGAACTTTTGGACGACAAGGAATTGTCCCTCAAGGAAAAGGTGCTGTTCGTGCGTAGCGAAATCACGGGCGAAAAGGACGAAGCTAGGGGACCCGCAGAATATACAGTCCATTCTTACAATGATACCGACGTGGTTCATTATGAAGACGGAACACCCGAAGAATGGAAGTGTAAACGCTGTGGTGGATTAGAGGGCGGTGAAGACGGTGAACCTTACGGGTATTATATTACAAATTCCAAAGGCAAAACCGTAATGTCACCGTTATGCTCCGATTGCGTGGATGATGCCTGTGCTATACTTAATGCAACCCACGGAAATATCAGTAAGGCTCTTGGAGTTTCCGAATCCAAAGGACCCACAGAAGAAAAGTTGGGCTACGAAAAGGGACATAAAAACAGCAAAGGCGAAAATGCCCCCTGGGTAATTCGCAGCCACGAAGACAACCGCATTCTTGCGTCGTTCGCAAAGAAAACAGACGCAGAAGAACATTTGCAGCGTATGAAACAATATAGCAAACAGGAAAGTATGTCCGCTGACGAACTTGACAAGTATATCAAGGACGTAAAGTCCTTGCTCAAATCCAAGTATGGTATGGACTTCAACGACAAGGACACCTGCCGTCTTAACGTCGGTTGGTTGGAAAAGTTGGACGCTATGTTCTACCAGGGCAAGCCCGTTGAAGACGGTGCAAAGGAAGTCGCAGCGTTCTGTGGCTACAACAAGAACGAATCCAAGCAGTCCGAAGCGAACGGACCTTTTGACGCACCTATCAAGGATTGGTATATGGGTGCATACAAGGAAGACGACCTGGGCGACAGGCTCAACGGAACGTTCAAGGGTGCCCTTCAAACCTTGATGCGTGGCGACGACATTTACGACTACATTGGTGTAGGCGACTCCCTTATTCGTGAACGCCTGTTTAGCAAACTTGCAGCAATGATTGACGTTGACTACGACGAAATCTACAACGTGTGGCTTAACGAGGGTGCTGCGAGCAACGAACTGACTGCCAAACTTAACAAGATTGGCATAAAGCGAACCAGGACTATCCCGCCCACTATCAAGGACAAGGTGAAAAGACTAGGTAGGGGCGTATTACCCCCGAAAATCGTAAAGGTTAAGGGCGAATCCAAGAAATCCGAACGCCTGTTCAATAAAGCCGAAATGGAAAAAATCGCATTGTCCGAAGCGTCTAGCCTTGACAACTACCGCAGCGACGTTATTTCCGAACTTGTGGTGTCGTTCCATTATGGCGAAGACGGGGCAACCAAACTAGCCGACAAACACAGCGACACCATAAATGACGCTTACGTTGAGGGCGAATTGCTCCCGTATGAAACGGCAAGGCTAATCGCCCGTCAAGACGGAAACGGCTACGCCAACGAAAGCAAGCAATCCAAATCCAAGAAATCCGAAAGCAAGAAATCCGAAGTCCACCTGGAATTGATTGACACAATCATTGTTCCGAAGTGGCTGTGGGAAGCCTACAATTTCGGTAATGAATACGGTGAAGACCTGGACGAACACGAACAGAACATTCTTTCGGAGTTCCAGGAAAAGTATTCCGATTGCCACCTGGACGACGAAAGCGAAGAAGCCTATTTCAGCAGCAACAATGACTTTGATAGTTATGGTGGGCTGTGCTTCACCGTCAAGGTGTATAAGGAAAAGTAATTCTCTTGTTGAGAAGCATAGTAAGGCTCCCGTCCGCAAGGGCGGGTGTCTTTTGCTATTGACCGATTGCAGATAATTTGTTAGATTATAGGTATGGATAATCAGCCCGCCACCATATCGCAAAATGAACTAGACGCTATCAAAGCCCGTCTTAACCGCAAAATGCTCAACATTACGGAGTATTCCATAGACGGAATGGAAGCCCTTTTGCATTCTATGGACGACATAGACAACGCCATAGCCCAAAAGGTAAACCTGGACGATGCGTCTGTCCGTGAACTCATAGACCTGTCAAAGCAGCGTAATGAATCGTTTAGGGTCCGATTGGATTTTATGAAAGCCCTGTCGGGTCACACCGTAGATACGTCCAACGTTGACGTGGAAAAGCCCGCAGAAAAGATTGACACGACCACGATTTCCGAAGACGACGCAGAACGTATCAAGGCTGAAATCCTAAAACGTGGTGGGGGAGCCGTTCCCAACGTCCAGGAAGCCGAAATAGTCAAATAGCATTTTTGTAAGAAATTATTTTAACAATACCTATTGACAATCAATAGGTATTTTGTTATATTGTAGGTGTAAACAACCACGAGGTATGACAATGAAATTCACGAAAAAGGCTTTCCGCTACGCTCTTAAACACAACGACCAAACCCAGGTTTGGTATTTGGCTACGCTCTATTACCGCAGACAGCCCGTCCGTGAAGAAGTCCAGGACTTGATTTACAGAATGGCAGATTGTGAGCGGGACCGTGCCAAGGGTCAAAGAATGGCATACGAATCGCTGCGTAAGGACAGCATTAGGACCAAAATGGCGATTGCCTGGAACAATCGTGGTGCCTACCGTCAGTATGACATTCACTATTTCCGCAAGACCGCCCTGGAAATGCTCCGCAGGCTCTATGACGAACCGCTGTCTTCCCACACGAAGATACCTATGTTCGGGCACACGCACCTTTATTTCTGCTCCCCCGCCTACAAGTTCCACGACTATAACAAGGTCTGCACCTGCCTTTTGAACGGACCCCTGGCTAACGATAAGAACGGCAACCGCTACGACCCGCAGGCTGCGTGGTGCGGTAAGGTCCTGGAACTTGGGGAACGCATCTATAACAAGAAGTGTTCCGAATGTAAGTAATTCGTAAGAAATTATTTTAAGAATACCTATTGACAGATGATAGGTATTTTGTTATATTATCGGTGTAAAGGAAAGACAACCACTTCAACCGAGGATAGCACCAATGGAACTCAAAAGGACCTACATTAGAACCGACAGGAACGGCACGAAGTATTATGACGTGACATTCCAATGTGATTGGTGCAGTGGCAGGGGCATTCGCCCACAATATATGCACGTCCACGGGGGCGTATGCTTCTACTGCGACGGAACGGGTGTTCATAACCGTCAAGTCAAGGAATACACGGCAGAATACGCAGCCAAGTTGGAAGCCAAACACGCTGCGAAGCAGGCTGCTTTCGCTGCGAAGCAGGAAGCCGAACGTCAAGCCTGGAACCCGCTTGATGCCGTAAAAAAGCAGGGCTTTGGCGAAGTTATGGGCATTGTCGTGGACGCAAAGACGGGCAAGCCCGTGGAACGCCACGAAAAGGGCAGCAGTTGGCTCTATTTCACGGCAAAGTGCAAGAACATTTGGGACCTGTATTTCACGGACCTGGATAACCCCGTTATCGCAGAAGACAAGAACTTCCAGGTCGTGCCGATGCCCTGGAACGAAGTGTTCGTCCCGAACTACACCGCTATGGCGTTGCAGTATAACGAAAATATCTTGCAGACGTTCCTGGACAACCACTACTACGGCTACCCGCAGTGCCCCAAGAGCAACGCTATCGGCACGGTTGGCGAACGTGTGAGCCTTGACGTGACCCTCAAGGAAATCAAGTCCTGCGACACGTTCTACGGCATCAAATACTACTACACGTTCCAGGACCGCAACTTCAACCTGCTCCGTTGGGACACAAGCAAGGACCTGGAAATGGAAGTCGGGACCGCTGTGAAACTGACGGGGACCATCACGAAGCACGAATCCGACTGCTACGGCTCTTACACCTACGTCAACCGCTGCAAGATTGCATAACCGAGGATAACACTATGGCATCCGTCCACTACCGATTATTCAAGACTTTTAGGGTCCACCTTAACAGGGTGTTCCGTGACCGCTGCGGTATCTGCAAATACCGCACGTTCAAGCCCTACGACCCGCTCCCGATGGAACCCTCCAAGTTCGTTTCCAGGCTCTATCAATACTATTGGGAGCCGAACCACCATTGGAACGGGGGTCATTTGAGTCAGTTGTATTTTAGGATTGTTTACAAGCCTGCCGAAAAGGTGTGCCTGGTGCTTTACTACTTCAACGACGAACACTACGGAACTAGGTCCTGGTTCAATCGGGAAGTGCCCTTTAACTATGTCAAGTGGTGCATAAAGAAAGACCCTAACGAACTGCTCCGTATCGTGTTCCCGTTCTTCAAGGGAAAGCGGTTGCCCGAACGTATGGAAACCCCGTTTGACGCACACTGCGACAAGTTCGCCAAAGAACTAGCCAACTCCGAAGCAGCGTCCAACGAACACAAGACCCATATCACCTACTCCGAATGGAAGTTGGCTCAAAGAAAAGCGGTGTTAAAGGTCATAAAGGTGGTAAAGGCTCGCCAGGGCGACAAGCCCACCGCTGCCGAATTTGACGCACGTGTGGAACTGCTCAAATCGTTCAACACCCTGCACTACCTAGTCACGCATCCGAACTCAAAGCAGATTTGCGAAGAAATGGCTATCAAGATACGGCAGGCACAGGACCGCTGCGAATACAAGGCGAACCTAATGCTTGACCGATGGTAAACTAAAAATAAGGAAAAGGTAATAAAATGGACCCATTTAAGAACTATCTTGAAAAACTCCAATTTTCGGGCTGTCCCTGGAAGCCCAAGAACTATCTTAACACCAAAACCGTGACCTTGTATGACGGTTACAGCACCAACATTGACCCCGAAAATATGGAGTTCCACCCTAGTGGTTGCTGCGGTTGCTGCATTGTCCCCGATGATTATATCTTCGGGATTAGGTGCGACCACCTTATGTGGTTCACGGGGGAACACGAACGCTTCGGGGACGATAACGGGGGTGTCCTGCTTATGGGGAACCACAAGGGCAGGCTTGTCTTGAAGTTCCTTTGCGAAGAAGATAGTTAGACGTTTTGTCGGGTTCTTGCTATATTACTATCACACGTGATTCGTGGGTGCTGCCGTCTGTTGCATCAGTCCTAGCGGTGGACGGCAGACACCCACACTTTCAAGTTTGATAGGACTGACCCAATGACCGAAACTATGGACCCGACAAGAACCACCACCCGCAAGGCTTACAATCCCGAAGAAGAATGGTTTTTTGTCGCAGAAGCGATGGATATTTTCCACGATAACGCTGACGAACCGCCCGCACAATTCCAATATGACAAAGATGGTATAACCCGAATACCTTACACAAACAAGCAGTGGCTCACTTGCACAGGAATGGAAACACCCCCAAGAACAGGGTTGGTGTGGCTCCGACAAGGAATCCATTACAGGGCAAAAGACCGCCTAATTCACGTAATGCCCATAAAATACTACAAGGGCTTTGAGTGGAAAATTGTATGGTGTATGGTTAAGAATACAATCCTTTGCAGCAAGATTGCAGGCGTAGGGGTTCGCCTGGAAGCCATAAAGGACACAATCTTCTACTATATCAAGGATTTCACGGATTGCCCCCTAAACCTGGTCCCCCGTGTTTCAAATGCGATAGCATTCTCCGCTATGATTATAATAGATGCCTGGTCCGTAAAGAAAGCAGAAGACATTGGCAGCATACAGAAAAAGTATGCGACTACCCGTGGGGCTACAGATTATGAATGCCGTAATGCTTTGTGGAAAATGCTGAAATCCCACGGAATCGGGGATTTACGGACACGAAAGCAGCAGGAATCCCTAATTGACAAAATCATAGGAATGCCCAAGTTTGACCACCTGTCAGCAACGCTAAAACAATCAATCCTGCTGCGATTGCGTAGGGAAAAGTTGCTGAAACCCGCTTACGGAAAACCCGAAAGCCGTGTGAACGAAATCAAGCAGAAGCAGGCAGCAAAGATACCGCTTACAAGTGCTGAAAGAAAATACAGGGAACGCCATAGAGAATTATTCAAGTAACCCTAAAATGCCCGAAATTCGGGCGTTTTTTTATTTATGGCTATGTTATGCGTTAGGAAAAAGGTAACGTTTTCTATGAATACTTTAAGTGGGTATTCTGTTATAAAAACGTGACATTTTTATCTCCGTATAGGTATATATGAAGCCCCATACGATGATAAAAATGTCACGCCAGGTTTGGGCACGAAATGTTCGCTTCGCTCACATTATCGTGCCTAATCACGCCCTTACGGGCGTGATTGTCTATAAGGGTAGAATTACATTTCTTTAAGGTCGGGGAGTTCCAGGCTCGTGAAGCGTGAGTAGGAATGAGTGGGTGCGTAAGCACCCACGAATTACACGAATGCTTCGGAGTAGGGAATATGGGGGGTGTTTGGGGGTTGGGTCGGTTGAATGTATGTTGTAGTGCCTACTATTGGAAATCCGTATGCTTGAGTTAAATCGTCACGAAAGTTCGTATGCACAAGACCCGTTGTCACGTTTTTCGCTACCTAACTAACAGATTATTTGTTATATTTCCCTACAAGAGCGACAGCCACGCAAACACCAACTACCCTTGTGTGTAAAAGGAAGTTTACGTCTATGGCTGAAAATGGACTTGCGGGATTAAGCACCGCAGACTTGTATAAGGCTGCTGCGATAGCCGAAGGCTACGAATCCGTCCCTGTTGACATTGAAACGTTCATTAACGACCCGTTCTACATTGGCGAAATCTACGGTGAGGGTCGTGTCTATCCCTATTGGTTGGACAAGCTGAAAAAGCTGTTCCCGAACCCGCTTTACAGCCCGTTCATTGAAGTTTGCATTACGGGGTGTATCGGTGCGGGTAAGTCCACGGTGTCCATTATCGGGGTCCTTTATGACCTGTATAGGGTGACGCTGCTGAAAGACCCGCACAAGAAATTCAAGCTAATCCCGACCACGCCTATCGTGATTACGCTCATTACCGCAACTATGGACCTGGCGGGTGCCGTTCTTGCGGACCAACTTATAGACGTTATTGGCTGTTCCCCGTATTTCCGTTCAAAGCTGCTTCCAGGCAAGGGCGACAAGATAGACGAAGAAATGTTTCCCCACCACGTAGGTATCGCCTACGGTTCCCGTATGCGTCACTCTTTGGGCAAGGCTGTCATTGGGGCTATCATTGACGAAGCGAACTTCCAAAACGCAGTAGCGGACCAGGCGGTGCAGAACTACAACAGCATCCGTCGTCGTATGTTTTCCCGTTTTATGACTAAAGGCGGTGAAGTGCCCTGCCGTATGTGGGTCGTGTCGTCCCGAAACGAAAGCACGTCGTTCCTTGAAAGCCATATTGATGCAGAACGCAACAACCCGAAAGTCGCTATCTTTGAGCCTGCCATTTGGGAAGTCCAGGCACACAAGGGCATTTACAGCGGGGCGACCTTCCCCGTCTTTATCGGTTCCGACATTGAGCAGCCGAAAGTCATTACAAGCGACGCAGAACTTGACGACTACCAGGGTCGTGTTATCCAGGTCCCCGTTGAATACCGAAAGGACTTTGAGAACAATTTGCCTGGTGCCTTGCAGGATTTGGCGGGCGTGGCTACCCGTAACGGTGTGAACCTAATCTACAACGTGGAAGCCCTGGATAGGTCAATGTGCCTGGAAAACTGTATGACTACGGACGAACTGCACCTTACCTTGAACGACAACGACCAAATCGCTGACTTTTACAAGGGGAACTTGCCGAAAGGCAAGTATTACGTCCATTTGGACGGTGGCTTGCGTAGCGACCGTTTCGGCTTTGCTATGAGCCGTGTCACGGAGCAGATAACGGTCACGACCACTTCTGCTGTTAGCGGTGTGGAAGTGAGCAAGATTAGCCCCGCAGTTGAAACCCCGCTTGTGTTCGGTATAAAGGCGTTGCCAGGGTCCGAAGTCCCGTTTTGGAAGGTCCGTGTGTTCCTGGTTTACCTGCGTAGCCAGGGCGTGAACATAGCCTTGATTACGTGCGACGGCTACCAATCTGCCGATATGATGCAGCTACTCACGAAGTTGGGATTTAACGTGAAATACGCTTCTGTGGATAAGACCAAAGACCCGTATTTGAAGTTGAGCAGCAACATTCTTTTGAGTTTGATTAAAATGGCGAAGTCCCGTATTTTGAGGACCGAACTAATTAACCTGCAAAACCTCCCGAAGAAGATAGACCACCCTGCTACAATCGTCGTGGACGGGAAGCAGGTTGCGGGTGGCAAGGATATTGCGGACGCTGTGGCTTCTAGTTCCTACGAAGCTATCTGTGCTTCTATGACCCTGGGTGCGTCGTCGCTGCTCCAAATGCAGCAGTCAAAGCCTACACAAATGACTATGCACCAACGCCAGGAATACGTTATGGAGCATTTCTTCAAAATGAAAAGGTAGCTATCGGTCTATATTACAAGTATGAATGTTTGCGATTTAGATATTGAACTTTGGAAGTTTAGGGACATTTACTTTGACGAGGGACCCCACGTCTATACTGACTCTTTGGGGACCAAATACACGTCCGTCACCACGTTCGTGCAGCAGTGCGGTGAACACCTGGAACTTGAAAAATATGTGGGCGAGTTCTCACTGCAAAGCGGTGTCCCGAAGGACGACCTGTTTTCTATCTTTGACGGCAGCTTCAAGGATTTGTCGCTTCCCGTAATTTACGAAATGCTTACGTGCGACAGGGCTGACGTTCCCGAAGACTTGCTGAAGGCTTTGGTTGCCCGTGACAAGTATAAGTTCTGCGACATTTTGAAATGGCGTGAAATCGCACAGAACTACGCCACGAAGCACAATATGGACGTTGCCGACGTGCAGGCTATGTGGGACAAGAACAAGAACGAGGCTGCGTCTATGGGCACCCAGGTTCACGCCTATATGGAAAACCTGTGGCGACGTAAGCATTACGAACCCGAAGTCCCCGTGGGTGACTACGAAACCGTCCGAAAGAACGGGTTGGAAGCCTACAAGTATCTGTGCCGTCGGTTCGTCCCTATCCGTAACGAATTTATTGTCTATAAGCCCAAATGGGCTTTGTGCGGGACGATTGACTTCCTGTGTTGGGACCGTGCCGACGACTGCATAGCCATTTTGGATTGGAAGACAAACAAGACAATTGACAGGGAAAACCAATATCGCAGGTGCGTGGGTCCGCTTGACGGATTGCCCGACTGCAACTTCACGCACTATTCTGCTCAATTAAGCACCTACAAGCTGCTCATAGAGAGAATGACAAATTTGCGTGTTGAAGAATTGGCGTTGGTCCACTTGAAGCGTGACGGTTGGGAGTTCATACCCTGTATGGACTTGAGCGTTGAAATAGGTGCTTATTTGGGCAATAGAAACAAGGGGTAAAGATTATGGCAGTTTCAGCCGAAGTAATGAAAGAAGTAATGCAGGAAGCAGCCGACTACTGCGGTGTTGAAATCGGGGACTTGTCGGACGGCTTCCATACGTTCAACAGCCTTTACAGGCAGCGTTGCGTCCTGTTCGCCACGCTTGTAAACCTGTTCCCCGAACATTCCTGGAAATCCAGGAAGCACGAAGACGGCAAGCCGTGTTTCGGGGGCGGTTGGTTCATTGTCTGCATAGACACGCCCGACGGTCCGTATTCGTATCACTACGAAGACAAAGATTGGGATATGTTCAAGTGCAGGTCCCTGGAACGTGCGAAGCACTTTGACGGGCACACTGACAAGGACGTTGGCAGGCTCTTGTCGCTTGCTATGCAGACGTTTGCCAAGCATACCCAAAATCTTGCCTAAAATGGCGTATATCCGTAAGCCGTGCGTTTTGCCGTTTACGGATTTTTATTTATATTTAGGCTATGGCAACAAAGCGTGATAGGGTAAATCGTGTAAAGGGCTTGGTCTATCTACCGATAGACGGTTCCCGCCTGGTTAAAGGCGAGCGGGTCACTTTGACGCACGTCCAGGAAGCTGACATTTTCCCCGACGTGATTAAGGACCCTATGGAAATGAGGGAGCCGATAAATGGCGACGCTGTTGGCGACGCTATCTTTGACGCTATGCTTGATGGCTATTCGGATGATTATTTGGTTTGTGACGCTATGGCTTCTTTTGGAACAGGTAGCATCGTTCTGCATAAAATTTTGCAGGGTACAGGGTTTGACCCCAATATGCAGTTTAACGTGAGGGTTTCTTTGGGTGGTTCTACCCCTGTTTTATATACTATGAAAGCGGGTCAAGCGATTATTTTGGAAGATATACGTGACGGTACACCTTATGAAGTTACAGAAGAAATTACTGCGGAACAGTTAGCTGATGGGTACTCTTTACAGTCTATTGACCCCGCTCAAGGTGTTGTGAATTATTTGAAAAAAATTGATGTGAGTATAATTAACAAATATGAACGTCCGCAGTTTTATGGAAGTTTATTTGTTTCTTTGATTATTACGGGCAATGGGTTTGATGAAGACAAGGTGTTTAAGGTTACTGTACAGTTCAGTGAACCCGTGAATTATTCAGTGGATGGCAGTGAGCCTATTGCTAGGGCTTCACGTATTTATGTTGCAAGGCTTAAACACGGTCAGTCTGTATTACTTGGGCATATTCTTGTTGGTGCAACTTATAACGTAGTAGCAGTTCCGTTATCACCACAAGATATTGAAAGTGGCTATGAGTATTCCTCTGTGACGGGAGGTTCGGGTTCCATAGTGCGAGATGCTACGGCTACGTCTATTGTAAATTACACTTATTACGGAGATACGGGTAGCCTTGTTGTTACCGCCTTGGTGGATAATCCCGAAGACGGGAAACTGTTGCATATAGCTATTACGTTTAGCCGTGTAGTAAACTATTCCGTTAATGGTGGTTCGCCCTTACGTGATGGTTCATCAGTATATGTAGCTACATTGGCACATAATGAAAGTGTTGTGCTTTCCAATATACCTAACGGGGTTTCTTATGCGGTCACACCGTCTATTACTGCAACTGAATTGACAGATGGGTATTCACCCGATACGTCCGATGGCACTTATCCGAGAAGTGGCACGATATTTTCTAGGAATAGCCCCGAACAGGTTGTAGTCAAGTTTGCGAAAACAAATGAATAATGTTATATTGTAGATATGAGTTTTAGTGGGATAGACATAGTTCACGAATATAGCATAGACGGGTCTAATTACATAGACCACGGCTTTGTTGTATTAAAGGATTCTAGTGGCACTACCCGTGTTCCGTTGAACGACTTGCAAGGGTTCAAGGGTGTAAAGACTGTTGAAGAATTGGAATACTTGGCAGGTATGTCTGTAAATGACGTGTATGCTGTATCGGATAGTGGCACGTTGGTAAACCCCGATGGCACGGCTTTGGTAATAGTCAAAGGCGACTTGGTTCAATATGACGGCACTAAATGGGTGTTGATGATTCGTCTAACGAACTATGTGTCGTTTGAAAAGTTCAAGGACACCGTTGAAATGCTAACCGCTGCCATTGCTAGTGCCTTTGCAGCGGAACACGCCTATACCCGTGAGCATATAGAAGAAACTTGGGAAAGTGGAAACCCTCATAATATCAATGCTATTATAGCCGATGGGTTGCGGATGGGTCCTGGGGGTGAGCATACATTGAAGTTTTACAGGTCTAGTCAGCCCTATCCCGATGAATAAGTTTAGAATGGAGGTGCATTATGCCCGAAGGACAAGAATTACAGCAGGTGGCACAGATAGCCGATTACATTTTGTCGCTTATTCGTGACGATAGTGGTAATCGTTGGCTTATCTTTTCAAAGGGTCTTGAAACCCAAGTAACCGTAGGTCTTAATGGCGATGTTACGGGTTCTGTCACTACGGACTTTTCGCAGGGGACTGCGGGTCATAGTGGCAATAACCAAATTACTACTACAATCGGAAATAAGAAGGTCACGCATTCCAAGATTGATGACAGTGCTGTAGAAAATAATAATATAGCCGACCAAACTATTGAACTTAGTAAGATTGCGTTAAGTGCTTTTGGTAATTCGGACCCCGCTACTGATAACGATGGGCATATTACTACACACGCACAACTTGTAAGTTATGTATCAAGCATTCTTCGGGGTTATGGTCAAAACTATGGCGTTTTGAGTGTCGCTGACATTAACGCTATGACTTTGGATAACTTAAACAATGGCGACTTGTGTATTGTAGGGGGTATTGACGAGCAGCACCCCGCCAACGTCATTACATTAGGTAATTTGACAGTCCGTAATGGCGAAAATTTGATTTTCCATAAGACGGGAACAGGGGCATCAACTACGGGAGTATGGCAGTCTATTGACGGTGAGTTCAAGTTGATACAGACTGCTGTAAGTGACCCCGTATCTAGTGGTAGCGGTATAGATTTTATTGCTACTATATCACAGAACACCAATGGCGAGATTACAGTTACAAAGAAATCCGTCCGTATCGCTAATGGGTCGCAGTCGGGCGTGGTTACACTTTCCGATTCGCATACAAGTACGTCGGGGGTGAACGACGGTGCTGCTGCTACGCCAAAGTCTGTCAAGGACACCTATGATTTCGCTGCAACCAAGGCGACAAAGGTGGCTAACGCAACGGAAAACAATCTTGTAGCGTTGGACGCTAATGGTGACTTGAAGGATAGCGGTAAGAAGGCTAGTGATTTTGCCACGTCAGCCCAAGGCAGTAAAGCAGATTCGGCAATTCAAGGCGTTAAGGTAAACAACACTGAACTGACCAAGGATAGTGCTAACAAGGTAAACATTCCTCTTGCAGTAGCCCCTAACCAATCGCAGTCCGTTGCGGGTAATGATGGTGCTATGTCCAAAGAGGACAAGGCTCTTGTAGATACAATACCCGACAAGGCAAACAAGGTAGATAATGCAACAGAAAATAACTTTGCAGCCTTGGACGCTAATGGCGACTTGAAAGACAGCGGAAAGAAAGCAGGCGATTTTGCTGATGTACACCACAGCCACGGCAACATAAACGAGCAGGGTCAGATACTTTCTACGGGTGCAGCAGCCATTTCAAATGGTTGTGCTATTGTATATACCGACCAAACTAATCTTATAAAAAAATCTACGGACACGTTTGACGGAAGTTCGGACTATAAGGCTCTTACTCAAAAGGGAACGTTTGTAGAAATTGTAAAGGATGTCAAGTTAGGTTCCGCACAAGCGACACCGCTTACGAAAACGAATGGCACTGTTGTTATCCCTATGGCAGCACCTACGGGGACGGGTGAAACTAGCGGTTTGATGTCCGCAGCGGATAAGGCTAAACTTGATGGTATTGAAACAGATTCTATAACCGCAACCGACGTTGCCGATATGTGGGCAGCATTGACCGCCTAAAGGAGTTAAAAATTATGGCACAGAAGTTTGTAAATCTTTATGAAACGGAAGCAGCCTATACTGCGGACGCATCTAACAGACCAAGCACATCATCGGTATCTTATGCCATTGACCAAAACAAGGTTCATTATGATGGTGTGAACATTATTACTACCGCAAGTCCAAAGGTGGGCGATGCTGTATATGGTGATACTGCTACGGGCAAGGCTATATTCTATGATGGTGCTACATTGCAGACGCAGGCTAGTGGTGCTGACGCAGGAACACCCGTGGGAACTACGGGGTTGAAGAAGATTGGCTTTGTTGTGGGTCGTAAGGGTAGAAAGGTTCTTATTCATTGGTGGGAAAGTGACCATCAAGAAAAGTTTGCTGCTGTATGGCAATGGGAAGTCACTTTAACAACGTATGCAAATCAAACTTGTGTATTAAAACAATACGATGGTTCTGCTATGACAGAAGTATTCCGTTTTACTACAAGTTCTTCTATAACAACTTTGGACGCATTCGTATCAGAATTGAATACACAATTACGTTCTACGGGTCACGACCCTAATGGGTATAATTGGCATTGCGATAAGGGGGAGAATTATAATGGTGATACTGTTGCATTGATTACTTGTGATAATAATAGCCCATATCAACGTTATCAAAGTCCTATGTTTGCATCGGACGGAACGACTGCGGTATGTTCTTTGACTATGTGTAATTATTTACCTGTATTTAGTAAATTGACCCGTAAGGATGGCAGGTCTTTTGATAACTACGTTGTTATGAATGTTGATAGGTATATTGCTAATAATTCTAACATAGATTCTATTGGAAACTTGGCATCGTTTACTGCTGACGCAGATTTGGTTGCTAAATATGGTTCGGGTGAAGCGGGGTTCCGTGCTTATTTGAATGACCAAATGGCTATGATTCCGTGTTCAACTAATGGTTATCCTGTTTGCTACGGAAAATCAAGAGAATGGAGTAAGTGGTTGGCAGGTAGGGCATATACCAAGTTGGGAGAGTCTTCTACGTCAAAACAGTTTAGTGCTGCTGCTTGGTGTGACTCTGTTGGCATAAGCGGTATATCACAGTTGCAGCCTGGAGATTTCTATATGGCAGGTTTTGAAGAAGCTCTGTCATTTATGGGGAATATGGTTTATCCTAATGATATTTTAGATAAGACTACTGCCAAAATGGGCACTGTCGCGTCCTTGTTGGCTGCTGGCCGTTGGTTATGTGCTAGGCGTTTTACTAGTAGCGCTTGGCTTTTCAACCGTACGGGTGTTTCCGACGGCGCCTACTTCATTAATACGGCTAGGGTGTCCGCTGTGGCGCTCTTTGATTTGGACGCTTAAAAATTTTTGGCTTCTTAAACTCTTAAAGGTGTTTCGGTGCTTTTCTGCGCCGAAACACCGTCCTTAAAGCTATGGCTAATACAAACAACCTATTGTCGTCTAGTATTTATATAGATTGTATGCAGTTATTGTCTGTAACTAATGAGCTAATCTGTGGTTTTCCTAATTGGCAGAAAGACTGTTTAGGTTCTAGGTTGTTTGGAACATTGACAGACGTAGTTTCGTTATATTCGGATGCCTACCAAGATAGAAAGTGTAGATTACAGAAATTAGAATCTTGCATACAGTTATTTGGTAGATACGTTGTTTTTATTCGTTGTGGTATAGAAATAAAGTTAATCAATGAAAAGATGATGGCACGTTTGTTTTTACTTATAGATAAGGTAAATACAGGATTGGGCAAGTATAGGGGGTTCTCTCAAAAGTGCGAGCAAATAAACGACTCTTCAAACAATGGGGTCGGTGCTGCTGTTTAAGAGGAGGCTTCGGTATCATTTATACCATTATCGTCAGTAAGCCTTGTCACTAGCATCCTTGTTGGCTAATAACCGTTGGTTATGTGCTAGGCGTAATACTAATAACGCTTGGAATTTCAACAATACGGGTGTTTCCAACAACAACAACTTCAATAATACGAATAGGGTGTCCGCTGTGGCGAACTTAAAGGTACACGATTGGGAGAACCTTTCTTTTGGTTGAGTTTGAGGATATAATACACGCATATTTGCAGGCACGTAAGAATAAAAGGCGTTCGCACGATTCCGTAGTGTTTGAGTTGAATCAAGAACAGAATTTAGTCCGATTATGGAAGTCTGTAAATAATAGGACATTAGATACCACTGATAATTATACTTTCGTTGCAAAGGAACCTCATATCCGAGAGATATTTGCTACGGCTATGTCTGTTAGAGTTATACATCATTACTTGGAATGGCGGTTGCGTCCTATATATGAAAAGTTGTTGCCTAGAAATTCGTTCAATAACAGAAAGAATATGGGGTTGCATAAGGCAATAGCAAAGGTTCGTAAGGATATTAGATGGTTGTCGGATAATTACGACCCTTCGTCTGATACGTGGATAATTCATTTGGATTTTAAGGGGTTCTTTCCTAATGCTGACGTAGAGGTTGCGTTGAAGCAGCAATTAGACATAATAGATACTTATTATTTTGGGTATGATAAGAATGACTTGAAATATATGATGTCTGCTGTAATGCGTTCGGACCCCGCAAGGCATTGTCGCAGGTTGGGTTCTATTAGGGATTGGGATATTATACCTAATGGAAAATCTTTGTTTGACAAGCCCGTTGGTATAGGCGGTGCCATTGGGTTCTTATGTTGGCAGAATGCTATGGGTATATATGCAAGCAATGTTATTAAATGGTTGTCTAGCGTAAGGTTCCATAGGGTAACAGTGTTTGTTGACGATGTTTATATAGTGACTACGGATAAGCAGGCTACTTTGGCTATGCTTCCGATATTGCGGGAACGGTTGCAGGATATACACGTGAAATTGAACGAGGATAAGTTTTATTGCCAACATTACACAAAGGGCGTGATGTGCTTGGGTGTTATGTGTAAATATAGCCGTACTTATTGCCGTAAAAATTTGTTAAAGCGAGCATTGAAGCGTGTGGCGTATTGGAAGGGTCAAGTGAGTTCTATGGTATCGTATGACAGGTTGCTTTGTTCCGTAAATACCTATGCCTGCATATTTAGGGACAATAATAATTATAAAGAACGTATATTGTTCAAGAACGCAGTTATATCTAATTTTGGGGATTATTTGGAGTGGAACGTCAAGAAGACTTGCTTTGCCCTGCAAAATAAATTTATATTTAAGGAAAGAATGCTTAAATTTTTCGGTAAGCCCGAAGGGAGTAAAAACTTATGCCTAAAACCATAGACGAAAAGAAACGGAATATAAGCACGGCAGCAGTAAACGCCATATTGACTACCTTGAAAGCCTATGTGGACTCCAAGGACTCTGCATCGGAAACGGAACTTGCTGACTTGGCTAGGGTTGTTGCAGAAGCATTGAACGACCTTAACGCCCGTATGCAGACGATTGAAAGTGAACAGGGCTTGCCTTTTGGCGATATTGTTGCCGACAGCATCAATACACAGGTGATTCCTATGGTCGGTGGCAAAGCTATAGTCCTTACGGGAAGTGGTGCCCCGCAGGTAGCCCCCGACTTCGTGGGTCAGTTCTACATTGACACATCAACCCCGAATGTCTATTTCGCTACGGCTACGGGAAATGTTAGCGGGTGGAAGAAACCCGTGTATGACGCTAATTACGTTCACACAGACAACAACTTCACTACGGCTTTGAAGACTAAGTTGGAAAATCTGTATGACAAGACTACATTGGACAGCATTCTTTCGGGGAAGGAACCTGCATTTACCTTGACGTATGACGCTTCCAATCACGCATTGGTAAGTTCAAAGACTATAATAGTTCCGACTACTTAATTAGGTCTTCTTTTTAGGGATTTGTGCGATGGCTGAAAATGTTGAAGAATTGGGTTCCGTAGAAACACCCCAAACTAGGGATGTTGCTAGGGCTAGTAGTCCTGGTAATTTTTCCGTTGAGGACTTGAGGGATGGGTCTAACATATTTACGCTTGTGATGAACCAACTTCATACGATTGCGGAGAGTGTGAATGACTTGAACCAACGTCTTTCTGCACTTGAACAGTTGCAGGGTAGATACGGAAACGTAGTTGCGGATTCGGTGGACGCACAGTCTGTAAAGGTTGGTGGCGTGGATGTAATGACACAAGGGGGCGACTACGCCCCGAAGAACCACGCATCGTCACAGACCACCTACGGGCAGGCTACCACGGGCAATTACGGACACGCCAAGTTGAGCAATGATACCTTGAACGCCAACAGTACGGGGACGGCAGGCGTGGCTTGCTCCACGGGGCATAAACATTCGCAGTATGGCTCACAGTTGTCTGTTGCATTAGGGAACCAAGTTTCTTTGAAAAATAGTAATGGGCAGGTATTAAGCACTATAACAGTAGAAGCTACGGGTGGACTTACTTATAAAGGCTACCTAAATATGGACCCCCAAATTACAAACCCCGATTACCCTATATCTACTCCCGCTGCCGTCCGTGGCGATATGTATATCTGTAATAAATCGGGTGTCGTTAATGATAGGTGGAATGTGCTTCCAGGAACAATTTTTATTTGTAAGGCAGCATCAACACCATTCGCTTATGACCCTATTGACGGATTTTATTACTATAACATAGACCACGCAGACGATTGGGATTGCGTTGTCGTTACTGCAAGCCCATCGGGAAATTTTGTGTTAGGTCCCGCAGTATCAACTCAAAATGCAGTTGCCCTGTTTGACGGTGTAGGCGGTAATCTGTTAAAAGATGGACCCGTGTATGACCCTAATACAGATACATTAGGTGTAAATTCTAGGACGGCTTCAAAATGGGCTAATCCTATAAGGGTAAATTTACACGATGGTAAAAATCATTGGGGTTATAATGCTTATATAGATGGTAGCGGTAATGTTGAAATTCAGTTACCTTTAGTTATACAGGCTAATCAATTCATAGGTCCTCTTAATGGAACGGCAACAAAAGCTACATCTGCCGATATAGCTAGAACACCCGATGCTGTAAATGGCGATAAACTGCAAATAGGTTCGGGAAATTCTGTTAATGTGGTTAATTGCGTGAATGCTAGCAATGCCGTTTACGATGGCGGTGGTAATAACATAGCAAATACTAGGTCGTTCAAGTATAATGGGTATAGGCAGCAGTGGGCATATTATTATGGAAAACCTGCAAGTTCCATTATAGACGTTGTTTCTAATTCTTACAAAATTCTTCATTTTACGGATAATTTAGCTACAAGTTACCCTATATCGGGTATTCATTTAATGATGTCAAACGGGACCCCCCGTGCTTCGGGTAGTTGGCGACAATGTATTGTTACCATAGACCTAGTTATAGTGGCTAAATGTACGACGGGTAACGAATTGTGCTATGTTGAGTTAGTTACTACTGATGGAACAAATTATGTTCCGTTTTGTCCACGTAGTTGTATGCGGTTTGTCGTTATAGGTGATGGTGTTAGTCGTCCCTATAACCTTCATTGTAGTTTTAGTATAAACCTTTTAGAAGATGGTTACTATGATGCGGATATTTCAAGGTATGCTACGGGGGCTGATGATAGACCTTGTTATTTGGCAGCAAGAACGGCAAGTGGTTCAGTGCGTATAGATTATTATGTTGTGTGGTCACAAGTTATTGGTCAACGATTTGTAGAGAGCAATACCTATCCGTATGAATGAAGTATTTTATTTTAATTTTTTCAAAAAGTATTGACAACCATTTGGTAATTAGTTATATTTAGTGTGTCTAGTGAATAGCCTCTTAACCGAGGATATAACAATGCCACATATAATTTTATTACTGCTGCCTTTGCTAGTTGGAATGGTTGCTTGTGATGATTCTATAAATTCTGCAAATTCCGAAGATTCCAAAGAATTTATAAGTTCATCTACGACAACCCTGCAAGAACTAAATGGCGGGGATTCCGTGGAATCCATACGGATAGACAGGGGTAGTTTTAGTTCTAGTGATACCTATATAGAATCGTCTAGTACCTATGTCAATGATAGCGATTTCAAGAAAATCTGTGTAGGCATTCTCAATGAACTTTTAGATTATTCCATATTGTCCGAGGAAAGACCCGAAGAATTGTGTGCAGCAGAAAAGAATGCTTTGCAATTCGTGGGTTTTTTTGAATGGCGAGATACATCGCTGTTTTGAGTTGTTGGACCCTTATTGTCTAGGTTCGCAAGAAAAATCTATGGGTAGTTATAATTGTTGTAGTATTAACCTGGATTATGATAATGATTTCAAGAAACGGCTCTGTAACGCAAAGAAGTTAAAAGGCGACATAGGTTTTGTAGATTGCGATTGTTCCTGCGTGGAATAATTATTTCGGTTCTTTCTTATGAGATATTACACAATAGACAAAATTGATTTTGGTGGGGGTATTAAGGCTATACTGCCAAAGAAAATCCGTGTACGCAGAAGCGATGACTCCACACAGCAATATATGTATGTGTTATATGCCTTGCTGAAACAAATTCCAAACTTGACATACTCCCACAAAATCTTGTGGGATTCTAGCAAGCACCCGAAATCGGGTGCTTTTTGCTAAAGGTAGATGTCCCTACCTTTTGTAGATTTAGAGCAGCGTTTAAGTCCCTGTTGTGGTGTGCCCCACATTCGGGGCAGACCCATTCACGGATATTTACGTCTTTCAACGCTGTATTCTTGAAACCACAAGAACTGCACAACTGCGAAGAAGCAAAATACTTGTCTGCATACATAACGGTCTTCCCCGTCTTGTGTGCCACGTATTCCAAAATAGACAGAAACGCATTGAACCCGAAATCGTTTATGGATTTCTTGAAACGTTTGTCCATACTAGCCAAATCAAGGGTTTCAAACACCATTACATCGTAAGTTTTACACAGCCTATGTGCCAACTTCCAATGCAGGTCTGCTCTTTGATTTGTTACCTTTTCGTGTAGTTTTTGTAGCGTCCGCAGCGAGCCTCGTTTCCCTTTTGACTTTGAGTATTTACGGCTCAAGTTCCGCAGGGATTTTAGGTTTTTCTGCAAGAGTTTCGGAATACAGCAATCCGAGCCGTCGGACGATACAAGAAAGCTGTTTAGGCTGAAATCAAAGCCAACGATTTTACCCGATTTTGCGATGTTTTCTGCCTTGCTTTCCTGTTCAACGACAACGTATATGTAGTAGCCGTTGCTCTTACGTTTTACTGTTAGAGTCTTTATCTTGCCGTCAAAGTTCCTGCTGTTCCAATAAGCGAACTCTTTTGCACCTATGCGAACTTTATTGTTATCGTGAAACTTATACCCATACTGCTTCGTTGTAAAGGAATGATATTTGTTAGCCTTTTGAAAATGCGGGGGATTAGTCTTTATACCTTGCTTTAGGTTTGAAAAGAATAATCTATAAGCCCTGTCAATCCTGTCCGTAATATCCTGTATAGCCTGCGAGGGAACTTTAGCCCATTCGGGGTGATGTTTCTTTAACTTTGTTAAATGGCGGGATAACCCATATTTATTCAAAGATTTATGGTATAAAGCATAATACCTCCTATGGAGGGCTATGCAATGATTGTATATACGCCCTGCGACTACAAGTATGTCATCAAGATACTTCAAAGCATCCCGATTGTATAGCTTATACTTGTATGTCCGCAACTCTATCATAAATAGCAAAATGTCCTCGAAACACTTAAAATTGGCAGTCAGCATTCCGAGGACATTCTAAAAATCTAACATTGATAGGAGGACTGCCAAGAACTCTTATCAAATAAAAGTTGTATAAACAATATACAAAAACTTTTCCTAGTTGGCAATTAGTTCCAACATCCCACGGCTAAATCCGTGGTTTTTTGTTTCAGCGTAAGTTATTTATGGTAATACACGGCATATAGTTTGATTTCTGCGTAGATTTTGTTAAAATTGCCGATAAATCTATCATTTTGTAATAATCCTTGTTGCTGATTTTTAGGCAGTAATTTATATTTTTGACATATAATCATATAAGGAGTGATACTTATGCTTAAAATAATCCCCCACGAAGCTAAATCCAAAGAAACGGAGCAGCCCCTTAACAATACAGAAGAAACTTGTGGTAAGCCTAACGAGGATGCTTCCGCAGCGAGTGTGTTTGACACCCGTAAGAAGGACACATTGTCACGTATTGAAACCTTGCATAAGTTGGTTTCTAGTTTTGAACCGCCTACGGAGGACATAACTCACGATACTATTAGCGATATGGATTATATCCTAGAATCCCTTGACGATGTTATTAAGGACATAAAAGACGCTACAGGTCTTGAAGAATAGGTTTTAAAGTATGCTTCGTATAAAGATTCACGAACGTCTTAATGAAGAATTAGGACCTGTTGCGGTTGGCGACCAAATATGGGCATCCGAGGATAGTGCTAGTTCCGTTACGTGGGAAGAAGCCAAGGCTCTTGCAGAAAAAATAGACGGGTGGCGGTTGCCGACTAAAGAAGAATTACTGCATTTGGTAAATTCAAGTGAGATGTCGTCTATAACAGACAACCACGACGGGTGGTTAAACGGAAGAAGGTATGCTTCTTATTGGAGTTCCACACCCTATGAAGGTATGAATAAGACTATGGCGTATGGTATGACTATAAGTCATTTTAATAAGCGTGTTCACGCTTTTCTTGCTACGGATAATCTACGGGTTCGCTTGATAAAAGAATAACTTGTTTTATGGCTACGTGTTAGTATAGGGGCGTATTTAACATATGAATATCTTCGGTCAGTTTACACAGCGGTTTTTGAACACCTTTGCGGATTACACGATGCTCAACCAAATCGGGCAGCGTGTGACGAACGTTGAAGAACTAATTGCTTCAAATGAACACGACCGCCAGGTTATTCGCCAAATGGCAAATAACGGGTCGTCCCAAATGTATCTGCTCACGCAACTCTATGAGCAGTTTACCCGCTATCGTGACGACGTGAACAAGTATGAGCCGTTGAAAGCCCATTACCTTGTTATGGCTATGATTGAAACTATGTCATACGATATTCTTGCTGTGGACCCCCGCACCAACCTTACGTTTGACATTACGGTGGACGACCGCTACAACAAGTCCAACGTCGCCAACCAAATCGTGAACACGTTCCGACGTTCCACGCAGTTGGATAAATACATTTCCAAAATCCTTTTTGACGCTATATTCTACGGGCAGTATTTTGTTGAATACATACGTGACAAGCAGGGACATATCGTTGGCTTGAAAGACACGTTCCAACCTGGTTCTATCTTTACGATTACCTTGGAAGGTCTTAATGCCACGCCTATGTATTACAAGTTGTCCGTGGACCAAACCAACCATATTGAAATCCTGGATAACAAGGAAATCGTGTGCTTGGATATGCAGTCGGACCGCTACCGCTATTCCTTGTCTTCAATGAACGTGTCCTTGCAGTCCAGGGACGCTGTTATTGCACAGAATGGTAGTCTAGGTCGTCCGTTCTGCTTTGAACTCTATGACAAACTTACAGCCCTTGAAATGTTGGAGCAGTTGGACCTTGCGTCAATTAACGCTTCGCTCCAACGTAACTCACTTGTATCTGTGACGGCTCCCGATGGTCTTGACCTTGAGCAGTTGAAAGAATTTACAGCCTGGTATGAAAAGGCGATTAACAACACGGGTGGTGATACCGTCACGTCTTACAATCTTGACACTATTCGTATGTATGCAGCCGAAGCCACGAAACTGCGTGTAATCCCGCAGCAAAGTCAGCGTGGGGCTATTGCTGCTTCCCTGGGTGCTGCCGAAAATGCAAGCGTTGAGGGTCTTCCCGACCGCATTAACAACCTGCGTAATCTAATCCTGGATATTAAGTCCATTCCTGCCGAATTTATCTTTACGGGTCGTGACGAACAGAAAGTTGGCGGTGCGTTAAGACGCTACGCCCGCTATGCCCGTAAGGTCAAGGCGGGACAGGCTGCTTTGCAGGCGTTCCTGGAAAAGATTGTGACCGACCTGCTTAAATCCTATGGGCACGACGTTACGGGCAACCTGGTAATTCAGCAGTATTGTGCTATCAATACGTCCGAACTTGACCGCTTGGAATATGCCGACGCTTCTGCTACCGTGATTAGCAACGTCTTTAACGTCCTTGATACTATCGTGAACAATGAGAAGATTGCTCCGTATGTAAACATCAAGGCTTACATCGCTTATGTGGAATCGCTGCTTGACGGTCTTGCGGGTGCTTCGCAGATTATTAACGTTGACAGGAACAACGCAGACGCAAAGTCTAGCAGCGGTAAGAACGCACCGTTGAAACAGAATGGCTAAAAAAGACTATATCTACGTTCACGGCAAGCCTATTCACGCAAAGAAACTAGCGGAGGCTTGTGAGTTTAATAAGGGCTGCTCCCGCTACATAACAGCCCGCAAGAAAGCCCGTGAACGCTCAAGACAGATTCGTGAAAAGAACGGTCCGCAGTCTATGGAATGGGTGCAGTCCGCTCTTTTCCTGTATGCCTGTAAGAAGTATGGATTGAGCAAGGACTTGAAGCGGGCGATATGGGCTTACACCACGGCTATGGTCGTGAAGTTGGAAAAGTTTGTAGCCGACTCCGAAAAGATAGCAGAGCGGGAGGGTATTGCAGACACGTTCCATTGGGTAGCCTTGCAACTTCGGGCTGCTATCCGACACCACACCAAATTGCTAGATATGTTCAAGGACGAAGAAATTGAAATCCCGCCCTTGACGAAAGAGGGCAGTTGCATAAGTGGCATTACACACCACCCTACGGACAAGGACACCAACGAAGCGATTTCCTACGTCCTGTCGGATTTCAAGCAGCAAAATCCCGAAGCCGAACACCTGCTGCCGAAAAAAGACGAAATATAATAGATAGGTTATAGCACTATGTATGTTATTGGAAAATGGTAGCCTCGGAGAACTGTGCCCATAGACGCTGTGGGTAAAGGAATACGTGAGTATGTGAACTATTTAAGCGTAGAATCGCTTAAACGGATTGTTTTCGCATCAACGGGTTTGCGTGTGCCCCGCTATCACTAGCAGGCATAGTGGCAACTCCCTCCACGGTGGCTTGTTCCAAGCACACGGCTCTCTTTGACGAGCCAATCATCAAGACTACACGGGCAGAATGAGTGTCCCTGTCTAGCGTATAACCACACGAACACTTGTAGATTCTATCCGCAAGTGTGGGATGGTTTATACATCCGCAGGCAGGGCACATCTTTGTGGTAGGCTCCCACTTTGAAATCTTGAAACTGCGACCGCTCACTTCCAATGCGACAAGTCGCTGTTTCAATAACCCAAGACAGGACGATTGGACCTGTTTTCCGAATAACCCTTTTTGCCAACCCTTAATCTGCTCGTCTTGAAAGTAGATTACATCATAATCGGTCGTTAATTTGTGGTATATCTTGTTGGCGAAGTCTTTTCGTTTATTCGCCAATCTTTCATACTCACGCCTTAACTGACGCATACACCTGTAATATCGCCTTGACTTCTTCTCGTTCTTCCTAACTCCACGTTTGTTCAGTTTGCGTGACAGGAATTTTAGATAGTCAGTTTCTCGCACATTGCACTTGTATTTGTCACCGTATGACGTTGTTATGGAATCCTTTATGCCGAAATCAAGACCTACATTGCGGTTGGTAGGAATCCTTTTGGATTTCGGAAGCATAACGCTAACCTTGACGTAATAGCCACTAGACTTACGGACAAGTTTAGCGTCCGCTATTTCAAACTTTTCAAACTGCTGTAATTGGTTAATCCCGTGAACCCGAAGTTTACGGAATCCTGGAATTGTAATCCTGCACCCGTCTAGGATTTGTGTGTAGCCCGTAATGATGGGCAGGCAATTAACTTCGGACTTGAAGTGTAACGCCCCGACCTTGATGCCCATTTTCTTGGCTTTTGCAAGGTTCACAATGTCCGTCCTCTTTTGGGCTACTGTTGCCCTGTGGAGAACGGACGGGAGTGTTATAGGGCTTTCAACAGGGTTCTTTTTCTTGTCGTAGTGGACTACATTCTTGTGTTCAGTGTATTTATAATCAAACAGGGATGCACCCTCGTTCTTTTGCGAGAGCGATAGCATATCGTTGATTACCCACTTTGCTTCCTTAAAGCATTGGGCTAACTTCGTGAACACTTCTTTAGGATTATGGCGTATGGAAACCTTGAGTTCAAAGACACGGCAGACCTGGGTCTGCCGTCTAGCCCTTGTTTCGGAAATGGATTCCCGAATCCTGGCTTTAGTATCTTCGCTTCTTACTGTTTCCATAATTTGACTTAAACGAGCATCTATCAATACCTAACTCAAATATAAATTATTTCGTGGCATAGAAGAAATTTTTTATTTCTTATATTCGTTTAGGAGGTCTAGCCCATATCTTAAAGAGGGCTAGTTACCAATAGTCTATTTGTCATTTTATAGATATATAACAGATAATCTATTGCAAATAGCGTGGTATTATGTTATATTTGTAGTGCGACAACCACGTAATTTGACTCTTTTATAAAGATAAAGGATTTGTAGTATGCCAAGAAATGTTCCGAAGCGGCGTTGGCTAGATACAGAAATCGCCCTTGTGAAGCAGGGTGAAGTCCCCGAAGGACGAACCTACTTGCAGGCTGCGTCTTACGCCCACAAGCACAATATCCCCTGGAAAGAACTTCGTAAGAACACTTGCAAGTGGTGGTGGACACCCACAGAAGACCTTGCATTAAAAGCAGGTAAGGTTGTCCCCAATCGTTCCTGGGAGTCTATCCGACAGCATAAGGAAGCCTTGGGAATACCCCGTTCTGCAAAGCCCCGATTCTCCGACTTTAAGGCTTTCAACGAAGCGAACAGCAATTCCATTAACATCATCCACAGAAGCAAGCCGAATGCCCAGGAAGAAGAAACGCCCGAATCCGTTTGACGAATTGTGCAAGCGGTTGGACCCACAGGCTAGTTTTGAAGACAACGCAAAACGAATGTATGACCTGTTGGTTAATGGTAAGTTTGATATGCACACCGCAGCAGAAATCCTTGTGGAAGCGTCCGTTATGCCGAACCTTGCACAAGAGAATCACAAACTTTGTGCAGCCGTAAAGGACCTTATGCGTAAGTTGGACAAGGCTGACGAGTGCATACGTGGTTTGTCCGAACAGCAAAAGGAAATGGCTATTGCGTCGCAGGAGGGTGTCACTATTGAAGAAGAACGCAGGGCTGTGAAATTTTTGAAGTTCCCAAAGGGTCCGAAAGTAAATTGACGCTATCTAACTATATACCTATTAAGAGGTAATTATTATGGCACGTAAATTTGTCTTTGACATTGAAACTACTCCCCGTCCTGGAATTATGGACACGTTCTACCCGCAGTGGGCTGAATCCAAATACCCTGGAAAAGAGGGTCAAGCGTTGGAAGATATGGCTGCACTTCACGCTGAATTTGGTATGATTTGTGCTATCGCCATTGGTAATGCCTTGACAGACGAAGCACCGAAAGTCTATACGGCAGGTAGCGTTGAAGAAGAAAAGGAACTCATTAAGTCAGTTACCGATATTTTTGATAGCGAAAACGCTGTCCTGGTCGGTCACAACATTAAGGGGTTTGATATTCCTTTTGTTGCGAAGCGTTTTATGGCACAGGTCGGGTTTGTCCCCCGTGCCCTTAACTTTGGTGGAAAGAAACCCTGGGAAATCCCGCACATTGACACTATGGAGCTTATGCGTTTCGGTGGCGGTGCGTCTATGTCCCTGCGTTCCGCTTGTTTGATGCTCAATATCGCAGACCCCAAGGGTTCTGTGTGTGGCTCCGAAGTCCCGCAGTTGTTCCGTGAGGGCAGGACCGCTGAAATCGGTCAGTATTGTGCGGGCGACGTTGTGGCAGAACGTGAACTTTACAGAAAGATTATGAAGGCTTTGTCTTAATTATGGCTCATAAAATTTACATTGGTATTGACAACGGTACGTCGGGCACTATCGGTTGGATGGGCGACGGCATTGAAACGGGTTTCGCTGAAACCCCTAAATTTGAAGAACAATCCTACACGAAGGCTGCGAAGAATATCAGCCGTATTAAGCGTTCCGCTTTGCGTGAATTGGTATTGAAGATTTTGGGCGATAATCAGCCGTGCGAAGCAATCGCAGTCCTGGAACGTCCCCGTGTGAACCCGAAGCAGTTTGTCACGACGCTTTCGGCTATGCGGGCGTTGGAAGCGACGCTTTGTGTTTTGGAAGATTTGGGCGTTCCGCTTACCTATACGGACTCCCGCCCGTGGCAAAAGAAAATGTTGCCCCAGGGCTTGAAGGGTTCTGCCGAACTCAAGAAAGCATCCAAGGAAATAGGTTGTCGTCTTTATCCGCAGTTCGCAGAAGAAATCAAGAAGCATAAGGACGCAGACGGGTTGCTTATTGCTGAATGGGCAAGCAGGGAGCGTTTATGAGTAGTATAATTGAGCAGCAGGATTTGGTGGCGACACCTGTTGACATTGAAACGTTCGTAAAGGACCCGCAGTATCTAGGGAGTATCGTTGGCGACGGTATTTACCCGTATTGGTTGGAGCAGTTCAAGAAAATCTATGCTGCTTCCGAGGGTTCCCCGTTCTTTCTGTCGGAGTATAGCGAAGTCCTGTTTGCGGGTGCTTTGGGAGCAGGCAGAAGTTTTGCTGCTATCGTAGGGTTCCTGTATGAACTCTATATCCTTACGCTTGTTAAGGACCCGCACAAGAAATGGTCCCTGCTGCCGACTACACCGATTGATTTGGTGGTAATTACTGCGGACGCAAGCAATACGCTTCTTTCCGACCGTATCTTGGACTGCATTAACGTGTCCCCGTATTTCAAGTCTATCCTGTTGCCGAATAAGGGTTCCGCTCTTGAATCCGATATGTTCCCCAACCACGTGGGTCTTGCTATTGTGGCTAATAATCGGTTATTGTTGGGACGTGCTATTTTTGGTGCTATCGTGGATGATAGTTGCTTCCCGCAGGAAAAGCCCCTGTGCGATTTATGGTTAAAGAACATATCCGAACTATACATTTGTTCGTGGCGACGTGGGTTTTCCAGGTTCGGCTGTGCAGGGACTACACCGCTCCGTATGTGGGTAGCCGTGGCTTCAAGTTCTCCCTTGTATGCCCTGGTTGACGAACGTAGAAAACGTGGCTATGGCATATACTATGTTTCTCCGTCTATTTGGGAAACACAGGCGTTTAAGGGTATCTATTGCGGTGATACGTTCTCCGTGTTTGTAGGTTCCGATACGGAACCCCCGAAGATTGTCACGGACATAAACGACCTTGTAAAATACAAGGACAAGGTTATCCAGGTTCCTGTTGAATACCACCAGGATTTTGAAAAGAATATCCGTGCTGCTGTTCAAGAATTGGCGGGCATTCCCGTCGCAAAGTTTTAATCACAAAACCGCTGTGTGTCACAGCAAAGGAAAACTAAAATGGCTACTAAAAAGGCTGCTCCGAAAACTGAAACCAAAGTCGCACCGAAAGTAAAGGTGGTCGCCCCGAAGAAGGACGTGAAGTCTGCTCCGAAGAAAGACGTTAAGGCTGTCGCTCCGAAGAAGACCGCTCCGAAGATTATGGCGAAGTTGGTTCCCGCCAAGGCTGATGCTGCTCCGAAGCAGCAGGACCAGGGCTACGTTGTCCTGGAACACGACCTGCTTACGCAGAACTACACGATGATTATCCACGAAGCGGATTACAAGTTTAACGCTCCGCACCACTTCAAGGTTATTGCTGCGAAGCCCGACACAGAGGGCGAACATAAGGGGCAGAACCGTGTAATCGCCATTGTTAATTTCCAGGAAGGACCGATTAAGGAAAATGGCGTGAATGGCGTTGCAAATGAAGATTTGCTCGGTATGGTCCTTGCCCGACTTGAAGGCTTCCAAAACAGCGAATACAAGTGCCGTGAAAACGCTTGTGCCATTACGAAGATTGAAGAAGCCCTTATGTGGCTCCGCAAGAGAACTAACGCCCGTGTGAAGCGTGGCGTGGAAGGCACTTCCAAGGTCTAACAGGGGGACGCACAATGGCTAAAAAGAACGTGAAGAAACAGGCTCCGAAAAAGAGCCTTGCAGAAGTTATCGTTGACCTTGAACTTGAATTTGACGTAGTTGCAGGCAACGTAGAAAGACTTGACGCTGCCCTTAATCGTGGCGATAGTTTCGCCAAGGAAGTCGGGGACGAACAATACAATCTGCTTTGCCGTCAATTCAATGCTATGGTTGAATATCGTGACACGTTGGGCATTCGCCTTGCCTTGCTCCGTCGTAAGAACGCAAAGGCTATTGAAGACGCTGCACTTGCAAAGGAGGGCAAGTAATGGCAGATTCTACGCAAGATACCCTTGCACACCGCCAAATGGTCGTGGACTTCGCCACAGACTTCTGCACTGACATTATGGATAGGGCAGAATGCCACGACGAATCCAAACTTCACGAACCCGAAAAGGAACGCTTTGATTTTGTTGGGACCCATCAGCATTTGTCAAAGCACACCTATGGTTCCGACGAATACAAGAAATCCCTGGAATACCTGGGACCTGCGTTGGAACACCACTACCAGGCTAACGACCACCATCCGCAGCATTTTGAAAACGGCATTGACGGAATGAACCTTATGCAGTTAGTAGAAATGTGGTTGGATTGGCTCGCAGCCTGCAAGCGAAACAAGGGTGGCAATATCCGACAATCGCTTGAAGTGAACAAGGACCGCTTCGGGTTGTCCGACCAACTGTATCACATTCTGTGCAACACAGCAGATGCTATTGAACAAAAGGGCTAACTATGGCAAAAAGCAAAGAATCCATTTGCAACACCTGTAATTCCAAGACTTATTGTGCAAACAGGGCTTTGGGTGTGACGGATTGTATCAATTACAATAAGTTCCCCAAGCCGTCCGCAGACGAAGCAAAACGATGAATGCTTACGCTAACAAACTGCTTGCAAGAGCCGAGGGTATTTGGCACAATCTAGGGCTGTCGCTCAATGGGAAGAACTCCCAGGAACACGACGGCTATACGTCCCTTGAATTGATTTTCCAGGATATTACCCCCGCCCAGGCTGAAATGCTTGTATCACAAATGAGCAAGGCTTTTAGGCGGGCGAATATCTATTGGAAATCAGCAGAAATCGGGAAGAAGATTTGCGTTGAAATCCCGCCTATGGGTTCGGGGACCCCCGTTCCTATGAAACGCAGTTGCAGGTAGTAACCACTTTGTTTATATTTTGGGAGCAGGACGGTTTGTAGCCATTCCGTCCTGTTACTTCCATAAGGGTGGAATAGCCCTACGTCGCTACTTTGGTAGCAGGCTCATTGGCGTGGGGCGGGGCAGCGTAGTTCTCGGTTTTCTACGCTGCCTTTTTCTTGACAGCCACCAGGTAATTTGTTATATTTAAGGGACCTAAACAAGAGGTTCAAAATGCCCATTACGATTATCAGTGTTACCGAAAACCCGCTCCAACTCATAGGTGAGTCCGCAGGTATTTGTTGGAATGCACCCGTTGACGACCCGCAGAAGAATATCCTTCGTGCGATTTCCTGCATTGAAGCGGACCACGGGCGTGTCCTGGAATATCCCGATATTACGATTGTGATTGACGGTAAGTCTGCCCGTGCGTTCCGTGAACTCTATACGCACATTGGCGGTGGACCTACCCGCCTGCAATCGTCCACCCGATATGTTGACGAAAGCAACTTTAAGTATTATACGCCCCCGTCCTGCCAAAAGGACGGTGTGCGTGAAGTTTACGAAAAGGGTATGAAGCAGGTTGCGGAATTTTACGGGGAGCTTATTGAACTAGGTGTTCCCCGTGAAGACGCAGCTAACGCCCTGCCGTTGGGTATGGATTCAAAGGTGGTGTGGAAGATTAACCTGCGTTCCCTTGTGAACTTTATGAACAAGCGTCTTTGCAGCCGTGCCCTTTTGGAAATCCGTCAGTTCGCAAACGAACTTCGCACCCTGCTTATGAAGATTAACGTAGAATGGGAATGGATAGGCGAAAACCTTTTCGTGCCGTCTTGTGAACGCTACAAGTTCCTTAACAAGTCTATGTGCTTCTGCATTGAGAAGAAGGGTTGCGGTCGCCACAAGTATATCAAGGATTGCACTCTTGACTGAAAAGATTGATTGGAAAGAAGTTCGGTCCCGTATCTTGGAAACTCCCGTGGTGGTTCCACCGAAGAAGCCGTCACGCAAGGTGGACTCCGAAAAGTCCAGGGAAAAGGGGAAGCGGTTCTATGACGCTCATAAGGACGACCCCGTTTTCAAGGAAAAGAAGTCCGTAAGCAATAAGGCTTATAAGGACGCACACAAGGACGACCCCGAATACAAGGCGAATAAGTCCGAATATAACAAATTATACAAGTTGGCTCATAAGGACGACCCTGTTTTCAAGGCGAAAAGAGCCGAGGCGTGTAGGCGTTATAGGGCAAAAAAGCGTCTTGCAGCCTAATCAGCGATTTACCCCGATACCACGTATCGGGGTTTTTAATTATATTTAGGTTGAATAAGAGGATATTGACTTATGGCAAAGAGAATACCCGCAAAACAAGTAGTCCGTGCAGGGACAGAATCCGATTTGCGTGAGAAACTTATTGACCGTGAATTGGGCTTCTGTGATACGGAAAAATCCCTGTATATTATGCGTGACGGTATTTTGCACCCCCTGTCTAGGGTATTCACTGCGGTTTACGGTGTAACTACCCGTGTGCAAATACAGGAAGCTATAGACGCAGGGGCTTTGGTAGTTTTGCGAGGGTTGAGCATCTACGGTAACACTGTGGATGTTTATATGGTGCTATCGTCTGTGCAAAAATCTACTTCGGGGTATGATACTTACACGTTTGGTTCCTCATTGGATATTCAAGGGGATAATGCTGTGTTTTATTGGGCTAAACTGACAGGCTCTAGTTGGTCTAACGGAGCTAGGACTGTGACGGGTAGTTCTGTATAAGTTGAGGTAGGACTATGCGTATAACGAAAGTAAATCAAAGAATTTCACGACTTGACGAACAGTTGAGCAAACTGCTCTATTTGAAAGAACACCCGAAGCGTCGTCTTCACGAATCCTTGTCCGATTGGGCAGACCGTGAAGTGCAAATTGCCTGTAAGGGTGCGGACGGCTATGGTGCAGGCTGCTATCAGTCGGCATTGAAAGCGTTCCGTTCTCTTATGGACGACGGGCATAGTGGATTTTCTATCGGCTGCACGAAAGCAATCTTGAACAGATTGATTGACGGCAAGCCCCTTACGCCTATCAATGACGTGGACGACGAATGGAATAGTGAATCCGATTTTTATGGGGAAGATGGGCATTATCAGCACAAACGTGCGTCGTCTGTATTTAAGACGGTGAACCCCGACGGCTCCGTGGAATATAGCGACGTTGACAGAACCGTGTTGGTTGAAGTTGCCGACGACGGCACAGAAACAACGTGGCATAGCGGGTTAGCGTCCAAACTTGTAAATGAAATTGTAGGACCGATAACGTTCCCGTATTACCCTAGTGCTAAACCCTACAAGGTTTATGCCCACCAATTTGATTCTGTGAATGCAGAAGTAGGTTGTTTTGATACGTCGCATATCTTGAAAATCGTGGACCCCGACGGAAACGAAATTGATTGTGAACGTTTCTATGTTGAAAGTGGGGACAGGGGCTTCCAGGAAGTAGGACGTGAAGAATACGCTGCACGTGTTTTGTCATACAGAAATGCCCTCAAATCCCGTGTAGCAAATAAATAATTTTACTTTGTTTGTGAATTTATTATATTGGCGAGGATAAAACTATGGAGCAATTTGTGGAAATTCTAACAGGATTATCTAGCATTATCGGTGTTCCCGCAACATTATGCCTTGCTTGGGCAGTTTTTGTGATAAAGGACCACGCCAAAAGAATTAAGCAACTTGAAGACGACCTAAAAGAAGCGGACAAGAACCGTGCAGGTGAATTGAACGCTATCTACGACCGCATTAACCAAATGGCTTCGGACGTTTCCTTTATCAAGGGTGCCTTGTCCGAACGCTACACAAAGGACGGTATGAAATGAACGTCTATTCCATAACTATGAACAAGCCGTGTCTTGCTGTGACACCGTTAGGCGACAGGTATTACAAGTTATCCCAGGACACCGATATTATGGTCCATACCGATATTGGTTGCCTGGAAATGTCTATCAAGGCGGGGTTCGTCACGAATTTCCGCAGTGGTGGCAGATTTGTTGACGGGTTCGTTGACCAGGTGGGCGACGAAAAGAAATCGCTTATTTATCTAATCCACGATTTGTTCTATACCCCCTGTGACGATTGCAACGGGGAACACCCCGTAACCCGTGAGTTCGCAGACGAATTTCTGCGTGACGGGCTTGAATGGGCAGGTATGGGTAAGTTCAAGCGTAATGTGGTTTATTACTCCGTCCGTGTGTTCGGGAAGAAGGCTTACGAAGAAGACGACCACTTGACCGACACTAACAGGGTCCTGTTCACATTCAAGTGGTCCGCAAAGGAAGCGGGGTAGTTGTATGACGCTCACTGAATACTTGAAGCACTTTATCGGTCGCCCGTATATTTGGTCGGGGGACGGAACGGGAAAGTCACAGAACGGCTTTGATTGCAGCGGACTTGTCCTGGAGGGTCTTTGGGCTTTGGGGCTTTATACGGGTTCGGATGTGACCGCCCAGGGACTTTACAATTTTCTTACAAAGCAGGCTAATTGGCGGGAGGGCAACATAGACCACGCCAATGACTGCGATATTCTGTTCTTTGGTAAGTCCACCGAAAAGATTACCCACGTTGCAGTCGCTCTTGGGGACGGCTTAATGCTTGAAGCGGGCGGTGGCGGGTCGTCCTGTAAGACCGCTGCTGCTTCTACGGGATTTGTCCGTGTAAGACCTATCCGCAAGGACGTGGTGGCTTGCGTCTATTTGAAAAAGTAGCCATTGTGCTATATAAATAGGGAGGGACTATCTATGGAATTGCTGTTTCAATTAACGTCCATCGGCTTGTCTGTGTGCCTGCTTCTATCCTGTGTGTATATGGTGAAGCAGGTCCGCAAGGCTATGGAGCAGTTCCAAAAGTTTGAGAAGTTGTTTAGGGCTTTGCGGGAAGCGAATACAAAGGCTCGCTTTATGGCAACGTCCGTAAAAGACAAGGTGACGTTCCTGGAAACTACCTTACAGGACTTGCAATCCCAAATAGATATTCTCTTACATACACCGAATAACCCGCCTAAAACCGAGGTAAACAATGGCAACAACGACGTTAGTTCTTCTAATTCTGTTGATTCTGTCGGTAATCACTAACATTTTGCTTGCAATCCGTGTGGTTGTGCTGCGAAATTATTTACATTTATTTGAAGCGAAGATAGGCGAAATTGAATTGCGTCTGTCCCCTAAACACATTCAAAAGGAACTGAAAAATGAACAAGAACAAAAAACTGTCCGCACTTGAAGCCTTAATCAGCAAGCGTCGTTCCCGCCTGCAGGCTGCACAGAATAAGTCTGTGCAGAAGAAAGTGGAACAGCCGAAAGTTGAAGCCCCCAAGGTAGAACAGCCCAAGGTTGAAGAAGTCGCTGAAACCCCGACTGCTCCGATTGTTGAAGAAGTCGCTGAAACCCCGACCGCTCCGATTGTTGAAGAAGTCGCTGAAACCCCGACCGCTCCGATTGTTGAAGAAGTCGCTGAAACCCCGACCGCAGAACCGCAGGACGAAGCACCGACCGCAGAAGAACCTGTTGAGGTCGTGGAAGCCGAAGTCAAGCCGAAGCGTCGCAACCGCAAGAATCGTGAGGTTGAAAATGGCTAAACAGAAAGTTGACGAAGTAATCGTCAAGGTCCCGCAGGGGACCAAAACCGTGAAGATTGAATTTGGGAATGCCCCGTCTAACGAAAACGTTGGCGGTAAGGGTTCCCGAAAGAAAATCTGCGATTAACCGATAAACCGACACCCTATGGATATTCTAATACCGTTCGTTGAATCTAACGACGACGCTTGGCTTGACGTATTCCTAAAAGCCAAGAATTTGCACCCGAAGAACGAAAAGGCACGACAGATTTTCTTTGTGCCGTTTCGTCGTCGTTATTCTAGTCACGGGTTGTTTAAGTATTGGTGGCGAGCCTTGGAACAGAACTACAAGTCCTTGGGCAAAGTCCACTTGCTGCTTATGCAGCCGTCGCAGTTCCCGTCTTTCTTGAACAAGGACGACCCCCGAATTGTGGTTCACTATCATAATGAGTTCATTCCCGAAAAGCACCGCCCGTGCTTTAATAGTGCAACTATTGAGTTGTGTGCTATCAAGGAATTGGATTTGAAGGGCAATTTCATATTGGCAAATGACGATATGTATGCCAACGCTCCTGTGGACGATACCTGCTTTGAGCAGGACGGCAAGCCGTTAATGTTCATTGAGGGTCGTGACGCTTATGGGGCGTTCAATCAGTTCCGAAAGACGCTTACCAACGGGCATAAGTTGGTTATGGACCATTACTGCAAGCCCCTGCCTTATTACCATTGGCACCATTTGTTCCAGGTCTATAACGCTGAATTTTGCAAGTCGTTCTTGAATGACGAATGGGAGCGTATTTCAAAGGGATTGGGTAAGTGGCGACGGGACCACGACTATAACCATATGCTGCTAATGATGGCACAGAACATTAGCGGTATGGCGGTCCACAGCGACAAGTTCCCGCATATCGGTTATTTTGAAATGCCTACGTTCTCGCCCCAGGTTTATGCGGAAGCCGACACCCGCCAGGTTGTCTGCTTTAATGACACTACGGGCAAGAATGACAAGACCACCCGTGAGTATTTGGCAAGAAAATATCCGAACAAGAGTTCTTTTGAAGTTTGACGCTCCCTAGAATTATATATATTTAGGGATATGGATTTTAACCACGATTATGACGGCACTAACGAATTGCTCGTTGTGGGCAGTCGTGAACGCTTGCAGGCTTGCAAGTGCGTGATTTTGGCGTTTGGGGATTTGGGTTATACGGACCCGCCCCTGCCCGATTTGAGTGAAGCTATCGGTGACTTTACGGATTACGACGGGCAGACCGCTGTAAAGAATAAAATCCGTGAAATCCTAATCCGCTCGCAGGTAGTCCGTGACGACGAAATCCTGGGCATTGATATAATTTCACAGGTTGGCGACGAAAGGTTCACCGTGGACTTGCAACTAACGTTCGGTAATGAAACTTTTGACGTAAACGGGATAGTGTAGAGGTTAAAGTATGGCTCAACAGTTCTATGACCATTTTGCATTAGCGAACCTGTCCATACAGGAACGCTTGGGGCGTTCCGCAGCCACGCTTAATAAGGACTCCGCAGTATTTGGGCAGCAGACCCGTTCGTTCTTGCAGATGCTTATGTATGGGCTTGACGCTATCACAGCCCGTTCCGCTTCGCACCTGCTCAATATGGACGTGCTGTATAGCAACGACGCTTACTTGCTGAAACTTGCGGAAGGCATTCTGCTTAACAGCGTTGAGTCTATCACTCCCCCGAAGATTAACGCTGCAACTCCGTTCCGCTTTTGGTCGGAACGCTCTTACACCCGTTGGAGTTCGCTAGGGACGATTTCGCTGAAAGACGGGACGAAGACGAACCTTATTGTGTTCAAGATTGACGCAACAGGTCACGTAGAAGGCTCCGACCTGGGGACTGAATACGAAGCCCTTTACTGTGCGGGCGACTACGTGCAGCAGACTATTGACAGCGGTTTTGACGGTTACACTCCTGGTATTTTTGCACCCGTGCTTATTCCCGAAACCTACAAGTCCGTATGGTCGGAGTCCGTTGAAGTTAAGTTGGAAATGGATAGCGACGAAGACCCTATTTATCCGAAACTTGCCTGGTCCCTGGACGAACTTTTGTCTATGCCGAACGCAGACGACGCAGCCTTGATTCAGCATACCGCCCGTGGTATGACGCTGACCCTGGGTGACGGGGAAATCTTTGGCAAGGCTTATAACGGTGGCAGCGGTAAGGCTCATATTAAGCAGGTCATTGTGACCTACGTTAAGTGTGAAAGCCTTGCCCCTGTGGACCATTCTTCCATAAAGTTCAATTCGGACATTACGGAAATGTTCCTTAAAGGTGAAAGCACTCCGTTGCTTTCGCCTATGAACACGGGTGACACCCCGACTTCTTTGCGTTCCCGTGCCATAGCGGAATTTTTCGCTGCAAGCAAGATTACGGACGAACGTGACCTTGTGACCGAGGTTAGTAAGATACCGTTCGTGAAGTCCTGCTATGGACGCAGGGAGTATAATTGGTCTTCCTGGGTTACGGTATCTATGCTGTTAAAGGGCTATAACGATTCTAAATACGGTCGTAACACAAAAGAACGACTGTTCTTTAACCGTTATAAGTATAGCAACTACCGTCGTTACAATCCTGGTGAAATGGTAGTCTATGGGACGAACCTTTATGTTTGCTCCGACCCGAACCACAGGGGTGTTCCGTCGGCAAAGAACGGTTGGGCGTTCTATATGTCCTTGACGGACGGCAACAAACTTTCGCAGATTTACCAACGCTATTACCCGTCGTCCTGTGTGTATGACAATGCCACAATCGTGCTTTCGGGTCTAGTGTTGAAGAACCGCAGGTATTGGAGCGAAAACGGTATTTACTACCAGGGTGACGTTGTTTATCATTCAAAGACGAAGCAGCTTTGGCTTGCGTTGCGTGACGGTGGGCAGACTGTTGAACCTGGTAGCGAAGACGACGTGTCGCTGTATAGCGAAAACAGATTTTGGGCTACCCGTGAAGAAGCCGTTGAACTTGACGACGACAGTTCTACGGAGCAGGTCTATAACCTGTCTTACAAGTTTGACGACTACGAACAACTGACACAGGCTATCTTTGAATCCGAAATCAAGGGTTATTTCAACATAGCGGGCAAGTTGGGATTTACGTCTGTTGTGGTTGAACCGCTTGGGCAGGTTGGCGTAAGCGTTGACATTCAATACACCGCCCCTTATACGATGCAGCAGCAGGTCCGAAAGGCTATTGAAGACTATGTTTGCTATCACGTAGGTAAGACCCTGGAAGCCGATACGCTCAACTCTATGCTTACTGAAAATTTCAACTTGTCGTCCGTCTATGTGACGATTAAGTTGGACTCTGTGGATAACTCGCAGAACGGTATTGAGTTGGTCTTGCCGTCGGCTACCTATGTGCCACCTAGCCTGCTCAATGTATCACTTAAAGAATATCTTGGAACGAGGAAGTAACCTATGGAACAAATGCCTGCTGCTATCGTTGATTTCGCTGCTGCTTTGAAGTTGCTTGGGCAGTCCCAAAGCGACGTTGCCGAAATCGTAACAAAGTGGGACTTAATCTGTAATACCGACACGCCCCGCACTGTTGAAATTCAGTTGTCTAACGGGGTTCATAAGGTAGATAACCTCGCTAAAATCCGCAACGATTTGATTAAGGGTTTGTCCCTTGATGAACCGAAAGTAAAGTCTGTGCAGTTTTCGGCATACCGTGTGAGCGGTAGAATTTCCGCTACGGACCGCATATCTAATGCGTGGCACGAAGCAGAGGAAGACCCGTATGAACCGACACGGGTGGGTTGGGAAACTTCGGCACGTTTTGGCAATTCGGATATTGAATCCGTGTGTATGCCTACTACGTCCAACATTACCGTGCGTATGAGTGCCTTACGCCCCGTTATCTTTGTCGGTTGGGCTACGGGGACGGACGGCAACCCGATTACGACGTTTGACATTCACATAAAGTCTATGCAATCTGCGTGGTCTAGTTCCTTGTATAGCGAAAAGCAGTATTATACCAGGACTACGTTTGTGAATACGAACCCTAACGGTGACGACGTTACGATTAGACTTTGGTATGACGATACTAACCCGAATGGCTATTTTACCCGTGTGCTGCCTGTTCGTAAGAGTTTCACTGTTCTTGTTTGGGCTGCTCTTGGGCAAAACCTGGTGAACATCTTTGAACTTAAAGAAGATATTGAGGGGGAACTGACTAATGGCTAGTATTGCAGATAGCTCTACTTCTCTTGAAGCTATGAAGTCTGCCAACGACGACTTCGTTGAACTCATTTTGAAGTTGAAGTCCCTGCTTAATGGCAAGGAACCCGTCACGTTCAATATGGGTAAATACAGTATAACCGTGCAGTCCGTCCTGGATTTGATTTCTAACTACAAGGACGGCAAGTTTGACGAACTGTATTTGGGCGGTCAAGGCGTTGGGAAGAAAGTCAAGTTGTCCGTTGACGCTAACGGTAATTTGTGCGTCACCGATACCGACGGCTACAAGGTTTCCGTATCGTGCAGCAAGATAATTTCTGCGACCATTCAGCAGTGCTACGCAAAGTATGTCACTGCAAAAGACGTGCGTATAAGTTCGCTTGAAGGCAGGACTTCTGTTAAGGGTGGTTCCGTCAAATTCTCTAATATGTCTTTTGAGAATTTGAAAGTCAACAACCTGGAAGCACAGAAAGTCAAGACTAACGTTTTGAACGTTGAGTCTGCCCTTAACTGCGACGGCATTCTTCTTACGGGTGTTCGTAAGTTTGCTCCGCAGCTTGTTCGTAGAATGTTCTATCGTGACAACAGCCCGATAGACAATGCAGCGAACTCGGTAGTTATTGAAAACAACGTGTGGAATATGAACGCAGGTGGCGGTAAACTTTCCCCGCTTGATTTTGGGTTCTCGGAGGCAGAAAACCCGACGCAGTTGCAGGCTACTTCTGCGGTGCCCGACATTATTCAAATTTGTGGGAATAATAAGTTTAGTGATTTCACGACACGGAGTCAAGTTTTCTTTAAGACATACAAGCAAGCTATGACCGTCCCTGGGAATGTTGCTGCGTATGTGTCTGCTCCGAACAGCGATAGCTACTATGATATAGCGTTTGAGGGCAGTAACTATTCGTTTGCTGCTTTAATGGCATTCCCTACGGGTGGTTTTTCTTCTACGCTTACAGAAAAGGGTGCGTTATACCTTACGTCGTTCTCTGCCAACGATATTGGTAAGGAAATCTATTATCAAACCTATGACCAGGATTGGTATATTTACAGGACGATGATTTTGGCGTATTCGTCTGCAACTGCAAAGATACCCGCTGTTGGTTTCGGTGCTTACACGAAAATTCCTAAATACTCTTGTGTTCGGTTTATCGTGGGTTGCACGGACGAAACCAAAACCGAGGGTTCGTCTTCTTCAAGAACTGTAACTTACTCTTTGGATTTATCGTAGCTTATGTTGAACGCTCATACTGCCATACGGACTTTTAGGGAACTTCAATTTGACGTAAGGGCTTTCCTTTACGCCCTGTATGACATTTATCCCGCAGAGGGTCACGAAGACAAGGGCGTTGTTGAAATCAAGTGGTCCGACGGCTCCGTTGACGTTGTTCCGACCTTTGAGTTTGTTCGGGGTATGTGCAACGCAACGTTCTTGAAAGTTATTGTTGGCGGGTTAGCAGAACTAATCCCCGAAATTACTACAATCCCTATCCAGGGCGGTAAGTATCAAAAGACTACGCTCAACCTGGACATTAAGGGTGCCCCGCTCAAGGCTAACTTCCCCGAAATCGGTGATACCGATACGGATTTGACGGTTGACGGTGGAACGATTGTAAAGCTAGTCGCAGACACCGTTGAACTTCCGTATGACGCAGTTATTTCAAAGGTGGAAGCTACCGAAGAACTTTATTCTACTAATGCCGACGCTACGTCCGCTGAAATCGGGCAGCTTTATCTTGAAAACGGCAGCATACTGACACGGGGCGACTCCCCGTATTCCTACCCGTTTACGCTTGACTTGTCAAAGGTTGCGTGGAACCAGGCTTTGCAGTTGGGGACCAGGTTTAGAGGTTCGTATGACTTATCCTGCTACACGCAGACGCAATACAGCGGGAATGCCGTAGGGTTGTTTAAGGTTACGGGTTATTTCCGCTACGATACCGTAGGCTATGCCGAATACGCAGGTCATTTCAAGCGTTATCACGCAGGTGTTATCGTTGAAATTCCTGTGTTCAAAAGCATATCCTATGGCGGTTCTGCAAGGGGTGGTAGTTACACTAACATAGAGTTTGAAACTTACCCTATGCCAAAGGTGAATTACCCCGATTATAGTATGACCGAGGAAATGCCCGTTTCGGAAATTCCGAACATAGTTATGCTCTATCCGTTCAAGGAAACACGAACAAAGGACCATTGGTATGGCACCTGTTATATGACGCTGCGTGAGCCTACCGAGGACGAACAGGATAGGATTGTGACTGTCCGCAACCCGACTTCAAAGACGCTTAAACTTTGCAACGCTTGGGCGTTTTCTGTTGCGAATAAAAGGCGTGAAACTGTAAGGGGCGGTTCTAATTGGATTAGCTCTGCTGTAAGAGCAGCCACGGATATTGCTATCGGGTTTAGTAGCCCATTCTTGGGTGCAGCCGTAGTAGGCGGTGCTTCTACGACTACACAGGACGATACGGTTTACGGCTCCGTTGAAGATTTGAACTATATTGAAATCCCCCCGTTTTCGGCAATAGATTTCCTGTTCCAATGGGAAATTAAGGGTGGACTTCTGTATGCGTATATGCTCCCAATGTTTATGCCGTTGACGGGCGACGGTAACGATTAAGGGGTTTGCTAATGAACGATTTCATTGATACAAGTTACAAGCGTTCCTACATTGTAGTGTCTGCGTCCGCAGACGGTGTTGTTCTGCGTCCTGTTGAAGACGAAACCTTGCTGTCCTATTGGCGTGAATTTTTGTCGGGTTACATTACTGACCCGCTGCCCGAAGACGTGACACCGATAATCACGCTCACGCAGTTGCCTATTGAAGTTTTGAAAGTTGACGCTTATGTGGATTACGTCGTGGAATATCCCCGTGTGTCCGTGTCTTATGGCAGCTATTCCGTTGACGTATCGGATAGGGTTTCGGTGAATCACCCGAACCCCGAAACGCCTGGGTTGTATGCCCTGGACTTCACGATTTCAGTGAGTGGCGAAAAGACTACACCGATTTGGCGTTCCTGGGTTTCTATTGAGGAACCTCCGCTGCTCCGACATATTGTGACCCCGTGGAACCGCTCTAACAAGGCTCTTGCGGACTTGAACCGTCTTGTCATTGAGCCACAGTTTAACGAGGCTCTTTACGAAGCAGGTGTGCCCATTTACAACTTCCAACAGGCTAACGCTCCCGCAGCGGTCAGTCAGTTTGCTGCGTTGAAGTATAAGGATGCCCGTGCTATCGTGATTGACAACCGCCTGTTTATTTCGGGTCCACGTCTGCCTGTTGGAACCGAAGTGACCGTGAACGGTATGACCCGTATGTTGGGTGTTACACTTGTTTGCCCGCAGTTCTCTAACCAGGACGTTTACACAAAGGGCGACGTGGTTAGCTACTGTGGTTCGGACTACTACGCACTTGACGACGTTCCGACAAGAAAATACCCCGACCCGAACGACGAAACGAAGACTATAACGGGTAGCGTCTTGCCGACGGCTACTTTTTCCGAAGATGGGGTGGACCGCACGTATTGGCTGCGGGGTTGCTATTATTCCGTTGCTCCGATGTATTTGCCCGACGGTGAGTATGAACTAACGTCGCTTTGGGCGGTCCTGGACGTGAGCGGGTATATGTTCAAAATGGACCTGCTCCGTGCGTTCCCCGTCCGTCACTATTGGGGTCATTACGACAGAAAGTATTTCCTGGATTACGCAGCGGGCGACCTGGTGTCGGTTGTTGACGACAACGTAATTACGCTCTATCAGCGTAACGAAACGTCCATAGCCGAAGACGGTATTGAAGAAGCCTACCGCCCTGGTCACTATTTGAACCCGCATTGGACGGAAGTGTATTCTGCGTCCAATAATTCTATGCTGCGGGACCCGATTATCAAGCCTTACACTAATTCCACGAATGCGGTAATTAGTAAGACGTGCCCCGCCCGTGAAGAAGCATTCCGTATTTATGCGAAGTTGGTTGACATTCCGTTCGCACTTGTGGACGCATTGGGTTCAAAATACAGCGTCCTGTTATGGGCGTTGCTTTACAGGACCCGTGAAACGTTCCCAGGCATTAAGGCTGCGATGAACGCTATCGGTATGGAATTATCCAACCTGCGTAGGGCTAGTCCGTCCGTTGTCTATTCGCAGTATAGCGAGGGCGGTATTCAGTCCGAAATCAAGGACGTTTATACCGAAATCGGAAAAGTCAAGGAAATCGCAAAGTCCGTAAAGGCTGACAAGGTTTGGACCGAGGGGCGTTCCTTGCTGTATAAGGACGACCCCGACGTTGACGTTCCGTGGATTAGGTATTCGCAGGAAGGCGAAGACCCCGACACCGTTTGGATTTACAAGCGTAACAGCGGAACGTCGGACGCAGGTAGTTGGGAAAAGTTCTATTCGTTTGTCCATATCGGTAGCGATAGGGATATTTCGGAATATGACTACTCCGTGAACAACCGCTATTACAGGGCAGACGCAAGCCTGTTGGACCGTTTGGCAGAAGACGGTGTTATTGATATGGGCGACGGCTTGCAGTGGATTGACGACGACACCTTTGTGGGCTTGTCGCTCGCACTCACTACGCTGCTTTCCTACGAAATCCCGATTTACATTTATTTCCGTTTGAAGGTCCGTCTTGCGACCGTCGGTCACACCCGTCTGCGTGGGATTTCAAAGCCTGTGTTCTTGCAGGATTCCTGGGGCGGTCCTATCGGTCTTAAACTGTTCCCTGGCAAGTATTTTGATTTTGTAACTATGGAAGTCGTAGAATGCTATCCGACTGTGTTCTATGTCTATGCGGACGACCCCGAAGACAAGCCGTCAAGTGATAGCCCCGACACGGATTGGACGAAGTGCGTTGAGTTCGTGGATATGGGCACCTACCGTTATTACCCGTTTGACAGGGCTGTTTACTTGCGTATAAAATATACGGGTGACAACGCTTCGCTTATTTACAGGGTAGCCCGTGGCATTGACTACGACGATAGAGAAGAGGGCGTAACCCGTTTCAAGTGGTGTTGGACTTCCCGTTACACAATCGGCTGTCTAGGCAACTCCGAATCGCCAGGAACAGACGATTACAAGGTTCGTCCAGGCGACCACGGTTTTGACGGCTTTGAAGACGCTACTCAAATGAACCCGACGGACAACGACCGCCACGGCTCCGATATTTACTTGTGCAAGGGTATCGCTGCAATTACGCTGCGTATCGCTACGGACAACTTGAAAGTTACCGCAGAAGCTATGCAGTGGCAGTATATTTTCAATGACCCCGAATGGACTATGGGTGATACGGAGGACGCTTTGCGGTTTGCGGGTTGGCACCCACTTGACGGTGTGAAAATGATAGGCTGTTGGGTTGGTGACGTTGCGTCCTTTAAGAGTATGATTTACAGGGTTACGTCACCCGAAGTAAGCAATTTGGAATGTCAGTGGGACACCGACGAACCTACCTTAAAAGTCCGTGGTGGCATTCCACGCTTCCTGTATCTGTGGGACCGCCAGGGGTTCATTAGGGGTATGCTTATCGTCCCGTTCACGGACCGTTTGGTTGACAAGATAGACAATCCAGGCGAGGACGATTGGCAGTTCAAGTTTACGTTTGATGTAAGTGAATAGTAGTCCTTAAATAAAAGTTGCATTTATAACTAAATAAATGTATATTTAGTGTAAAGATTGTTAGAAAGTTACGGTTCTAATAATAGGAAGAATTTTTAAGAAAGCCTGCAAAGGCTTAATCCTGTCATTACCGTAACTAATGGCAGGATTTTTTGTTTTATGGTAATCACAAAAGGCATAGAGTTACGGTTAGACCCTACGAAGGCACAGAAGATATACTTCAATAAGTGTATCGGTTCCGAACGTGTAGCCTATAACGCTATGCTGAATACGAAGATTACATTGTATCGTAATTATGGTGTTAAGAATTTTAGCCCTAATTGGAGTTCATTAAAGGACTTCTATCCGTGGATGAAGGACGTAGATAGTCGTTGCCTTAATTATGCTAAAATAGAAGTGGAAACGGCTTTTAAGAATTGGTTTAGGTCTTTGAAAAACGGAGGAAATGTAGGTTTTCCAAAATTCAAGAAAAAGGCACACGCAGGAAAGTATCATAACACTTCAATGCCTAGCACACCCGACAGATTGTTCAAGGGTAACAGGATATTCATACCTGTAATCAAGTGGGTTAAGTTTAGGGGCTATAAGAATTTAGACCTTAAACAT